AATCAAAACAAATTGTAATTCAAATTCTTGTCAAAGTCAAACCATATTTGAGCAGGATATGCACCAATGCCTTCTCTTCTTAATTGTCTATTTGTTTGTGCATTTATTCCCTTCAAGGCTTCAACCTGATAAGACCATCTAATATCAGTGTCCAATTTTTCTTTGGATATTTTCTTTGCATAGTCCCAGTATGGTGTGTCATAAATTGATCCACCATGATAAATGAAACAGGTTGCCAATTCTATATTGTTTGCAATGAAACCCATATGTTCATTTGTTTTTTCTAAACTCACATCACACCACAAATACTCTCCTAAAAACTTAAGAGCACTTTGATAGAAGAATCCACTGAATGCTTCTATCGGTTCATAGAAGAAGGCACGATTTCCATTCTTCAAAACTCTACCATCAAAAAATTGTTTTGCAGAGTAACTTTTAAATTTAAATTCTCTTAGTTGAGACTCTTCAATATCATCACAGTAGGTTTTGAAATTAGTAACTGCTTCATCTTTAGATGTTATTGTATCATTATACAAGTATCCAAAACTTTGTCTCGACTGAAGAGGGATGCCAAACATCCAACCATTAGGAGTTGCTCTATGAAGTGTATGATTATACTCCTCAGGTTTCGTATTGTGTACTAGGCAACTGTTTAGACTAATATATTTGCAGATGTTATACTCAGAATAATCTTCTGGATAACCGCCACAATCAACTACATAGTCAAATTTATATTCATCCCCATCTATAAAGACTGCTGCCTCATTTTCTCGGGATTCTATTTTATCTACATGTCCATGTATGACATGAAAATTTTCATACATCTCTTCAAATCTTCTGAATGCAAATCCTTTCAATGCTTGATTGTCAAAATGCATTCCATAAGATACTGGAGTTATATGTCCATAAAAATCTTTCTCTCTCCAATCAGCAAACTTGACTCCAAGTTTAAGAGTTGCATCTAACTCATGCGAATCTTCGAGCAAACTAAATTTTATTGCATCATATAAAACAGATGGTATTTGAGTGCTGGTGCTTTCACCAACACCCAAGATGGGTTTTTTAGGATTGTGTATGCTGTAGACTTCAATCGGTTCAGGTGCATATGCAAGGAGAAAAGATAAACTAAGTATTCCTGCTGTACCTGTGCCTACTACAGCAAATTTCACAATGGTAATACTCCTTTAGATGATTGTTTCATGTAATTCAAACGTTGTGCCTCATGACGCAGACGTTCTTTCAGTGGTTTGGAAATAAGTTTGGGAACTGTTTCCACTTCGATCTCATTCTCTTGGCAGTATGTGACAACTGCTTCAATGTATGTAATAAGACCATTGCTTTTTTTAACTAACCTTTCAATCTCTTGTGAGAATTTGGTGGGAGTTAAAAATTTATCCTCAAGTTGTTCCTTAGGCATGTCTTCCCCTAACAAATTCTTCGATATAGGATTTAAGTAGCTGTAAATAGTCATCAAGATTGTACTTCTCAAATACTTGAATAAGTCCCTCTTCAGTGGCGATAAGTGTGACAATTTTCTTGACCTCAATTCCTGACCTTTCTAGGAACATCGCTGCATATGCAGTTTCTTGAACAAAATAGTTCTCGATATGATCTTCCTTTTTTTCCTTAGTGGAAGTTTTGAAATCGATCACTGCCAACTCGCCATCGAACTCAGCAATACAATCTACTCGACCTGCCAAACCAAGATAATGTGAATAGAGAAAGGTCTCTAAGCAATGGATGTTATTGATCCTGTTTAGTGTAGATTTTGCTGACTGGAACATTCTAACAGACAATGGATTATTTTCCAAGTATCTGTCTAAGTTTAGGTTGCCTTTGAAATAATCTTCAGCAATGTTGTGAAATGCTGTGCCGCGTTGAGTAGCGCGAGCAGTGATGCGATTAGCCTCGTCTTCACCAATTTTTCTTCGCCATTCTGCGAAGAACTGTGCGTTTTTAAACGATGTGATTGAGGTCACGCTTGGATAATATTTATCAGCACCAGGAATAGGGTAAAAACGTACACCATCTTTACTCACTGGATCAACATCAACTGAAATGTCGCCTACATCAACGAATTGAAACATTAGAAACCAAGATTATATTTTGAAAGTAGGTAAGACTTAACAAGTCCTGACCGAACGATATCATTGATATCAAACTCAATACATGTAAATTCTTTCATGTCTTCAAGGATCTTGATGAAGTCGGAGATACCAGACTTCTCATGATCTCTTGTAAGATCGGACTGGGTGATGTCACCACAGAACATAATCTTAGAGTCTTCACCTATGCGGGTGATCATTGAATCGAGTTCGTGGAAATTCAGATTACTGAATTCGTCCACAATAACAATTGCGTTATCAAGAGTAACTCCACGAATAAAAGAAGTAGACCAAAACGAAATAGTTTCTTGTGCTCGTAGGTTGTCATACAACATTTCAAACGAATTATCATCAGGCATACTAAACATATACCTCACCATATTTTTGTATGGAATCTGATATAGCGCAGATTTATCTTCATGGTCACCAGGTAGGAAACCAATCTCTCTGGTAGGAACCAAAGACCTTACAATGTATATTTTATCATAAGGTGTGTTTTCGTCAAGTACCTCTCTGAGTGCCATGTAGAGAGTGATGAAAGTTTTACCAGTACCTGCTGCACCATGCAACAAGAGGTTCTTGTCCTCTTCATACTGCTCAAATGCAAGTTTTTGATTATCAGTCAATGGTTTAATAGGAACCATGTAGGATGAATCAATCGGCTTTTTTCTTTTCATCATCTTCTTCGACATCCCATTTGGATACGTTTGAGGTGTACCAGTTTTCTTTCGTGCTCTTGCCATAGTTTAAGTGTATCGACTCAAGTTTGCTCGGGGATGTGCTTTTTGCACTTTGGACATGACTTCTTTGAATCCGTCTGACTGTTTGGGTTGACCGTAGGTGGTGCCTGCGACACCTTGACTCCAGTCTTTGTCCCAATCAGGATTTTCATCCTTCCAATCACAGTATTCCTTCATAGTCATGTAGAGAGTTTTTGTTTCTCCCGTCTCTTTATGTTTTACTGGGTAAGTAGGCATGGTTAATCTATCCGTAGGCAAGGTTGAAGGTCATCCCATTCCTCAGGGCAACCGCAATCATTATCAGGGCACCATCCAAGTGCTCTAGAAATGATTGGGAACTGACAGATGAAATGTTTTTTACATGTCTCCGCAATCTCCATATGCTCCTTCTGTGTTCCATTAGCAGAACGCAAATCGATGTAATGAATCCATGAACGCAGAGATCCACTCATGTACATTTTGGTGGGCACGGCGAGAGGAAGCACATTGCGAGCACACTCCTTTGCGATTCCTTCTTCAAGCATCTGCTGGTATAGTTCCATACCTGCTTTGAAATGATGCTGCATCAGAATCTCATACTTCTGTTTAGTAAACGGGTCAACACCGTCGATAGAATTCTGACGATTCTTTTCGTCTTGAAGTCTGAGTTCTGGGAGTGGGATCGTCTCCGAGAGTAGGGAGGAATCAGCATAGCGTTGTGAAAATTCCTGATATGTGAACGAACGATGCCTCAAAATTTGAGGTGAAATCGCTCTGGTGGTATGAATCTCTAGGGTCATGAATGCCTGCTCAAAGACGCTCCAATGCCCATGTTTAATACAATACTTAAGAAGACCCTCAACGTTAGGGTTCTCCTGATTCTTGGGGTTGCTCACGCGAGCAACATACCCGATAGTTTTCTCTGCATCTGGGGTGACAGATACCAAACATACTTTAGTCATCGTTGCTGAATAATATTCTAGAGATCATAGTCAAAGCCAGTGCTTTGAGGTAACCAATTGTTGCCAAACCGAATAAACCTGGCATCAACCAGTTCCATAATAGCATAAGAATGACAGGTTTGACAAAGAATCCGATTGCACGAGCGATAGTTTGAATTGCTTCTTGCTTTTCTGCTTCTTTATCTTCTGCTTCTTTTTTCTTGACTCTAGGGTCAAAATAAACACTCATTTCGTTTTTCGTTTTGATTTCGTCTGAGTCGGGTCTGTCCATAATTTAGGGTTCACTCTACCTTCTGTTTGATCAAATCGTATGAAATCGTGTCTGTAAAGATCCCAATAATAATCAAATAGATCGACTTGCTTACCTGCCATAACAATATCATAGCGTTCCTTTCCGTCAAGAAGGTACCGCACCAAGTATGTTATGTATGGTAAACCTCGATCTTCTGCTTCCTTAGGATCACAATCTTGTTTAAGGATTTTGATACCTTTCAACCTCGACCTCCCCACTCAATAGACGGGTATGCTTCTGAAATTACTGCTTTTGTAATTCTTTTATACTTGTCTCCAAGTCTACCATCTTTACAAAGGACCAACAGTTCTGCTTCTTCAGCAGACAGTCCTTCTAAAAGTTGTACGAACATAGACTCTCGCTTAAGTGCAGGGAGACGGTTGTCACCTCCCTTGAAGAAGCGATAGAGACCTCTATATTCTTGCTCTAGTCGGGTATGATCAGTACCTACTGGAGCATCGTTTGGAGTGTATGGCACATCACCTTCTGGTAGCATCGATGTGATGCTGTCATCGAAGTTAATGATGAGTAGTTGACGTAGTGCTGGAGTATTGTGTTTCTGCAGCAGGTCAACTTTTTCTTTTTTAGTTTTTTGCATTTGAGACCTTTCTCAAGATCTCACTAATAAGTAACCTAGGGTTACTATTCATAACTGATCGTGTAGGCATAATTTAGCTCCAATTAATCATCATCTTCATCGTTTGGTTCTTCCCAGATTCTAAAGTCTGGTCGAATGTAAATTAATTCATCGTGAATCATGTCGCCATTTTCATCAAACATTTCTGGGTGAGTAACTGATTTTGCGTAGGCAGCGTTTTCGATATAATCTTCAACGTATCCTTTCGCTAACCATGAAACGGTAATTCCAAGAATGAATGCACCGATAGTGACGAGAACTGCTAGTGCAATTAACATGGTTTCCCTCCATAAGGTTTACAGTAGTATTGGAAACCAACCTCCTATTGAACTCTGACATTATTTAGAACGTTTTTTACGTCCTGGTCTCCTGTCAATTTCATATTGCTTGGCATCTTTTAGGATGTCATGTAGAAACTTACTGATCTTTCTTGCCTTGGGTTTACCAAGATGACCGTATGCTTCCTTGAGTTGCTTATGGTAGGAATCCGAACCACCTTTGATGTATGCTTCCAAGTCTGAGATTATCAATGCTACATTCTTTGCAGTTGTAGAATCAATGAATTCTTGAACCTCTCTACGTTTTACTTTGTTGTATTTAAAATAATGATATGCTTTGAAAAGAAACAGATTCTTTTCAAATGCAGCGTCAATTGCAGATTCAACAAGTTCGTAGAATTCGTCGTTCATCAGATAAGATTATTTTCACGGAGGTATTTTACAGTCTCAGTGCAACCACCAAGATTGGTGCCACCTAAGACTACTTGTGGAAAGGTAGACCCTTCCCCGAATTGAGTATAGAATGCTTCGCGTTGAAAGTCAACCCCTAGTTTGTATTCTCTGAAGTTGTACTTCTTTCCTTCCAACACCTGTTTAATTTTTGTGCAGTAAGGACAACCTGAACGTGTATAGACAGTGAAATTCATAGTCATGGTAAACGGGAGAATAAAAAAGGGACTCTACTGAGTCCCCAGTTTTAATTATATAGTTCCGAAAATCAGAAACTATACTTCACACCCAGTTTACCACCATAGCCACGATCGACATCCTCATCGCCAGAACCAACGAAGGAGATCTCACCGTATGCACCGAGAGTATCAGTCAGAGCAAGACCAACACCTGCCTTACCAGAAGGTACAGTCTCATCAGTGCCACCGTCAGGAGCGACCAGACTAGCGCCACCTTGGACGTAGTAAGAACCAGTAGTGCCAAGAGCACCTTCGTAGCCCACATGGAAATCTGTAGTTGCACCAGTGTAATCCGAACCCGTCCAACCAGCATTGGTTTCTACGTTAACGTAGGGACCTGCAAATGCAGCAGGGGCAGCTAGTGTAGAAGCAGCTGCGACGGCAGCGAAAGCAGTTTTAATCATAGTTGTTTACCTATTTGTTTACTTGCGGAGTGTTTACCCGCAGATGATAGCAGACTCGACTTGTCTGCGTTGGGAAATATTATAACACAAACCTATAGAAATGGCAAGTGTTACAATTTTGTAACGTTACAAGTAGGTATTTAGCACATTTTAATCTTTACTTTGGGATCGTTTCCTTTCCAAAGCATCTTTTGCCTGTTTTTTCAGGAGTCGAACATACTGAATCTCATCTTTATTATACAAGTTAGGATTCTTTTTCGCTATCTTTAGTATCTTTTTTGCTCCTTTTATTGTGTCTTTGAGTCGCATGGTATTCTTGCATTTTTTTACGGTGTTCTATCAACATTTTTTGCACTTTATATTTGCCTTCAAAATATCCTTCTACGTCTAATGGTACATCAATAATCTCTGTTGGATCTACAACCAGATCAAAATGTGCATCTTTATCACCTAGGATTTCTTTTATCTCTTTAGGAAGTTGATCGTTGGGGATTTTTGGTAGTTCCATTATTCGTCAATGTATGTGTAACCTACTGCTTTCCTAGTGTGCCAAAAAATATTGCCATCGCCAGGAGTATTAAGGTCTAATGATGAGGCTATTATAGCATCAGTTTGTGTAACTGTCACGTCCACTTGTGCATTACAGTCACTACCATCACTATCTTTGAAACATAATCTCGTATTGTTCTGCTTCCTAGTGAATCCTGCCGAGTTAGCATTTAAAATAGTTGCAGCGTATGTTCCTGCAGTTACATTTGTTTTCTGATGACTATCACTACCTGATGTAACTCCAGAAGTTTGAGTAAAGTTTACTCCCAGATCAGGTAAGGAATAAGTTCCTAAAGCAGTGCCATAACTATTTGGATTGTCATCCCATTCAAAATCAAAGTCTAATGTGGCAGCACCTGCTCCAGTAACTATCAATCTACCCTGACTGTCAAAAGTTGCAGCAATCTGACCACCTGCATATTTGATCCTCCATGCTGCACCACCAGGATTGTCTGTCCAAGTATTTGCACCATTTGAACTAGATTGATTAGTGCAGGTTACTGAAATAGTATGTGCCCCATCACTAACGTTAGTCAAGTTAACAGATGTAGTAGAAGTAAAACTAGAAGATGATGCTATCTGAGTGCCATCCAAAGAGAATGTCGCAGTATTATCTGCTTCACATTCAAAAACATAATTACCTGTTGTAGGAATATTTATATTCCAAGTCGCAGTTTGCGCTGCATCCAATAGAGGATCTGTATTGTTAGGCCAAACTGCATAGGTATTCATAAAGTCACTCCATTTTGGATGAGGACCAGATGTAACCCAAGTAATATTATTTCCACCAGCACATACTCCACCCTTACACATTTTGATATACCATCCACCAGGATTTCTAGTCCAATCAAATGCTTTACCTATTGGATCTCCATTTGCATCTAGGAACCCTGCAGCAGAGTTTGTGCAGTTCACTGTAAGCAACAGAGTGCCCGCTGCCAGCGTCCTTGTAGCGGTGTATGGCGTGTTGTATGATCCACCCTTAAAGATGCCGCCCTGAGCGGTCATGAAAGGACTAGTTTCTGTTCCTATGGTTAGGGTAGCATTATCATCACATCCGAATGTGAATCCATATTCACCTGCCTCAGTAATTTCAATTTTATAAGTTACTTGCTGAGGTAGAAGAGGTAACGTACATTGTGCAGGGTTTACCCAGACTCCATATGTATTTCCTTCATCACTCCAATAACCATCCGTGACGGTATAAGGAGTCTCTGCTAAAACACTTTCAATTAGGAACGTTGCATTCAGATCAAATCCGTTACCAAAATCATCATCATATTCAATTCTATTAGTACCTACAAGTCTACTTCCCGAAGTGCCTGATTGTCCACTTAAAACAATTGGATATGTGCCAGGTGTTAGTGTGAGAAACTCAGTTTGAGATCCATTCTTTCCATTTTGCGTCCATGTTTTACCACCCACAGTCAATTGGTTTACTGCTAGACCAGAAATATTTGGATCATCTTTCCAAGTTAGTGATAAGTTTACAATACCTGTTCCAGTCCCACCAATCACTAAATTCTGTCTATCTTCTGAAAACTGTGCTGTGATCGTAGGTTGATTCTCACTACTGACACTCGCTGATTCTACTGGATAAGTTACTGGACTGGATCCTTCAAAAGCAGTCCTCGTAAATTTAACTCCATTAGGACCGAAAAATGTTAATGGTCTAATATTAATATCAGGTTTGAATGGTGAGCATGACTCAGGTCCTGTATTAGGAACAAAGAAGTTATCATTGATTCCAATCAGTAATCCTTCTTTTGGTCCATCCCACCCATCATCATAGTTTTCACCAGTGTCTCCATCAAAATCATATTCACAATCATATCTTTCTATCGTACCATCCGCCAATGTTCTTTCCTTACATCTTCGACGAATGAAAAATGCTGGTGCTTCCCCCAACACAGGAATTAATGGTTCGTAGATGCCACTAAGATCTTCTTGAGTAATCAGGTCAAGATCGTCTCCCTCACGTTCACGGTCAGGAATAGCGAGTCTTGATCTCTGCTCAATCTCTAGATCCGTGGGAGGTAAATCACAAATAGGACCGAAGGGACCTTCGGGATAATAATACGCCATTAAAAAGAGGGGTGCTATCCCCTCTATTTATTCAATCGTTGTAAAGATCCTCTAACCTTTGCTTCTCATCTTTGAACTGCTGACTACTCATTTCTGATACATCAACATACATCACTTCTTCACCAGGTTCAGGTGCTTCTGGATGCTTTCGCTTTATAGGTTCATCCATCATCTTATTGATAGATTGAATGTTACCCCACATCATAGCGAATGCTGCACCTGCTATTAAGGCGAAACAAATAAAATAGATGATAACAAAGATAGGGTTCATGATAGTTTACTTTTATTTAGAGAGCGTTACCTCTAGGAAGAACCTCTTCAGGGAATACGAAACTCTCATGAGGTTGATCGATAGTTGCCATCCAAGAACGCATACCCTCATTCAAGAGAATGTTCTTGGTATAGAAGGTTTCAAACTCAGGATCCTCTGCTGCCCTTAGTTCTTGGGAAACAAAGTCATAAGCACGAAGGTTGAGAGCAAGACCAATAATACCGATGGAACTTGTCCACAGACCCATAACAGGAACAAACAGCATAAAGAAATGCAACCACCTCTTATTACTAAACGCAATACCGAAGATCTGAGACCAATAGCGGTTTGCTGTAACCATTGAATAGGTTTCTTCCTCTTGAGTAGAGTCGAATGCCTTGAAAGTATTTGCCTGTTCACCATCTTGATACAGAGTGTTCTCTACTGTAACACCATGGATGGCAGAAAGCAATGCACCACCGAGAATACCTGCTACACCCATCATATGAAATGGGTTCAGTGTCCAGTTGTGGAATCCTTGAAGGAAAAGGAGGAATCGGAAGATTGCTGAGACCCCGAAAGATGGAGCGAAAAACCAACTCGATTGACCCAGAGGGTAGATGAGAAAGACACTAACGAAGACAGCAATAGGACCAGAAAAAGCGATTGCATTGTACGGACGAATACCTACTAGACGAGCGATTTCAAACTGCCGAAGCATGAAACCAATTAGGGCAAAAGCACCGTGGAGAGCAACAAAGGCCCAAAGCCCTCCAAGTTGGCACCACCTGACGAAATCCCCTTGAGCCTCAGGACCCCAGAGAAGAAGTAGAGAATGACCCATAGCATCTGCTGGAGTAGAAACTGCCGCAGTAAGAAAGTTTGCACCCTCCAGATAACTGCTTGCGAGTCCATGAGTATACCAACTCGTGACGAAAGTAGTCCCAGTGAGCCAACCGCCAATAGCAAGATAAGCAGTGGGAAGAAGAAGAAGTCCAGACCAACCAACAAAAACGAAACGATCTCGTTTAAGCCAGTCGTCAAGGACATCGAACCACCCCCTCCTCGGGGGACTTAGTGTTGATGCGACCATTTTTATTAACCTTTAAGTAGTACAATTGTGGCCAAGTATCACGAATTATTTCCGCTAACTTGTAAGAAGAATTTTGAGGAATCATTTTTGGTGTTCTCGTAGATAGATGAGTCACCATAAGTTTTGTGATCTTTGTATCCAACCATACGTCCTTTTGTATTCTGAAGAGCGGGCATGAAGACAATGAAGAAGAAGACTCCAGGTGCACCAATGAATACGACCGAGACAATCACATAGTAAGTAAGTAGTTCAATCATAAAACTTTCACATAATTTGGAAAAGAAAAGGGGTCCGTTTGGACCCCTTGTTTTTGTATGTAACCTATATCAACCGATGGCGGGTGCCGTCAGAGCAACAGGAGTGCTCTCGGCAGCAGCGAGGTCGAGGGGGAAGTTGTGAGCGTTACGCTCATGCATAACTTCCATACCCAGACCAGCACGGTTCAGAACGTCAGCCCAAGTAGGGATGATTTTGTTCTGACTATCAACAATAGACTGGTTGAAGTTGAAACCGTTCAGGTTGAATGCCATGGTGCTAACACCAAGAGCAGTGAACCAGATACCAACTACAGGCCATGCTGCGAGGAAGAAGTGCAGCGAACGGGAATTGTTGAAGGATGCGTATTGGAAAATGAGACGACCGAAGTACCCGTGGGCAGCGACGATGTTATAGGTCTCTTCTTCTTGTCCAAACTTATAACCGTAGTTCTGACTCTCTGTTTCAGTTGTCTCGCGGACGAGTGAGGAAGTAACAAGACTTCCATGCATAGCAGAGAAAAGAGATCCACCGAATACCCCAGCAACGCCGAGCATGTGGAACGGATGCATAAGAATGTTATGTTCTGCTTGGAAGACGAACATATAGTTAAAAGTACCAGAGATACCAAGAGGCATACCATCAGAGAAACTCCCTTGACCGAAAGGATAGACCAGGAAAACTGCGGCAGCAGCAGCGACAGGTGCGCTATATGCTACGCAAATCCAAGGACGCATACCGAGGCGGTAAGACAGTTCCCACTCACGACCCATGTAGCAAGCTACACCGATGAGGAAGTGGAAGACAACCAACTGGTAAGGACCACCGTTGTACAACCATTCATCCATGGTTGCAGCTTCCCAAATAGGATAGAAGTGAAGTCCGATTGCGTTAGAAGACGGAACGACAGCACCAGAGATGATGTTGTTACCGTACATTAGAGAACCTGCGACAGGTTCACGAATACCATCAATGTCCACAGGGGGAGCAGCGATGAATGCAGTAATAAAACAAATTGTAGCGGCGAGCAAACAGGGGATCATAAGAACACCGAACCAACCGACATAAAGACGGTTATTGGTGGAAGTCACCCACTCGCAAAAAGACTCCCAGTTAGATTGACGGGAGCGTGAAAGTGTTGCAGTCATTTGAAAAATACAAGTAGTAAGACCATCAGGGAAATGGTGGAGTTACTATTCCTCTGCACCCTAAGCAGAGGTATGAAAGACTGTTATTTAATGTCGCTGTTTAGTCTTGGTGAGGCGACAGAATGAAAAGGTGAGGATTCCCTCACCCAATCGATCTATTTATAGTAATATAACTTTACGTTTATGTCAAGCGTAAAATTAGAGTATTAATACTCAAAACATATTCTCAGAACCACCGAGTTGAGGAGTGTTCTTAGTCGCCAGTTTATACATGTGATCATGGATGTCTGACATCTCCTTAACTTGCTCTGCAGCATGTTGTTGTTGAACTTCCTGTTCCTTCTTATATTCAATTTGCTTGTCAGTCAATGCTTCAGCATATCCATAGGATCCTGCAAACCACTCATCAAGTGGATTCAATACAGGAGCAGGAACACCGACGTACGGATTTAATTCTTGGCAGTCTACTTTTTCCTCATCAATAGAACACTCTACATCATTCGTCCAACTACCATTTGCCTCGGGTGAAAAAAACATATGACCTAGGGTTTCTTTGATTTTTTTAATCATGTCTGCCAGTGATAGTGATAGAAGTTTCCTTTGGGGTTGCACATCGGGTCTTCCCCCGATACGCGATATCTTAGCATACTCTGACCCTTGAAGTCTGTTCTGTCTCCAATGATACTGTATGCAATTTGCATTCTTTCATCGTTCATCAGACGGGAAACAACCTCAAGGTCTACCTTGGGATTCTTTTTCATACCCTCATACTGACCAGGTGAATGAACAACATCAGATACTGTGTTAGGGAAGTTTGGAGAGTTCACCCTATTCAAGATTGATACTGCAACGCAGTATTCATCCATAGTATTTGGTGCTGCTTCAACTTGCACAGCGCGAGCAAGATGAACGTAGTCAATAGCGGTTAACGCTAGTAGTGTTGATAAAATCATAACGATAGTCTAACTCAAAACTTGCGGATTGTACCCTTTGTTCCACATTCCTTAACAAATTTTCTAGCACCTGCTTGGGTATCAAAAACCTTTGCAAATCTTTTATCAGGACTCCAAGTGCTATGAGATACGAGGTATTCAATTTCTTTATCTTCAGTCCTTCGGGTTGCAACCCAACGGGATGTATTATTTGGATCTCTGGACATAATTACTACGAGTTCTCATCACACTATGTATAAAAAAGAGGGGGTTACCCCTCCTCTTTAATTTTAATTATGATTTGATTGTTTTTGTAGTCCGCTTTAAATTCTAATTCATCATCAGGGTCCCAGCATAACTCTTCATATAACATGTTAAGAGTCTCCATGTCTTCATAGAGTGCATTCGGGTTAGGCATCTTGCTCTCCTGATTGTGTCATTAATGCTGCTGCAGTAAATGCTGCTATGCAAATACCAGCTGTTGCTAATAGTGCCATAGTATTTATGTGTGAAGGAGAGTTTTTATTTATGCTGAGGGTGCTGGGGCGAATGCTGGTATCAGCAAACCCCCACCTTGATCATCGTCGTCATCATCATCAGTTGGAATGTCACCGAGCAAGATGAAACTTGCTACAAATACCATTATGACAGGCATAAATGGAAATAACATAGTCATTAACCAAGTCTGATAATCTGACTCTATCATTAGAAAATGCCAGGAATGATCTGACCTGTAGTTACATAAGCGCCTACTGCTGCTACGAAACCAAGCATTGCTGCCCATCCGTTAAATCTTTCTGCTTCTGGAGTCATTTTTTTGATTGGGTGTAAGGGTTAGTAATTGGATTAGATGCCGAAGGCACCAAAGAAGAAGATGCTTCCACTAAAAGCGTAAGAAACAACTCCTGCAACGAAACCAAGCATCGCTACGCGACCATTGAGTTTCTCTGCACGTTCTGCATATGTCTCATAACCGTAACGCTCAGCGTCGGTCTTCGAGATGTACATCTGAGGTTCATTAGCGAACATATTGATCTGTCCGCGTTCATTAGTTGTGACGGTCATGTGTCATTTGTTAAGAACTGTTACATTATATATAATCTTTTTACATTTGTCAAGCCCTTTCAAATATTAAGATCTTGAATCCAATAAAAAAGCACCCTTTATGGGTGCTCTGCTAGGAACTAAAGTATAAGTTGCTTTCGCGCCTAAAACCATCTAGTTTATAGTCTATTGGCGAAGACTAGGAGAACGTGACAACATCTGATGAAGCACTGAAATCAAGCTTCACAGGTTCTCCTGCCAGAACAAAGTCGGAGTAGGAGTTTGAAGAATTAATACTGATATTAAAATCAGGATTGTACACTCCTACACCTTCCAATTGCTTGGCGATGTTTTCCATTCCTTGATAATGACGCCAGATTTCACTTTGAAGATTAGCGTCAACGTTGTCGTCTAGTGCAGACTTGACTGCATCTTTGAGAGCATCCGCTGCTTTTTGATAAGAATTCATAGCGTCAATTGTAAGAAGAAACAGAATCCCGAATTCCAGCATAGGCATAGACTTCGGGATCGGGGTCTAACCATTTTGTGTATTCAAAATCTTCCATGGCATAGTCTAGCTGTGTAGAGTTGTCCAGAAGATACATGTCTTTGTAACGTTGTGTCCAGTCGTTGAACTTCTGGATACGATAGTCGGGAAACCCATTAGGGAGAGTCCCGACTGACACATAGCGGTATGGATGCCGCTCAAAAATGGTTTCAACTGTCATAATAAAAAAGGTCCTGTTCAAGTTTGTTGAGGAGAATATCATAATCCTCATCTACATCACCATAGAAATCGACTCCTTTCTCCTCAAAAAATTTCACAACCTGATTATAAAGGATAGGATACTCGGTGTCAAGTATGATTTGTCTGTCAACGGCATCGGTAAGGATATCGAGACAAGACGAGAATCGTTGTGCTGTAGTCATAAGATTTTACCTTATAATGGACCATATGCCCAAGAGGGCAACGGGTCAGGTAGGGATCGAACCTACGACCGACTGCTTAGAAGGCAGTTGCTCTATCCGCTGAGCTACTGACCCAGAGGTCATCAAGGTTTTCCTCTTCGAGCTCAGCCATCTGATGCAACTGATCGATAAAAATATCGAACATTGCGTCTTCAATGTCATTGAACTCTTCGTCCATTGGAGAACTCCCTTGACTACCCTGTAATTATAGCAGAACGATCAGCAGTGGTCAAGCGTTGAAATAATCTTTACGCATGTACCGACCGAGAATGTTTGAATTGTAAAATGCAGGTGTCCCATCTGACATCGCCTCCGTAAGTACATTGTTGAGAAAAAGTTGTCGGGTCTCTTCAAAATTTGTGAGTCCCTTAGATGTATGTAGGCTTAATATATCTCTTTTAAACGATATCTTCCCCTGAGTTGCGACATCATCAGCAAGTTCCTTACTGCTGCCGTAGTATCTTTTCCAGTCGCTTTCACTCTTAACTCGCCTAGACTTACCTCTAGGCTTTCTATGTTGGTAGAAGTATTTTCTTCCGATGTACCTTTTACCACTACAAAGGTTTGTAATGCAATAGACGAAACCGAAATAATCGTTAATGTCCTTAGATAAAAAAGGGTGTCCGTTAAAAAGCCAGGGATTTTCATAGTCAATCGCAGATTCCGTCGTCGTCGTTGATGTCACGATATGTAGTGTGTCTATCAGTGTTATCACTACTTATACGATAAGCGTCAGCATCTGCATACACTTCACTCTTTAGTTCAGCGAGTGCTATTTCTATATCGTGAATAAGAACTTTAAGGTTTCTTTTTTTCATGAGTAATATTCTTGTAGAATCATCAGAACTCTGTTGAGCATATAGTGTGCTCCATCCTTCCAGTCTTCACTGGCTCCATCAAAGTCTCCCCGATATAGTTCTGATTTCAAATGGTGAATCCTCGGTTCAAAATCTACCTTTCTCATAATAGATCTGCCCGAGGGGGGATATTTTTGGATGATGCGTTTCAGGTCGTCGTCAGACATGTTTGAAGTTCCTGCCAGTCTTTGTCAAATAGTTCTAACCCTTTATCGGTAAGAACATGGTTATACATTTTATTAAAAACGGGAATAGGGAGAGTACAAATATCAGCTCCCACTCTAAAAGCAGAGGATACTTGCTGAACTTCCCTAACTGATGCAGCGAGAACTTTAGTGTCTCGTCCGTGTGTGGCAAATACATCTGCAATCTCCTCAATTAGTTTAATCCCATCGAAAGAGTTGTCGTATACTCTTCCTACGAATGGTGAAACGTATGTTGCCCCTGCTTTAGATGCAAGGATCGCTTGTGCAGTTGAAAAAACTAAGGTGACATTTACACTAACTTCATCGTTAGTGAGGTCTCTACATGCCTTGAGACCTTCTACGGTGCATGGTACTTTGATTGTAATGTTTGGTCCAATGTCGATATACTGCTCTGCCATGTCTAGCATTTCTTCAGCGGTCTGTCCGACCACTTCGGCAGAGATGGAAGCATTCCATGGAAAGATCTCGGAAATTTCCTTAATCACTTCCAACGGATCTTGTCCTGCTTTTTTCATAAGAGAGGGGTTGGTAGTTACGCCGTCAATTAAACCCGTCTCGTAAGCATTGGCAATAGTCTCGGCATCAGAGCAGTCCAGAAAAATTTTCATGACGCTCCTAAGCATAGTTAAGCTTATTTATTCTAACAAAAAAGCACCCGAATGGGTGCTTTGTTAAGATCTTAACACTTAAGATGTTACTCTCCATGGAGGTAATTCAAAGGGTTTTAGATTAACCCATTTAGCATAATGTACTCCACGATAAGTCAAGAACGCAAAAGTTTTAGGTGGATCATGTTTTTCAGGATCATAATCAGGTATATCGTAATTCCACTCAAGGTTTATCTTGAGCATTGTACTCCTCAGGATTGAGAAGCGAACTTACGACCAACCTTGATTCCACGATACATGAGTTCATGGTTACGATTCTGATCCTGTTCAGCGAGAACCTTTGCTTTGTATCCTTCAGCATCATACTTGACGCCGCGATAAGTGATGATAGTCATTGATTTACTCCTAAAGTAATTGGTTAATTTTACACCTTTAACCCGTAAGGGTGATCCGTGTTCTTCCGTTCCTTTAGTCGTTTGCGTCCCATGGGCAATCGGGTGTTGCTTCTTGAATTACTTCAATAAGTTCCACCTTGACCGCCTCATTCATGTTATCCTTTGCTTTAAGACGACTGATAAAATCAGTAGCATCAGTGCAATGAATACCAGAATAGAGTAAAAAATCAAACATGGGATGAACGCTCCGTTCCGCGACTTACTTGCGTCCTGAAAATGTTCAGGATGAACGTAATTGGTAACGATTGTTACCTACTTTATATTTATAACACAGAATGCTGACAAATGTAGTTCAGTCTGATACCGTTTTGACATTCTTTAAGTATTTGTCTGATTCTGTATCTGTAATCAGAGTCATGCCACTGTCAATAAAGTCTTGACTCTTGTCAACACTATGGCGTGTGTTCCTCATCTGTTCCTGCAATGCCTTTTTCTTCTCTGCTTCCCAAAGAAGTTCGGCATGGGGATTCTCGAATTGACCTTGATGATCTAAGACTTCATTAAAGAAGTCTCGACGAGGATCCCACTCTGCATCAGAGAGAAAATCCTGCGAAGGTACTTGCCTCGACATCTTGTTTGATTCCTCCGACGACATAACTTTCAATCTCCGTTTCTTGTGGTGCGTTTTGTTGACCCTTAGAGTTGAGCCAGTGCTCAGTCCAAGGAAGAGGGTTGTTCTTTGCGGGGATGTCAAACATAGGATCAAGACCAATGGACTTCATTCTACGATTTGCAATCCACTCGACATAGTTGTGTAGAAGACGATCATTAAGACCAATCATACTACCTTGCTTGAAGAGATAGTCTGCCCAAACTTTTTCTTCGTTGACAGTTCGTTCAAACATATGCTGAACCCAACCCTTCTCTTCTTTAGCAATTTCTTTCATTTCGGGGTCGTCCCCTTCTTTCCATTTCCTGAGGATATTTTGCGTGATAACCAAGTGTTGGCTTTCATCTCTAGCGATAAGAGAGAGAATCTTAGCTGAGCCTTCCATAAGTTTATTCTCGCCAAAAGCAAACGAGCACGCGAAGGAAACGTAGAAACGAATGCCCTCAAGAATATTAACATTAGCAACTGCCCTATAGAGTTTACGTTTCAACTCATGACGATCGTACATGCCAGTAGTGTGTCCATCCCTTGCAAGATTCCACATCTGTCCATTATCATACTCATGTGCATGATTAATAAAATCGTCGTATGATTCTGTAACGCTACTAGCACGTTCCATAACATTCTCATCATCGAGAATAGTATCAAACACTTCACCAGGATCAGGATATACATTCTTGATGATGTAGGTATAGGAGCGACTATGGATCATCTCCATAAACTCCCACACAGTCATACATGCTTCTAACTCAGGTAGTGAACAGTATGGGATAAAAGCCATCCCAGGACCACGCCCTTGTACGCTATCCAGCATGATTTGGTATTTAAGATTGCTGGTGAAGATATGCTTTTGCTCAGGCGATAGAGTTTGGTAATCACTACGATCTTTTTGTAAGGATACTTCTTCTGGTCTCCAGAAATAACCCAGTTGTTGCTGAGTTAGTTTATCAAATACTGGATACTTATATTCGTCATACCTCTGAACTCCCAGAGGTTGTCCAAAAAACATAGGTTGCTTCTTGGTATTCACTTTGTTCTTGTTAAATACTGTCATTCCTTTTACTTCTCTATCAGACCTTGCAACTGTCACAGTCTTCTTCCTCCGTGGTGAGTAGTTCGTTAATCAGTTTATCGACATTTTCGTCGTCACCATCTTTTTTAGCATCATATGTATTTTGATAATATGAAGTCTTCCAACCGTATTTGTATGTAGTCAAAAGATCTTTTGCCATTTCTGATACAGGCACTTCATTATCAGAATAGTTTTCTGGATTGTAACTCCAGTTGCCACTGATTGCCTGATCAAAGAATTTCTGCATTACGGCGGTGACTTTGATGTATCCGTCGTTGTTGTGCATGTCCCAGAGGAGGGTGTAGTTATTCTTGAGCGAGTTATAAGACGGAACAATCTGCTTAAGAGGTCCCTTCTTTGATTTTTTAACGGACAGGTAGTCTCTAGGTGGCTCGATTCCATTTGTGGCATTTGACACAACGGAACTGCTCTCCGAAGGCATCTGTGCGGACAACGTGCTGTGCCGTAATCCATACTCAGTAATCCGTCCACGAAGATATTCCCAATCACATGAAAGGTCATTCGGTACGATTTCATCTACTTCCTTCTTATATGTATCGATAGGAAGAATTCCATCAGCATACTTTGTTTTACCAAAATAACCGCAAGGACCCTTCTCCATTGCCATACGATTTGATGCTGTTAGAAGGGCATACTGGAACCTCTCAGTGAGTTTATGAACCAGATCATGTGCCTTCTGGGAATCATAATTAGCACCATGCTTGGCAAGATAATGTGCCAAACCAATGTAACCGATTCCTAAAGAACGACGATTAATAGTGCTTTGTTTTGCAGCAGCAACAGGATAGTGCTGATAATCAATCAAAGCATCAAGACCACGAACAGCAAGTTCACATAGTTCATCAAGTTCGTCAAGGTTCTTCAATTTACCTACGTTGATAGCAGAGAGAATGCACAAAGCAATCTCACCACCCCCATCAATATGCTGAATAGGATCTGTAGGTAGGGTGATTTCTTGACACAGGTTACTCATATTCACCTTGTCCTTAAAGGACGAGTGAGTATTGCAGTGGTCGATGTTCATAATGTACATACGACCAGTCTCTGCTCTCTCCTTCAGAAGGTCAAGAAATAATTTTTGAGCATTGACAGTCTTTCTCGGAATAAGGTCATTCTGTTCAGCATCGCAATATAACTCGTCAAAGTCATCAGTCCCAAAAGCATCATACAGACCTGGCACATCGTGAGGGCTGAAGAGGGAGATGACACTGTTTGCGATGAATCGTTCATAGAACAGTTTAGAAATTTGAATACTGTAGTCTAGTTTACGGACACGATTATCTTCAGTTCCTTTATTATTCTTAAGGACTAAAATGTCCTCTATTTCTGCGTGCCAGATTGGGAAGTGGACAGTCGCTGATCCACCTCGGATGCCATTTTGAGTGCAGCATCTGACAGTGCTTTCAAACTTTTTGAGGAAAGGGACAACACCTGTGTGTTGAACTTCTCCACCTCGGATCTTACTGTTGATGCCACGGATTCTGCCTGCGTTGATACCGATTCCTGCCCTTTGACTAACGTAGTAGCCAATAGCCATGTCACTGCTAAAAATGCTATCGAGGGTGTCATCAACATCCACAAGAACACAGCTTGCAAATTGTCTGAGTGGCGTACGCACTCCTGCCATAATTGGCGTCGGGATGTTGAGTCGGTGTTTCGAGATTGCGTCATAGTATTTTTTTACATACTCCAAACGATAAAACCTATCATCGTTCTGGAATAGAGTTGCTGCCACCATCATATACATGAACTGTGGCGTTTCGTAGATCTCTCCTGTAGAACGATCTTGTACGAGATATTTATCGGTAACTTGACGAATACCAGCGTATGTGAACAGATAGTCACGATCATGATCAATGTAACTATTCAGTTTTTCCCACTCTTCATCAGTATACATGGAGAGAATGCCACCATCATATACACCTTTTCCTACACACTTTTTAACGTGCTCTAGTAAAGGTGGATGACCATCAGGGTGACCATTATAAACTTGCTTACGAAGACCAAACAGCAGAAGACGAGCAGCAACGAATTGATAGTTAGGTGCCTCTAAGGAGATCAAGTCGTTAGCAGAACGAATCAGAATTTCTTGAATGTCTGCGGTCTTAATACCATCGAAGAATTGCAAGTTTGAATTCATTTCAACATGCGATTCAGACACTCCTGCAAGACCATTGCAAGCGTGTTCTACCATAGCATGAACCTTATCTAGGTTCATGACTTCTTTTTCTCCATCTCGTTTTACAACATGAAGTTCTTTCATACCTTTTTCCATTCGCTGAGTTTGATTTTTGCTTCTAGTCCGTGGTAAGTGTTAAATTCTACCAGAGATTGAACGTCATGTCCAGCAGAGAACATATCATTGAGATCTTTCTCTTCTAGACTACTTGGCCAAATTACGATTTCGTATCCTCTATCTATTACTTTCTCCATGCGATTAACAATTTCTTTGCTACGTTTTTCATTGTCATAAACAAAGACTGCTTCCTTCCCTTCGATTAGTTTCCAATCAACATCAGCGCCTGCCATGGCAATTGCGTTGTCGATAAAGAGACTATCAATGGGACCTTCAGTGATGTACACAGTTTTGTCGAAGTTTACTTTATTGAGACCATATACCTTGATACGATCTTCATCCAACATGACTGTGATATACCGAAGTTTATCGTTGAAATCTAACGACCTCCCTTGGAATCCAAACCATTCGCCATCAGTGTCAATGAAAGGAATAATAATTCTTGGGTGATCCTTTTTGACATTTTGGAAAGTCGGTTTCTGTGTGTTAACCCATGTGCAAAACTCATCAACATAGTATAGATCAGAGAAATGTTTCTCAGGGATACCACGTCCTAATAAGTATGCTATTGCTAAGTGCTCATTATTTAGCTCAGAAATACTTTGCAGTTCACCTTTTTTCTTGAACTTTGGTTTTTTATATTCAAAGGTAGGATCTGCTACATTTCTTCCCTTGCCAGTAAGACCTGCTTTGTATCTCTCCATGACATATTCGTCATAGAGATCGTTCGCTTGTTCCTTTAAAAAGTTACCAAACGATCTACCTACACCACAGTTATGGCACTTAAAAACGAGACCACTCTTCTTTGTGAAGAAGTAACCTCGTGCTTTATTCCTATGCTTCTGGGAGTCACCACAGTAAGGGCATCTGAAATTGTACGTCCCGTTCTTGACCTGCTTAAATCTGTCAAGACGAGCAGAGAGTAGGTTCGCGTAAAAAGTATCGATCAAGTAGACCTAGTAATCTCTCCAGATATCATACTAGTATTTTGTGGAGTTGTCAACTGCCTCAGGATTTGCTGACCTGGTGCTGATAATAAAAACGATATTACAGTGAGACCGCCAAATATGGTCCACATCTTCTTCTCCATGATCCTAAGTCTTTCATCAATCTTACGGATGTCTCTTTCACATCCTTTCTTGATTGCTTCAGTTTCTCTGTTGATGTCAGCAGAAATTCTATCAATTTTTTCAAACAAGACCTCATCAACCTTGTCTTGTTTATCCAACTTCTCATTATGCACAGCAAGAAGTTGACCCATCTTTACAGAGTTATCCTGTAGAGAGTCAACTACCCTTTCTAATCTTTCCAATATTGCTGTGTTTATGTCAGACATTACCTCGTAGCGTCTATTTCTGCACCTGCTCTTGCTTGTTTCTTAAGTTGTGCAGTCTTTGCTTGTAATTGTTTTTGAAGTTCCTGCTTCTTAAGCATGACCTTTTTCTTTTCAATGCCAATCTTCATCTGAGCTTGTTGCTGCTTCATTTGAGCATCATTCTGCTCTTGTACATTACGCATATGCTTCATGCGTTTGTTCATAAAGAATTGACCAGCGGCAGCAGGCATGACTCTCTCAATAGAAATGTCACTTCTGTGCTGCGGCATAATTACCATGCGAAGTTTACGTTGCAACTCTGCAGGGGAATTAGCGTAGATAATTGTTTCTCCAACCTCAGGAACATTTACTTTATATTGGAAAAGTCTTGACGGTTGGGTTGGATTTTCTTTAGACTCTGCCACTTTCTTTTTCTTAATTTTCTTTCTAAACTTCATGACAGGATCAAATCCCGCAACAGGACCTTTGGCATCTGCGCTACCACTAAATCCACCAGTCCCTGCTGTCATCATAGTTTATACCTTTGAAAGTTCTTCTTCTAAGTCAGGATCTGTTTCCAATTCAGGAAGCATACCCATGGGATATTTATTCAAGTAGATCAATAAAGTTTTGATCAAACTCCAATACTCTCGTTCTAATTTAAAGAACAATAATGGAGTAGCTGCTTCACCAAAAACATTATATAGGATGATTATATGATTAATAACGAGATGGATCCTTAATGGACCTCTGCGTACATAACGCTTCAAGAGTCTTTTCAGATACTTGAAGCGTTTCATGTCTTCATCAAAGTCATCGCGTGTAACGCAATGAGGATTTTCATAATGCTTTATGGCGAACAGAATGTAATTGGATTCATTCAGTTCGTCAAATTTCATTTATTAACTTGCAGTAAACGTTGCAGTAGAACCACTTCCACCAGCACCAACTACATCTCCAGCTACGAATGCCTTATCAGATGTTGCGCCACCTGTTGAGTCAACGATCGTTCCAGAAATTGTTTGTGCTTGGATAGCATGTGCTTTACCAGTTGCAGCAGCAGTGAATGTAAACTCAACACGGTTTACACCTGTCTGTGCAGCAGCAGTTGCAGTGATGTTGGCACTATCAGTTGTATTTCTAACAACTAAGGTTGCGCCATTAGTGACGTTAACCTGTTCGTTGTAGATAACAACAACAGTTCCTGTTGCACCACCAGCATAACCAGTCTCTTCAAAGAATACAGCAGTGATATCTGCAGCACCAAGAGTATTGGTACCACGACCACCTGCACCTACAAGACCATCAACTGCGACAAGAATCTCGTCCCAGTATGCAGTTTTAGCGGCGTTTTTGTAATGGCGAAGAACCCAACCATCAGCGGTTGCAAAGATATTTTGAGGGTCTACACCGCTACCTCGTACAGCCCACTTGGGTTTGCTTTCATCAGCGTCAGTTACACCGTATAATGGCATGGTTATGCTCCTAAAGTTTCTATATTTGCCTGTAGTTATTTATAAAAACTGGGGTCTCTGAGACCCCTCTAGAATCGTCTCAGGCGGACTCTTCTCTATTTACTAAGGCACCTTTAACTGCCTCTAAAAGAGCGTCATCAGCGGTCGTCTTAGTAAGCTTTACTGCCTTTTCTAAGACTAGGATGCAGATGTCCACGAGTTTCTCACCGAGTTCAGCATCATCAGGAATCTTAGATACTGCGTCGGCAACGATTTTCTTCGCAAACGGAAGTAAGAATGCTAACATGATTATTATCCTAAAATAGGGTCTACCCTATATAGGCTCAATCGTATTTTTTTACTCCACCCTTCATGTAACCAGAACCTTTGGAGTCATAAAAACGAACACCTTTGGTTTTAGTATCGTGATGTAGTTTATCTTTTGCTTTCTTAGCACGAGCAAGAACTTCTTTGTAACGCTTGCCATATTTCATGCGAGCGTCACGTTCTTTATGCTCTTTCTCTTTCTTCAGATGAGCGAGTTCTTCGTTCATGATCCTAGACCGCGACCTTTATCGTAGTTGTCTTTACCACCGTAGCGTGCCATAGTATCAACGTAGTTCTGAGTTGATTTAAAACCTCGTTTCTTAGCATCTGCTGCAGTTTGCTTCTTAGCATCTGCTGCTCTCTTATACTTTCCAGTACCAGCATCAGACTTAGCACCCTTCTCCTTTTTCTTTTGTCTACTGCCACTGCCCATAAGAGCACCCTTACCATACTTTTTGGTAATTTCTGCTCTTACAAAGTCCATAGCAGATGGTTTGCCAGAAGGTTTCCTAGTTCCACCCTTATCGTACCCCTTCTCTTTCTTGAGACGGGTTGCTTCATCAAAATATTGATTGAAGGTCAAGAGGTTCGCTTCAGAATCGCTTTCTTTTGTGCTTTCTTCTGAAACTTCTTCTTGACTGACATAGGCTGTTTCCTCCGTAGATACTGTTTTTTCATCACCAAGATCTTCTTTGCGACGTTTTTTATCGCACTTCACACAACCACAGTCATCGCCGTGATTGTTTTTAAGTTTATCGACGGTAATTGCACCACCCTTTGCCATCTTAGGCATGGATCCACAACTACCCTCCATAACATCATCCTTCTTAGGATTTAGTTTGATCTTAGTCTTTTTCTCTTGTAAGTCATTAAATGATAACATAATCAACCGCCATAGTTAGAACGTGCTTTGATGTCTGCCATCTTGCTAAAACGCTCACGCTCCTTCTGAGAAGAGATTGCGCTTACGATCTTGCCAGACTTATCCTGTGCTTTAGAACCTGCCTTAGTAGACATCCCTTTGCTAAGTGCATCGCGACTCAGGTTACCTGCTCTACGATACATTGCAGTTTCTTTTTTCTTGTCGATGGGTTTGTAACCCTCTTCAATTACGTTCTCGATCTCTTCGATACTAAACAGACCAGACTCATAGAGATGTGCAATTCTATCATAGTCTTCACCCAAACGCTTAGCGAGTTTGTCGCTACCTTTGGAGATTGCACGGGAGGTCTTACCAACTGCTTTCTTCAGTCCTTTCTTTACGAGAGAACCTACTGCTCTCAGAGCACCACCAACAGCCTTACGGGTAGAACCGCTGCTAGATGATTTAGACTTGAGACGCTCTCTTGCTTCAGAACCTGCGTCTCTTTCCCCGCCACCACCAGAGGAAGAACTGCCGCTAGAAGATTTACCTCTGGTATCTGCTAACAGTTTATCTAACTTACCACCAGTACCATCGTCATCTTTCGCCTTAGCAGGAGTGTTCTGCATCGACTTGCGTTTTGCTTTGATCCTTGCTGCTTCCTTAGAACCCTGATAAGTTCCAGCAACTTTACCAGCAGTAGAAACTACTTTCTTCCCTACTGCCTTAACACCTTTCTTGACCATAGAACCTGCCTTCTTAGCGGCAGACTTCATACGCTCAACACGGGAAGGACGGTTTGCTTTTGCTGCTGCCTTTGAAGACTTAACAGCAGAATCGTAATACTTGTCGCTTACCTCAGTGATAACTTCAACACCTTCAAGGTGCTCACAGATTTCAAGGAGATCCTCTTCATCAACAGCGAGTTCGTGAATCGCTTCAACGAAGAAATCAATCAGTTCTTGATCTGTTGCTTCATCAATTTCTACCATGTCAGCAATCTCTTCATCACTGAAGTAGAATGCTTCGTTCTTAGCGCCTGACTTGTGACGGGTTACACCTGCGGAATCAACGTACGTCTCTTTCTCCCTTCTAGGAGTTACATAACCAACGCCAGGAACTACACCAGTCTTACCAGCATCGCGGGCAGCGTTTCTTGCTGCTGCTCTTTGTGCCGCTCTCTTGCGGTTGCGATCGTAAGAGCTCATTGCTTCATCAAGCTCTTCCTCTTCCTTCATGTGATCAGCGGCTTTGTAACGCTTATCACCTGCTTTGAATTTCTGATAGGCAGGAGTGTTTGCTTTCTTGTCAGCGTTGGTGACAACCATACGGTTGTCTTCAGACTTTTTTGGCGTCCCTCCGTAGACTGCCTCCTCTACTTCTTCTCCATCATGCTCGATGATGTTACCGTCAGCATCTTTTTGATGATGTTCTTTCTTCATCGCTTTGGCAATTGCCTTACGACGTTTCATAAGATACTGGTCAGATGAATCCTTGTCGCCATCATTATCGACATCCCCATCTTCTTTTCCAACGGGATCTAATTTCTTTTTCTCATACATCTGCACTGCTTTGAGTGCATCTGACATGTCAGGTAATTCGTTTAAATTCATCTTACTTGGTAACCTTGTCCTTTTTATTTATCTTACGAATGAATTCACCTGGTGTCATTTTTCTATAATAAGAAGCAATCTTATCTGTTCCAACTTCACCAGCAGGTGTAAATTCAAATCCGAATACTGAATTCTTTCTTTCAACTAAATCTTTCAACCATGAACGGAAGATGTTATCCGACTCATCAACATAGATGACGTAGTTAGCACCACGACTAACTACCTTACCAACAACACCTGTATTAACATTTTCAACAAAGGTGCCTACTTCAAACATACCACCGTCAAAGTATGCTTCTCTCAGACCAATGGGGTCTAACTTAGGAGCAATTTCATAAACAAAGTACGATGCCTCTGCAAAATCATCTAATGATTCTTGAACTTGCATTGACTGTCTTAGTGTAAGATACAATGCTTCTCTATCTTTTTTGGATAGTGCTTTAGGGATACCCTTATCAAAAGAATCAAAGTCATCCTCTACTGCTGCTTTACGCATCTTAGATGCTGACATACCTTCTACACCCTCAGCATCAGGATCACGTCCGCCTGCAGATGTTACTTTGATTTCGTCGAATGTATATAAGTCTCCGTTGTATTTTTGTGCGAGTGAATTGAACTCAGACACCCTGTCACCACCCACCACAATATTAACTGAACTATACCCGTCTTCATCGAGGGCACTGAGAACATCAAAAATAGTACGCATATCATCATTATCGATAATTGCGTTCGCGTGATCTGGATATGCCAACCGCATAAATTTAATTTTAGTCCCTGCATCAAGGGGATTCTTCTTAGGATCCTCCGACCTTGAGGGGTATATTCTATACTCTCCTCCACTGGATTTTGCCTCTTTTGCTACTTTTGATAGAAGCTTCTCGTGCCCAACAGTAGGTGGATTAAATCTTCCAAATGTAATAGATATTGCACCTTGATCGACCTTACCTTCGCCTCCCTCAGTTTCTTCTCCTCCATTTTGCTGAGGTACCTCCGTGTCTTTTGCTGTAACTTTTACAAGCTTTCCATCCTTACTCATATGGGTTACATTCCCCGAAGGGTCTGCGTATCTACCGTAACCAATATGAGTGAGTTTTAATTTTTCCGCTGCTTTAGCAGCAAACGATCTTTGGGCTTCTGTTAGGAAAGCACTAAATTTTTTCATTCGTCCAATTTTTACTAAGATTGAAGTTTGCTTTACTAAAAGTCAGTCTATCTACAATTTTGTAGGGGTTATCTGAAACAGTGACAAATCCTTCATGTTCTGAGGGTTGTCCATCTATGTAGCATTTCACAGTTCCATCAACAAAGATACTCTTAAGTAGATTTTGCTTCAGTTGGAAGATCATATGCCATACTTTAAAAGTGGTCACGTTGACTTCACACTTATATTTATCAGGAAGCGTACAGTAGAGTAGTTCTGCTGAAGGAATATTCACTCCGCTGCGGAAGAATTTATTGATATGTTTCTGAATATGTGGACGTGCCTTCGCGCTAGGAACTTTGACCCTAGGCAATTTGCTCAAGAATTGAATCCAATTGAAGCGAGGATTCTTAGTTACAGAAGCATGTGCCTCTTCATATCCTACAAAGTGAGTGCCCAATGCAGACAGTAGATCAACGCGGCCGCGCCCCACAGCAGTCGGAGAAACTTCGGTATAAGAAGTATGTGGAGCAAGGATAATATCGCGACGGATCGGACTGGAGAAACGATACTCCAAAGTGTTAGGGCGATAAACAGAACCTCCGCCGACACCGATGAAGTCAGCTTGGATAATTCCACTGAGACGAGGAAGATGATAAAGGCATAAGCGAAGAATGTTCGCAACGTTGCCCTTGTAATGTTCGTCAATATCCGCCTGAGTATAACAGATCTTGACTTTGACTTTATTGAAAACGGATTTTGTTCCGACGAAGAACTGGCCATTGGCAGGATTAGTTCCGAATACGATAGCAGGAGCACCGTCCCATTTGACACTCAGTTTAGGTTTGTTGAGTGCAGACCAGACAGCATCCAACACTTCCTTACGACCGCTGAAGACTAGATCCTCAAGGTGCTCAAGGTGCTTGTTGGGCAAGGTGTGTTCCTCATCTGTTTCCTATATTATAGCACACCCATGTGCCGAGTGTGAAGTCACTGTGCCACTTTATAAGGTGTCACTCCATCTTCATGTATGGAGCAGAATACTGAGACTGACTGGACGCATATAAGAACAAGTCTTCACATACCTGATTTCTCTTGTTAGCAGGTTTTAAATTCTTGATGATTGATAGCAACTGTACAACCTGAAGTTTAGAGTATCTCCACTTATTAGATTTACCTTTGATGAGTAAAACATAATCTTTTGCTTTACCTGTTTTATATGCACCCAACTCTAACATACCCATTGCAATCTGAGTTGCAACAGAATCATCATTCCTCCTAGCATCTGCTGCTGCCCCTGCTTTAACTTGTGTAACTCCATGATTTCTAAGGATCAAATTAATAGGACCATATGAAATCTTTCCTTGGTTTGCAGATGCACCTTTGATTTCTCCTTGCCAACCTGTAAGAGATGTTTCTCCTCCAAAACTTCTAAACTGAATCTTTGCCTGACCAGTTCCAACTTTAACTTTTAGATATCCATCCATTGAATCAGGACTTAATTCAAATCCATCATATGTAACTGTAGGTGCAGTTCCAGACTGATTCATTGGTTTCAGTCTAGCACTACTTCCAGTAATTTTCTTTAAGGATACACCAATTAATCTACCTGCATCAAGTTCCTGCCTCATACAAGCGTTCAATCCAAGAATAGTTTGTTCGGATGCAATACATCCAATGTCAAAATCTTTACGCACAAGATAGATGTCTGCAGGAGACCATTTGTTTAGGTCCATCCTCACACCTTCTGCTCGTTTAATTCTTTTGAAGTGTCCTTCTATTGCATTTACTACAGGTGAACCTCTATGGAAGGTATAGTCACCCTGTCTGTAAGTGTCATATAGTTTCTTAGCACCTGTTAAGCAAGAATTAATCCAGTCATCAGGAAGATCATTACACATTGCTCTGTAATTTTCATCCGTAAGTGTCTTATCTTTTACTTTTGGATCATTGAAACTTTCACAAGCCACATCCGAATTATCAATCTTACCATTATTCTTCCAAGCAAGAGCAGCGTACATACACTGTGCCGATTCAGATAACTTTGTTAGTGCTGCACCAGCACCAGAACCGCCACCACCTTTCTGTTTATAAATTAATCTAATTTTATATTTACCTTCAGTATCATCAATTGGAATCTCAGTTACAGCAAAAGAGGACTCGGACTTGACAACTGTAGTGTCAAACCGAACCCCCTTTGCTTTTAATTTTTGGTGTACCTCTCCCTGAACTTCTGAACGTTCTTTAGAGATGACACGCATTTTTTGCATTGTCTTACTCTCTTGAACTTGTTCTACTTCAACGTCCTGAAGAGCATCGTTTATTGCCAGAAATACTTCAGCGGGAGAGTTTGCCATTTATCTATACACTTCTAGTTGAAGGTATTTAGGTTGTGCCATACAGTTTCAATGTGCATATTACCTTTAAAATAACCAGCAACGATTACACTAAGAGTCGCTAGGATGCATCCTAGGAACATCAAGATAGGAACCATCGGGTCCTTTAGGGAGTTCGATTTCGATGATGTATCGATAGGTTCGCTTTCCTTGGTAGTCAAGGGTTTCGGTGCTGTACCATTTTCCATCAAGTAGTGCCGCTACGCTGTTCAGAAGATTCTTTGCTATCGACAGATTCGCGAACTGTCTCCACTGGTTGCTTGAGGTGGTGGGCGAGTCGTTCAGGGTCATCGTTTACTGAGGGGAGAAATGGATCACGAGATTTGTTTTTGATTACAATGAATGCATCTTTATTATACTTGACAGTTCCTTTGACTGGTGACCACTTTGTTCCAAGTCCATCAATACCAGAGATAGAACATCCACCAATATCAACAGTTACATCATCACCATATTCCCACCCAAGTTTTTCGAGTGCGATGGCAAGTTCACCAAGCATCTTACCAGGATACATCATGTTGTCTTCACTCATGACATTTTCTTCTGGATCAAGTTTACCGATCATACATCTCCTTCTTGACGGTTTTCAGAATAGTGAACATCAAACTCATCGCCAGGATATCGTGCTTTGAGTTTGTCTACATTCATCTCAATAATTTCATCAAGGTCAGTGCCAAGACCCATACATGCTTGCATGACATACCACATGATGTCACCAAGTTCACGCTTCAGATGAAACAGATTATCTTCGTTGACAGGTTTGCCTTGGAAGATCATCTTTTTGACAATCTCGGTGAACTCACCTGCTTCAGCACTCATGCCTACAGCAGCAGTAAGCAATCGCTCGGAAGGAAATCCTTGACCTTCAAGTTCTTGAATACGATAAATGAATGCTTCGTGACTTTTACTTTGTTGCGACGTGACCGCATTGACGAAATGTGCATACTTAATTGGGTCAATCATACTTTAGTTCTTGAAATGTTTTCTTTGCTGTAAATCGTTTGACCAGATCAACCTTCTCTTCTTCTTGACCAGAATTGACAAGATCTTCCTGAGCAGACTCTTCAACATCATACAACCTCATCTTCGCTCTGTCAATACCCAAACAAAAACGTTTGTTTACATTAAGATCGTTGTATCGGTTCTTGAGTTGCTTCACCATGATCTGATTCATGCCCTCAAGCTCCTCCGTGCTAATAAGGGCAAACATAAGATCAGCAGTAGCAGGGAGACCAAAGGATTCAGAAGTGTCAGTAAGGTCAACATCAGTGCTACCGTAACCTGAACGAGTGGTCTGCGTAGCACTGATAATAGGTACGTTGCATTCACACGCGAGACCACGAAGTTCCTCAGCGATTGCCTTGACATAGGTGTAAGAGTTGACAATGCTCCCTTTATATCTTTGGGAAGCACAGATATTGAGGTAATCCACAAAGATAATATCGGGTCTAATAGACCGCTTAAGAGCAAGATCGTTAATAAGAGACTTAAAGTGACCGACATGTGCAGACGCTGTAGGATACTCTTTAATAATTAGCTTACCTTGAGTCTTATTTGCCAGTGATTTGATTTTCTTTTCAAAGATTGGGTGTGGTAGATCAGCAAGTTTCTGAATAGGAACATTCAAAAGGTTAGCATCAATACGTTCTGCAATCTTTTCCTCTGCCATCTCACAAGTAATGTATAGAACATTCTTGCCTTGAAGAAGTGCTGCAGCAGCAACGTGACACATAAACAAAGACTTACCAACACCAGTGCCTGCTAGTGCAACATTCAATGATTTGTTGACTAGACCACCTTTAGTGATCTTATTGAAGAACTCTAGATCAAAAGGAATCTTGTCCTCCTTCCTGTGGTAATACTCAAAGCGTTCAGATGCATTAGAGATATAATCATGACCAACATGTTGGTCAAAAGATACTCCTAGTGCTTCCGAAAGAATCTGCGGAATAGCACCTTTATCGCGTTTGGTATCTTGTCCGTCAGCAATCTTGACAGACTCCATAAGCGATAGGTAGATCGCACGCTCTTGACACCACTTTTCCGTAGTATCCACGAGCCAGTCGTGGTCTGCGGAATCATCGGAAAGGACATTTAAAACCTCAACAATTTCTTTGAACTGCTCTTCGGAAAGATCATTTCGTTCCTGACATTCTATACTAAGTGCATTCAGAGATGGTAGTGCATCATACTGACTGATGAACTCATGCAACTCAAGGAACACAACCTTGTAGGAACGTACAGTAAAGTAATCTACCTTCAAGAACGGAAGGACTTTCCTAGCATACCTCTCATTATAGAGGAGATTACTTAGAATCGTGACTTCGAGGTTCATAGGTAGTGTAGATAAGTTCCAACAATGTATTTTTTGTCAGACTCAGGAGGTTGACCCGAGTGACGATATTGCCATGTAGCAGGGAATAAAAGTATTCTACCACATTCAGGCGTAACTGCGTGTTGCAATTTGGGGAAGTTTGTTGCTCCACCAAGATGCACATCATTCAAATATAAAAACATCACTAGAAATCTACGAGCAGAATTATAATCTCCTACATCGACATGATCTTTGAACTGATCATATCCATTGTTATCATACTGCTTGATTCTATACTCTTCAAAGGAATACCTTGCAGGAAAGTCTGCCTCCACTTGTAAAGAATTCATATACAACTCAACAGCGTCAATAAACACTGTTTGAATATGCTTCTGAATACTCATCCACAGAGGATCTTTAGCAATGTATCTCTGAGAGATATTCATCTCATTAAAAGATGGTCTCTGTTCGCGATCAATACGTTCAACCTTTGATTGATTAAACGCCTGTATCACTGACTTACAAAAACTTTCATCAAACATACCATCATAACATTTGATGTAGTCTGTAAGTTTAGTTGCCATAGCGAAACTCCTTATTAGCAGCTTCGTCTAGTGCTTGCATCACTTCGGGGGTGAAATACTTCTGCGGATCAGCGAGGACAGACTTAGGATAAACAGAAGATTCACCAAAAATGATCCGATTCCCCTTCCGCTTGAATACTCCGTATTTCTCACCCAATTCCAATAGTCCGTAATACCTGTCCAGTCCACGGTCGTAATAAAGACGTGTTTCAACCTGTGAATTCTCCTTTGTCAATCTTGATTTTTGTGCTTTGCATTTGATAATATTGCCAACAACCTCCGTACCATCCTTTTCCTTCTTTTTTGATAGATATATAATTGTTGATGAAGCATATTTAAGTCCACTTCCACCTCCCATTTCTTTAGTCGGGATATAAGAACCGATCACATCATATGTATGATTAGTGACCAACATTGGGACATTTGCTTTACCTAATTTGAGCGTAAGCACACGGAAGGCACCCTTGATCAACTGACTCTTAGTCATGTCACGAACTTGTTTATCGTTCGCAACATCTTCCACTTCCTTATTACTAGCAAGCATTCCAAGGGAGTCAAGAACAAACATCATTGGTTTGCGTTGATTCTCATCTTGTTCCATATACTTGTCGAGAATGCGACAAGATTGTGTACGAAACTCTTCAATAGTAGACACAGGAACAATCATCATTCGTTCTGCATCAATACCCCTATCAACGATCATCTGCTTACTGATAGCAGACTCAGATTCAAAATAAATTACCCCTGCATCAGGGTCAGAATCGAGAAAATGTTGAACAATACCAAGACAAAAGAAAGTTTTACCAGTAGACGATTCGCCTGCAATAGCTGTGATTTTGTTGCCAGGGACACCGCCGTAGATTGACCCAGAAACCAAAGCATTAAAGACGTAAGAACCAGTGTCAATGTAGCCGCTTGTATCACCAGCAGCCACTCCGTCAGAGACAAGTCCAGCGTATTCATTACCAATTTCACTTACAACTTCCTTTAGAAAATTCACTCCTTAACCTCCAATAATGTGGTGATGTAATTGGAGCGTTTCATGGCACGCTCAAACCATTCTGCTTCTTTGTGATCTTCAAAAACTTTTTCTTCTCTTGCAGAGAATCCAAATGCGCTTTGATAAGTCACAATAAATCTTGTTTTATTCATCCGAATAGAAACTCCAGTGATGCTATTTTTTCAGGTTGCCACCCGATAACGTCCATGATTACCTTGATCGGATCAAGAAAACTCTTTCCAAATTGTAGATCATAGTCCACCTGTTTGTCAAGTCCAAACTCCTTCGGGAACGTATTCAGATAACTGATCACGTTCTCGCCAATTTTGTTTGGGGTCTTCAAGTAAACAAACTTAATCTTCTCGCCATCCTGAATAAGAGGATACTTGTGCGTTAGTTTGTTTTTCTTGTTGTGAAAGTTATACAGGAGTGCTCCTCTCACATGAATGGGTGTACCTTTGCTATAGATGGTCGCAGGGTGTGACCATTTATTTAGATTATTACAACCTCTTGGAAAGGATATATCTTCGATCGGCAAAGATGTAAATTCATCTTTGAAGTCGGCAATAAACTTTTGTGCTGCTTCTTCATTCTCATTCATAATCACCTTCAAGCAATCACGAATTGATGTACGACATGCAGCAGGAGTAGATGATTTGACTGCTTCAATGCCCATGATTTTGAGTTTGGGTTTCTCATAGCGAACACCCTCACTGTCCCAAACGTTGAGGATGTATCGCTTCTTAGCAGTCCATATACCCTTGTTAGCAATGTTCTCTCGCTTCATGAACATCTTCTGTTCATAAGCACCAACATAATCTGCTAGTTGTTGATAGGACTTGTCGATGAAGGGTTCGATTTGTTTCTTACAGGCGGCATCAAGGAAGTTGACGATCCTCTCTGTAGAAACTTCTTTACCATCAAATACTGAGCGAACAAGTAGATCAAGACAGATGTAGATACTGTCAGTATCGGAAGCAATAACATAGTCGTGGTCCTCCGTTTTGAGTAGTTTGTTTAGGTATTGATTTACTTTCCCTTCAATCCATCTAATCGAGACTTGCCCGCTGAGAGTAATCGCCTCAGCATTTGCAAGATTGTAGTATCGAAAGTATTGGTTTCCGATGGCACCATAGGCAGAGTTGAGTTGGATCTTTCTTGCCATTTGGATGTTGTTAAACTTTGAGATATCCTTTTGTAATGCCAAGGTTTCTGCAGGTGTGGTGGCATGTTCAAGAGCTTGCTTAGAGTCAAGCATTCGTTTCTTGTATATGGTCCTTTCATTGTAGATCTCCTGCATCATTTCGGGTAGAAACCCGTGAATATCTTTTCGGTATTGTGCTCCGTTAGCACACACGCAATGCTTCCCATTAATATCTAGCGTTTCCTCAAGGATTCTATCCACCGTTGCGCTGGGATGTCTCTGGTCGATGAGTGTCTCTGGGGAAATATTGTACTGCATAATAAGATGAGGATACAGACTGTTGAGGTCAAAACTGACAACCCAATCATACTTTCCAGGAATCGGTTCCTTGACGTATGCTCCTGCATATTTTTCATCCTTCTTAGCACCTTTGCGAGGGGGAACTACAACATTGCGATCTGTAAGATAGTTATAAATCATCGTGTCCCACATGCGGACTTGACTATACACATCTTCAAAGTTGACCTTGGCATCGTAACTCATCGTGATGGCAAGTTCAAGCAACTTCATCTTATCTTCCAATCGGTCAATCAGTTCAACGTCTTGGATGTTGTATTCCATAAACTTCTGCCAATCAGAGGTATAGAAGTCCTTGAAGTTTTCGTATTCAGAGTGATCAACTTTTCTTTGACCAAGTTCGACGAAAGCGATATGGTCAAGTCGGTAAGACTCTTGACTTGAGTAAGTAAACTTGCGATAAAGATCCAGATAGTCAAGAATATTGACACCAGAGATATCGTAAGCATAATTTTTACGCCCTTGGACATATACTTCCCTCTCATTTGCACGGTTCCATGGAGACAATGACTTCATCCACTTCTCACCAAGAATACGATGAACACGCCGAGCAATGTACGGCACGTCATACAAATTAACGTTCCACCCAGTCAGAATATCTGGTGTGTTGTTTGCCCACCAAGTAATAAAGTCCTCAAGCATTTCATTTTCCGTCCAGAAAAATTTGCTTAGGACACCTTTGGGTGCTTCAAACTCACGCATTGCCCAGCAATAGTATTGCTTTGTCACCATATCTTTAACGGTGATAGACAACATCTCTTCTGCTGCTGCCTCTACATCTGGGAAACCATTCTCGCACTGGACCTCAATGTCAAGTGCATAGATTTTCATTTGGTTGATGTTATAGTCAACCTCTTCAGCAAACTCTTGCCGAATGTATTGGTATACGAATCGCTCGTATCCATGAACTTCAAAATTATCTACACCCTCATACTTTTTGATAAAGTCTCTTGCTTCTCTGGCATTCTGAAACTTAACAGGTGCCACATTCCGTCCGTCTAGAGTCTTGAACTTTTCTTTCTTCTTAGACAAAACATAAAGGGTAGGAGAAAAAGAGGTGCGGTATTGCACCGCCTCTCCGTCCTCATACCCTCTATAAAGAATAGTGTCACCAGCAAGTTGAATGTTGGTGTAGAAAGAACTCATAATGCCTTGTATGTCTCCAGCAATTTCGGTGCTGGATCCAGTATACTCATAACGCCCTCGGATGTCAAGAAAACATCACGTTGAGCACTATATCGAGGGAACGGGATGATAGTATCTTCACCCGTAACCTCATAACAATTTTCGATTAGAAGACTAGGTTCTTCATCGAGTTCGGTAACTTTACCGATTAGATACTCACTCCTCTGATTTAGAAGAATTAGTTTGATTGGTGTTTCCTCCATCTGCCTCTACTAGTGAATTGTACTTGTCAATGACCTCTGGATAGGTCTCATATGCCGTAACTACTTCTTCCAACTTCAACAAAATTTGTTTGTTAGAAGAGAGCGGAACCCAAGGTTGAAAAAAGATATCAGGATCACTGACCTTGTTAACAACCTCTTGTTCATCATTCTCAACTAGAAGTTTAGGATCATTACGACCTTCCAACCATACAGTATATGGACTGTTCAGTTGAAACGCTACTGCCTTGTCGGGTTCATCCTTAGTTGTAACCTCATACAGATCACAGATGATGTCCTCACCGCTTCTTGTTCTTACGATTCTTACGCTCATTGGTTCTTTGTGAAATAGTAAATACTGCTTCCTTAAATACTTCTTTAAGGACTTTGGATTCTGATTGTTGTTTTTGCTCAGCGATAGGTCTGACATAACGCATTATATCATCTAAATGATTTGCTGGCAAGTCTAATGTTAGGAGATCAGATTCTCCATCATAGTTATTCGGTTTTAAGTTTAGATAGATGTTCATACTAACCTCAAATAAAAAGAGACCCCTAGGGTCTCTTCAATTATGTATTATATATGCAAGTTATTTGAGGGATTCCACAGCAGCAAGTGCTTTTTGTCGAAGACTTTCTGGAAGAGGTACATATCCCAAAGAGTCTGCCTTACCCTGTTGAGTAGGTGTCAATGCATAGCGAAGAACTTCTTTCACTGCTTCATTCTTTTCATACTCAGGGTATGCAAGAATCCAAGTGAGAGAAACAATTGGGTACGCATTAGCACCAGCAGGGTTGGCATCAGCACCACGAAGTTGATCGTCAAGAACGATCTCACCAAGACCAGCAGCAGAGGTCTCAGCATTTGCTTTCACAAAGTTGCCTGCTTTGTTTTGAAGTGCAGGTTGTTCCAATGCAGGATCATTCTGCACATAACCATAGTTAACATAACCAATAGAACCAGGAGTGAGTTTGATACCAGCAGCAACACCGCTGTTACCTTTACCACCAACACCAACTGGCCATTGAACAGACTTGCCTGTTCCTACAGTCTTCTTCCACTCAGGAGAGAAGGCAGACAGAGAGTTAGTGAAACCCTTGGTAGTGCCAGATCCATCAGAACGATGAACAGTTTTAATAACACCACCTTCACACCCGAAGTGTGACCATTGATCAATCTTACCAAGGAAGACATCAGCAAGTTCAGTCTGTGTCATCTTCAGATCACAACCAGGATTGTTATAGGCAGGGACGATAGCACCACCAGTCATGGGGATGTGAACCATACCTTCAGCAGGTTGCTTACTGTCTTTCACAGCACCATCAGAGGCACCGAAGTCAACAGTTTTTGCTTTAAATTGACGGACACCTGCACCACTACCAACTGCTTGATAGTTGACTTTGTTGCCTGTGTCTTTAGAGAATGAAGTAAACCAATTGGAATACAACATAGCAGGGAATGATGCACCTGCACCATTCAATCTAAACGGTTCGTTTGCTTTCTCGGTGGACCCACATGCCACCATCAGGGGTGCTGCTAGAACAACAGCAGCGAGTGCTTTGAGTTTCATAATCAGTTATCAGAACTTGTACTTGGTGCCGACTTCAACCTTCCAGTCACGAGTGTCATCGCTATCTTGGAAAACGTTTTCCCACTTACCATAGGCAGAGAAGGAATCAGTAATCTTTACTTTGCTACCAACTTCAATAACTTTGAATGTATCATTGTCACCACCATCGGGGACAGATACACCTAGACCTGCCTCAACGTATGGTTTAAGGCGACCAGTTTTCCATTCATATCCGACGCGACCTTGATGAACAGCTTTGCTGTAATCATCATCAGTGCCTTTAAACTCGTGCTTAGATTCAACATAGGGACCTGCCATTGCGGGGGCGGTAACCGCCAAGCCGAGCAGGGCAACTGCGAATGCTTTCATTTTTTTATATGCGTGAAGTATACTTAGGTGACCCGATTGATCACCCAAGTAATATAGCACACTTAGCACCCAAGTTTGGGTAAGAGCAGTTTAAGATTTGGTGTCAATCTCATAAACTTTCAGTTTTTGGTGCTCTGGGACTACCTTTTGTAGGTCAATTGTCAGCATACCATTATTAAAGGCAACTTCACCAATCTCAACATCATCCGATAAGTTGAAACCTCTAGCGAAAGTGCGAGTGGAAATACCTCTGTGCATGTATTCCTCTTCTCCTTTATCCTTCGCTGCCTTAGACCTGATTAGGAGAACGTTAGATTCTGTAGAGACTTCAATCTCGTCCTTCGACCAACCAGCAAGTGCTACTTCGATCCTCCACTTGATATTTGATTCTTGTACAAGATTGTATGGAGGGTATGCGTCGTTAACAGATCCCTTTCCATAGGAATGTAGTCTGTAAAAAACGTCGTCTAGTCCGACACTGTATCTTTCTGCAGCGTCCACGATGGCACCAAGATCTTTCGTGCCGAACTTTCTAAGTCCTGTCATTTGTATGCTCCTTTTATAAGCGAGTTTTGTTGTGTGGTCCCCGAAGGCAACCGAAAATATTTATGATCACACTCAGTAACACATAGGTGTACATCCCGAACATATTTGTAACGTTTACCGCATATACATATAGTAGGATCCCTCTCGATGGAAAAATGAAGAAATTTTTACCATTCGTTATGTTATTGATGGCGACACCTGCAAACGCAGATATTACCCATCGATTGTCATCTAGCGTTCAACTGCAAGTGAATTCAGCAGCAACGCAAGCAACTAGATTAGGAAATTCCTATAGTGTCACAGGCAATAACGTGAACACTACGGACGGTACGACTGCTAATACAATCTCTACTGGCGCTATTACCTCTGGGGTATATTCTCCTGGTTCTATTTCAGCAACCCAAGCAACTGCTGGAGAAGCATTTTCTTTTACTGCTTCATTTACACAAGCTGACGCTATTCCCACAAGCGCAGCAACTACTGGAGAAATTCAAAACTTCGGTATCATGACGAGCAATGCAGCTGGATCTGCTGGAGACTTAGCTGGTTCAATTGATTCTTCAGGAACCATGGCATTGACGGCTGGCGGAGCAGGTACAAGTGCTATCGGACAGTTCTCTAGTGAGCTTATTATCAAGTAAGGAGAATCCTCGTGAACATCCTTTCTGGAAAGACCTCGTTATTTACTGCGATGAGTGTGGTGGCAATCCTGAGCACAGGTGCCACCGTCCGAGCAGTCCCCGTTGTCCCAAATTTTCAGCAGGGCCAAATGACGACTCACACAGAGACAACATCTGAAGTGGTTGAGGTCATAAACTCGATGGACTATAACACTGGATATACATATAGTGTAAGTGGACATGGAGTTACACCTTCTGGAGGCAACATTGCCCCTTCTGGAACAGAACAGCAGAGTGTTCAAGCACCTGCATCAACAACTAATAGTAATGGCATTTCTTCGACATGGACAGGATTGAATATGGGAACGAGACCAACATGGAGTCAAAGCACTCCTGGCGGAAGTTTCTCGTTCGTAGAATCTTACATGGCACCAGGTCTCTCGAACCATACAATTATCGAGAGAACAACGACAATTCAAAGCGTAACAGACACCACAAGTATCTTTACGCAATAATCGCATTATTTGTAGCGGCACCTGTAAATGCCGAGACCGTTGGTGGTGTGTCTGCTACTGCAGCTCCAGTGGCGAATAGCTCAGGCTCAGTGACCAACCAGGCAATTCAGGTTTTACAAGGACCTTATATCACTAACACATACGGAGACGGCATTAGTTGCCAAGGTCCCACACTCAACGTTACACCATATGTTACACGAAGTTATAGCTGGCAGTTCCCCTATGAGAGTCACTATGGGGACCCTGTATATAATATGCTCGACCTTACTGGTGCTACTGATGACGATGGTAATCCTATCCCTGACGGGATTCCTGACAATCCAGGTGACATCCTCTACTATCGAGATATCAGAACAGGGCAAAAAGACAATTATAATTGGAACGCAGGATTCTCAGCAACAATCTCGTGGCCGTTAGATAGAAAGCAACAACAACTCTGTAAAGAAGCAGCACAACATCATAATGAATTGCGTAGTCAAATGACTGCTAATCGTAGATTAGAGTTTGAGCTTACAAGATTAACCAAGTGCGGAGAAATGGCACAGAAAGGAATCTCCTTCGCATCTTGGAGTCCTTATTATCGTCTGTGTGAAGATATTGTAGTGCAAAATAAAACTAACATTGCACCACATGTACATGCGATTCCCCGAAAGACTTCTACTGATGCAAACGACTTAGGTCTACCAATGTCTATTGGTAATACTAAAAAATAATTACTTCTTCTTTTTGGGTTGCTTGAGTTCGGGCAACCCTTTCTTTTCTCTATACTTATTAGCACGAATTTCGTTAGCAGATAACTTAGGAGGTTCTTTTCCTAGTGCTTTCTTGATCTTTTTAATTATCTGTTTAACAATCGGTTTAACAATCTTCAGCAAGAAAGGTGTTGCAGTTGCTGCAGCAGTTGCAACAATGGTGATTGACACCGTAGTTGTAACTTGTCCTGTTGAAGGAACTGCTTTAATAATCTGATCTGTTAACTTTAAATCCTCTTTGATTGCAACACACTGCTTCTCAACTATTCTATACTCTACAATCTTTTTCTTACCTGCATCAGTCAGTGTACCTACAGGTGCTTCTAGTTTCTGCACTTCTGTAGGACACTTTATTTCAGGTATAGTATTTTTTGGAACTGGTGGTGTTTTTGTTTCTGGAGCATCAGGTGGTGCAACCTTTGGAGGTTCTACTTTCTCTTGCTTCCATTTTATTTTATTCTTATCGTAATCAATAGGTTTAAATGATGGCACACCAGAGTCACAATAGACCTTCACACCTTTAGGGTCATCGATCTTTAGCGACTCTTTATTACTCTCATGTGCTTCAACACAACCAGGCATATTGATGATAGGCACACCAATACCCTGAGTCACTGGAGGACTAGGAGGAATAACTGTAGGTGCTTCCTTTAACCATTCTGGAGTGTATACCCTAGGGATCTGCTGAACGCCGATCTCCCTATGGGGTATCGTTATTTTTGGTATCTCCATCTTCACAGTCCTCACTTAAATCACTAGCAATTTCACCACCAACCTCAGCACCTTTATCGCCGCCAAAGATAGCAACCAGACCGCCTAGGACAGGTCCTACGAAAGGAATACCTGTAACATATCCTGCCGCTGCAGCACCCATACTAGCGCCTACGACACGACCAGTCTGTTCGCCACCGCCCACCGCTTTGATACATGCGACGTTGGCAGCGGTTAACTTTCCCTCAGAGCTCCCTCCTAGATGGCGTTGACCATCCATAGTGTACTCTTCTTTGAAGGTTACAACAGATTTACCACCGATACCGAAGAATCCATTCTTCTTATCGACGAACTTCTCAACCTCCATAGTTTTGGGATCGTTACCTTTGTAATCGATCTCATATCCATTACGACCAACCTTTGCAGTGTAAGATGAATACTCACCTACAGGTGGATTGATAGTTGGAAATGTATTGCGATTAGCAATCATTCCAATCATGCCAATGTGCCCGATACCAAGAATGGCACCGAGCCCACCTGCAAACCAGTGTAGGGGTTTCATTGTCCTGGTAGTTGAACTGGAACAGGGAGACTAGTTGCCTCAGGCATTGCTGAAGGAACTGCATTGTCTAACATACCAGGAAGTGCTCCTGTAAGCGCCTCTGTTGCCGCTGCAGTAATCTTCTCCTTAGCGGATTCAATCAGTGCATCTCTTTGGAAATAAACATATGCTCCACCACCGACGATGCCTGCGACACCGACGAAAGAGAGCACTGCTAGTGTGTTAATAATTTTTTGCATGGTAATTACATTTTATAAGTTTCATCTGTAGTGATCTTGAGTGGTGCTTGCTCAACTCTAATTGTTTGAGTAGGACCACTAGATTTTGCAGCCTCGATCAATCTTTCTAAATCTGCTTTGGTGATTCCACCAGCAGCGGCAGCAGCTTGTTGTTGCTGTTGCATTTTCATAGTACCGTCACCAGATTTCTTAGCCGTTTGAACCCCAAACGTAGCTAAAACCCCAGTAAAGACCGAGGCTATGAATGTCGGATCGAGATCTTGTTCAGGAAACTGAAGTGCCTTAGGCAGATCTACATACGCTAGAGTTAGAATGCCACCAGACCATACCAAAATTCCTAACCTTACGAACGTAGACAGAATCGCTAGTTGCTCTTCCTTGTCTTCAGATGCCTCTTTGAGTTTACCAAAGATACCTTTCTTTTTAGGTTCTTCTTGTTTTACTTCTTCTGGCATTTATATACATTCGTGGCAGCTCTATTTAGACATCTGAAACTTGACGTTTCTTACCAATGTTGTACTTACTTTCAAGGGTCCAATCACCCTTTTCTTTATATGCAATTACTTTGATTTGACTTAGGGGTGCTGCATCTTTGATTGTAGATTCATTAACAATCTCAACTAATCCCCAGTCAGATAACAGTTTAATAATTCTGTTTCTACGTTGCACATCATTCTCAGACAGGTTCGCTTTCTTACCATCGAGAGCAAACAATTCTTTGAAGTGTACGATATAGTATTGTCCTTTCTTATGAAGAATGTGACAGGACTGATATAATTTCTTTTCTTTTCTTGAAGCAACTCCAATACGGGTAAGAGTTTCACGCACCTTCAGGAAATCATCTGGTTCCTTTAGGTTCACTTCAACCATATCATTTTTAGTCCATTGGACTTCTTTAATTTCATTCATCGAGTCTTACCTCCTTTATTCAGTTTATCCTTAATGTAATCTAGTTGGGTTGGAGTTAAGATCTCTAAGGCTTGAAGTGCTTTATCATTACTATAACCATAGTATTTTTTCACAAGGTCAAGATCTTTCACCTTTTGTTTCTTACCCCAAGGAGAAAATCTCTTACGGGGTCTCACCGTATTTATAAAGAAATCGTATTGCATTTGATTGTCAATGTGAGAATTTTGATTCATCTCATTGGCAAACATAATTGTGTCCATATGATGCGACATACACTTATTGATCACAAAGGCAGGATAGTTCTTTTTCCAACCAGGATCTTCATCCATCAAATACTTCTTATTGAGATTGATAGAGTTTAGATAATCCTTAAGAGGATACCTTTCATCATATGACATAGTTTAGAAGGAGGAGTTCTTTGCGTTTTTGTTGATCTTTCATGTATTCACCGACTGACCGCATCGTGTAAGTATGATCATACTCATACGGTTTCCAATCAATAAATCTTTCTTTAATCAAGTTTGAAGAGTTGTAAGAGACCATCTGATCACATTCCGCTTTATCACAATCAAAGAAGAATTTATCGTGGTCAAATCCTCGATGCATATTGCCACGTTTACCATACAGATTTGTTTTGATATCGTATGGTGGATCTAGATATACAAAAACATCTTTCTCATCAGTTAGTAGTTGCTCGTACGACAGGTTAGTAATCTGCCAGTTCTTGATGAGTTTTCCATAGTAGGGAAGTTTATCAATTCCTCGCATTGAAAAGTTTGAATCAGACGCTTGTTTGCTGAACGAGGAGGACTCAGTGAGACCAGAAAAAGAGCACTTGTTGACAATATAGAAAGCGACAGCACGAGCCGTAAGGTCACATTTTCGGGGTTCGTTAGCGAGATACTCTTTAGATTCAAGGAAGAGAACTTTTGCCGAAGATGGATCAGGGTATCTTTGCTTAAGTTGAACAAGTTGATTCCGAATTTCATCACTATTCAATTGCAGTTGTTTCCAAAATGTATAAAGAGGTTCATACAAATCATTGACCCAGATATCCAGATGAGGATACATCTGAGTAACGTACAATGCTACAGAACCACCACCAAGAAAAGGTTCACGAAATTCTTTATAGTAAGTGAACAAAGGAAAGAACTCTGCCATCTTTTTTGTGGCACGAGACTTGCCGCCAGGATAACGAAGAGGAGTTTTCAAAGAGGTCATAGAATCAGTTTCTTTTCTTCAGGAGTGGTAATGAGATTACTACCGAATATCTTACCATACTGTTTGACTACATCGGGAGCACATTCAGCACAGTAAATGACATGCTTCATATCAAGTGTGATCTCAGGATTTTCTGGATCAATAACAGATGCCCATTGAGCAAATCCAACTTGATTTTGTTGAGGGATAACAACTAATGCATTCTTGATAGTAACAAAACCATCACGCCAGTCAAGAACTTCGGCAACTAGTTCTTCACCTGTAACCATTCTGATAAGTTTTACTTCCATCATTTTAATTGCTCCACTACTGATTTAATTGATTCTGACATTGAATGGTATCCAGATCCGATATAGATTTGTCCCGAGACTACTGCAACGGTAGCAGCACCCCAGAACCAGTAATACCATTGTGATTTAATTTGGTGTTTCATTACAAAAAAGTGTAGACAAGTACAATTCGTCTTGACGACATAGGACACATGTGTGCATGTATTCCTTCAAACATGATGATTCCATCCTCCATTCCAGAGTAGTTATCATCACCAACTTTAGTAAGACCTGAACGTGTAGGTGTCAGATATACTAGCATATTTTTATGCGGGAAGTCATGATCTGTGTGATCAGGACCATATTCACAGATTGTTAAAGCATCAAACTGTGCTGTAAAGTTAGCATTAATTCTGTATAAAACCTGAGGTTTAATATTATTTACCTCACAGATCTGAACAAACAAATCATGTGCTGCTTCAAAATATTCAGAATTAATCTTTGGTGTTAGATATGTATGACCAGGTCTTTCCAAAATAACGTGTGATAGGAAACTAAAGTTACATCTTCCTTCAGTGACCTCATCATCATTGTATGCTTTCTCATGCCAGTGCCATGGAAAATCAGGACCTAAAATTTGACTTTTTAGTTCACTATACAGTGGTGTGTTTGGATTGACCAGTTGGGTGATCATTTGAATTCACATTCTAACATCAATTGTGTAAGGCAAGCGAGAAGATTAATCTCTTGGTCTACAACAAATGCAGACTTGTATTGATACTCAGCAATAATTAGAACTGCTGCAGCAACACTAGGTCCAGTCATTACATTAGACAGACTATCATACAGTTTTCGCATGATAGATGCAGGATCGGAATCAAGATTCTGAGTGACCCACTTCTTCACATCATTGAATCGTTTTGCTTTCATTGATGCTACCAGAGAATCAACGTTTGCATCTCCTAGCGCCGCCAGAATGCCAGTGTCAATAGACCCTGTGCTTGCGTATCGCTGCAACTCATTGAGGGTTCTTCGGAAGTCGGGGAAGTATTTCTGGACGACCTCAGCAACAACTCTAGGTTGGAAGGTGACCTCCTCGCGTTGGAGGATATCTTTGCAACGATTGAAGAAAGCACCTGCCAACTCTTGTTTAGTTTGTCCACGAACATTGAATTCTACAACTGTTGTTCTGCTATGTAGCGGTTCAATAATCTTGTTTTTGAAATTACAAGTGAAGATGAACCTACAGTTTTTCTGGAACTCTTCGATACTTGCACGAAGGAGTAGTTGGACATCTGGTGTTGTGTTGTCTGCCTCATCAATGATAAGAACTTTGTGACGAGCAGAAGCAGTGAGAGACACAGTAGCAGCAAAGTTCTTTGCTTGATTGCGTACAGTGTCCAAGAATCGACCTTCATCAGATCCATTGATAACATAGTAATCTGCTCCTAGTTCATTACAGAGTGCTTTAGCAATGGTAGTTTTACCAACACCCGCAGTTCCAGACAGGAGAAGATTAGGAATCTCACCCTGTTCAATAAAACTTTTAAAGGTGGTCTTCACAGATTCGGGTAGAATGCATTCATCCACAGTTTGAGGACGATACTTTTCAACCCACAAAAAATCATTCATCATCTAGTTTCCTACTAATTTCAGTTCCTTCCCACTCCTTTGCTTCCATGCGTTCAAACATGTATTGTGCTGCAGAGTCGGGAAGATTGTTTTCACCACATGTAAAAACATCACAGACTGCCATGCACTTCTCTGGCCATGTATGAATACTAATATGAGATTCGGCAAGAAGAGCAATAGCAGTTACCCCATAAGGGTCAAACTTATGGGATGACACATCTAATAATGTACACCTACCCATTGTAGCAGCATTGACTAGCATGTTGCGAATATGGGACTCGTCATCACACAAAGAGAAGGGACATCCCTTCAGTGTAAACAAGATGTGTTTCATTTTAGGTGTTAGGTTCTAGAGCAATATAATATTTGATTCCATCACCTTTGAATAGAGCAACGTTAGTTTTGCTCAATACAACATCATAATCACCAGTAAGAAGTTTGAGGTTTTCAACCTTGAAACAGAAACAGAACTCCTCTGTAGTAGTTCCAACTTCTACCGAATAACTATTTGACGTTTCGTTCTTTTTATCAGTAACACAGAGTTGCATAGTTTCACCATCACCATACAAACATAGATCTGGAAGTTGATATACAAGTGCTGCACGTTGCAACTGCACCAAGATATTAGATTCAAGTTTGAACTCAACATCTTCAGATGGCAGATTGATTTCACGCTCAGGTGCCTGAGTAATGATATCAGGATCAGCGTAAAAATAACGAGTCTTTGACTTACCAGTTAGATCACTTACAGTGACGTAATTGGACTGGGTAGTATCGATCTTTGGCGAATCGAAGAGAGACAAACCGCCAAGGAATACACCCAAATCGTAAATAGAAATCTGCGAATCAAACTGTTCTTCGACTTCAGCGATAGCAAGAATGTTCTTGTTAATACTAAGAGTTGAAATTTTATTGCCAGGTTTGATGACAATAGATTTGTTAATAGAACAGAAATTCTTAAGGACTTCAATTGTTGGACGGGAAATAACGGTCATCGATTAGGATACTCCTCACGGTTTGTAGATTGGTCAGAAAAGTGAAGAAGAAGCAGACCGTAGTGAAGGATCTTAATAATGTCACGACGGGCAGTGCCTTTCTTATCGTAGCGAGATGCATACTTCAGAATATTACTCCGACAGAATGCTTCAGCATCGCCACAGGCATCAATCAGATCTAGCGTCTGAATTTTATCAGTCGCATAGTGCTGACTGTATGTGCCAATGATATAGTCTCGGAGCTCCGAGAGGAGCTCCTCTTCATTGTATTTCATAATTAGAGAGTCTCGTCGTTATTAGTATACTCCGAATCTTCTCCTGCGTCAACCTTAGTGTAGAGGTCGAGGAAAGATTGCTTAGTATCATCATCGAAACGTGCTACACAATTAGTGATTGCCTGCAAGCGATCACCAAAGATTTGATGTGCATGTACGATATGAACTAGACGACGAGTAGTAATAACTTCATCAACTCCACCATCGAAGAAAGTCTTACGGATTACACCTGCCCACTTGACAAGGTTATCTGCAAACTCTTGATCACAACCAATGTTGCGAAGGATCTTAGTTTCGATAGTAGCAGTTGGATATTCTTGCTCAAAGGTAATAGGGAAACGCTCAAGGAATGCTTCGTTGAGAATATTAGTTCCAACAAAACGACCATCGTCAGAACCTTTACCTTTGGTGTTAGCGGTAGCGACCACTGTGAATCCTAGAGCAGGTTTCACATAACGACCAATTTTCTTGAGGAATACACCTTTACCTTCAAGAACAGATTGCAGGCAGAGGATCTTGTTAGATGCGAGATCAATCTCATCTAGAAGAAGTACAGCTCCCCTTTCCAAAGCCTCAACCACAGGTCCGTTGTGCCAAACAGTGTCGCCATTAACAAGACGAAACCCACCAATAAGATCGTCTTCGTCAGTTTCGATTGTGATGTTGACACGAATCAGTTCTCGATTAGTTGCCGCACACGCTTGCTCAACAGATAGAGTCTTGCCGTTTCCAGAAAGACCTGTAATGAAGAGAGGGTAGAATTTACGAGACGAGATAACTTTGCGAACATTGCTGAAGTTACCAAAAGGGACGTAGGAACCATCTTTTTCGGGAACATAATTAGTTTTTTTCTTTGAGGAAGGTGCATCATAAGCACGTTCAATTTCTTGAACACTCAGATTCCACTTCCCTACACCTGATTTATAAGACTTCAGGCGTTTGCAAGCAGTAGCGTAAGATACTTTCAGAGTATCTGCTGCTTCACGGATGTTCTTACATCCGACCTCAGAACCTACATTATCATTAAGGTATTGAACAAGTTGTTCGGTTGTCACAGGATTGGGTTCAAAAGGCATTGGTTTTTTTGTTGTCTATACAGATATTATAGCAGATGAATCTGCTGTGTGACAAGGCAGTGGACAGTTATTTATCCGAACACTGCTGTCACACCCATAACTGTTGCTTCAGGATTGCGGGCAAGCGCAATCTTCCTAGCATGTTCATAGTCTCTTGCGACTACGATCTCATCAAAAACGGTTCCAGCGATGAATAGAGTTACTTTACACTTCATGCGATTTGCTCAATGAATGCGTTGAGAAGAGTTTTGTTTGTAGTCTTAGAACCCATGTGCTTTTTGAATGCACGTTGTAGTTCTGCTCTGGTAGCGACTTCACCTTTTTGTTTGACTTCAAGATCTTGAGTAGATTGACCAATACCTTTGTCTGGCATGTAGAAAGACTCAGAAAATCCAACACTGTTTTTGATGGAAGCAAACCTTTCTTTCTTCCACTGTTTGTCTACTGCAACGAGATCTACATCACTACACATCATACGAACCAGACGAGTCAATTCACTCTTGCTGCAGATACGAACACCAATCCAATTGTAGTCAGTAATTTCTCTATGAAAACTTACAATCTCGGTGGTGGTTTCATATGGACTGCTGCTGATTTTACGCTGATAACCTGTTTCAGGATCGCGAAGAATGTACACCTTATTGCGATTGTGGCAGATCATAGCAAGACGAAGTTCATCATCACAATACTCATACCTTGCTTCAGTCCAGTGACTCATAGGATTAGATTCACCATCAGTCAAACAAATAACATTGACCTTGGTAACGTTCTCAGTTCTCTTAAGAGACTTCACCAATTGACGTGTACACATGACTGCTTCAGCAAGAGGAGTTCCGCCAAGAGTATACTTAGTAAGAGCATACATCCGATATCCGCCCATAGCAAACACTTGACGATAGACAAGTTTGAATGACTTCTCAAGTGATTTGGCATTCTGCTTAGAAGAAAACAATTCAATTAGTTTGAAATCATTACAGATACCAACATCATTCATGGTAGGTTCAATGCCTGGATTACGCATCTTGTTACCATTGTCATCATATTGATAATTGAATGCACTCTGGAATGCATACACACGGAATGGAATACCTGCTTTACGGCAGAACCAAACAAGATTCATAGTTTGCTTAAGAGTATCAAGCAACTGATGCTGCATAGATCCAGACCAGTCAAGGTGCATGATCAATCCATGGTTCTTACCTTCAGGAACAGTTGTAACTTTTTTAAAGATATCGTCAGTTAGTTTGTATTTGAAAAGTTGATTGGTGTTGATCACACCAGTCTTAGATACTGCTGCACGACGATATTCGTCTGCAGATTTCTTCATTTCAAACTGCTTGACAAGATAGTTGACAGACTTCTGTGCATCTTTCTTGAAAGATTCGTAATGACGATCACAGTAATCAATATTATCCCTCTTGTATTTTTCCCTATCAACATCCTCTTCTTCTGTATCGAAGAATTCTTGAAGATCGTTTTGAACTTCAGTGTAAGGAATCATCAATTCTTCAATGTTGATCTTAGGAAGATTGATGTACACCCACTCTTTAGCATTGTCATCTACCATATCTTCCAGTGCCTCACGCAATGCGCTGTCAGTGACACTTTCAGTTTCATCTACAGGAGAATCATCTTCCTCCCATTCATCAAGACCTTGACCACCAAAACTAGGGACATCTAGTTGAGCATCGTCATCTTTAGGAGTGATTTCTTTTTCACGTTGTTCAGATCCGTCACCACTCTGTTCATCATCACCTTCTTTATCGGTTGTAGTAACCTCAACTTCTTTATCTGCATTAGATTCTCCACCTTGTTCTACCTTAGGAGAGGGGATATCAAGATCAGAGTCTTGATCATTTTCTTCTTGCTGATCCTGCGCCCACTTGTATAGTTCTTCTGCAAGAGTTCTTACTTCTTCAAATGTTTCAGTCTTACCTGCACGATCTACCCAAACTTCCTCACCTTCATTGAAGGGAATATTAACATTACCTTTGTAATAGAGATTGATACGATCGATCAGGGAAAGTTTAGTCATATCATCATGCTTCACTCCGAAGAAATCCATATCCCAGAGTTCCTTGTATCCATCAAAGAAAGATTTACGAAGACCAGGATAGGTACGCTTCATCATCTTCTCGATACGAGCATCCTCTAGGACGTTGACAAATGCCTTAGGAGCATCGCCCCATCCACTCTGAGGGGTATAGAGAGCATGACCAACCTCATGACCCACTAGAAGGTCGTATACGGTGTTAGAAGCAGTCTTCCAGATTGGCAGGCAAAGGATCCGCTTCTCTACGTCGAAGTATGCAGTAGTAACTTGACGATGCTCAACCGTAAGGTTTTCGGTTGCGAGTAGTTTGGCGAGAGTGCCTTTAACTTCCTGATTGATCATGGTTTTCTTTAGATGTATACATCATAGCACATCAGATCGACAGTGGTCAATGGGGTGGACACTTTTATTACTGTCCCAATGCCTCACTGCATTGGCAACGATAGCCACATTGGTAACCATGTAAGCGACAAAAATAAGGGTGCGTATGCCAGCAATAGTATCAGCCTCTCTGTTTGTTTTTCCATCCTTCGCACCTAATGCTTTTGCCCAGACTCTCCATGCTTTACGAATCGTCGGACATCTTCGAGAAATCATTTATCTTTTCAAATTTTACCGTTCGCAGAAACTTGTCTACGAGAATTTCACCTTTATGAGATATCACAAATACGTTTGTTGTATTACCCAGTGAACGAAGAATCTTCAAGAGTTCATTTGTACCTTCTGTATCCAAAGAACTATCGAAAACTTCATCAAGGATTAGAAGATTAGTTGCAACACTATTCTTCATACGAGCAACTTCACGCCATGTGAACAGTAGAGCAAGGTCAATCTTTTGCTTTTCACCTTCAGAGAAAGATGAATATGAAAATTCATCTCTGAATCTACTCTTGATAACTTCTTTGAATTCTTCATCAAGTGTGAAGTTGACAAAGAAGTCCATACTGTGCAGATATTTATTGATTAAATTGTTAAAAACAGGAACATATTTTTTGATAATTTGACTCTTGATACCAGAGTCTTTCAAAAGACTACCAATAACTTTGAACTCATCAAGAGATTGACTAATCTTACCGCAATCTTTTTGAGTCACTTCTAATTCTTTTTGGAATTTGACCAACGACTCTTTCTCAGTTGTGATGTTAGGAGTATTTGTTTGCAATTCAATCAACTCTTTATTGATCTGCAAATTTTCCATCTCAAGACGTACAATCTCTCTTTCAGATGCAGAGATTCTACTACGAGTCTCAACTGCTTTTCTTGAAATGTCTTCCATCTTCTCAATAATACCAACTGCATCAGCAATTTGATTAGTGAGTCCTTTAAATTCTTTAGTGAGATTCTTACCTTTAGTTTCAAGACCACCGATCATTGCATTCTGAAATGCTTTCTCAATTTGCTGAGAACAAGTAGGACACTCATCATGTGTCTTGAAAAATTTCAATTCCTTCGCAGCACTTTTTAGTTCTGAATTACAATCAGATTGCTTTTGACGAAGACTATCTAATACTTCTTTATGTTCTTCTACACCATCAAACTGTACGTTAAGACTATCAATCTCTTCTTTTAATTTCTCGTGTGCTTTCTGTTCTACTTCAATTCTTTGTTTATTGTTCGTCAGAGTTTTTTTCTTTTCTTCCTGACGATTTTCATTTACTTCAGTAAGAGTGTTGATAATTCTTTCTTGGTTGTTTACACGCTCCTCTGCAATATGAAGAAGATGATCACAATCACGACTTTGAGTCATAGCATTGCGAACACGGTCCTTCAAGATTGTATTCATGTGCGAGAAGATGTTGATGTCAAGTAGATCTTCAATAACTTCTCGTCGGTGAGGTGCGGATAGTTGCATGAAGGGGACAAATGTGGATGAACCCAAGATGACAACTTGTGTGAATGATTTGAAATTGAGTTTGAGAACTGATTGTTCGAGATACTTCTGCGTGTCTCTGGCAGCAGCATCTTGGTCAACCATTTTGTTGTTTTTGTATACCTCAAAAATATTAGGCTTCGCTCCACGAAAGACACGATACTCATCCCGCCCAATACTAAAGCATACTTCAACCTTGAGTCCCTTTTCATTAATACTGTTTACTAGTTGCCCTCTACTAATTTTTCTAAATGGTTTGTTAAAGAGAGCAAAGCACAAAGCATCTAGGAGTGTAGACTTGCCTGCACCATTAGCACCGACAATAAGAGTCGATGGACTTTCACTCAGATTAATCTCTGTCCATTGGTCACCAGTGGAAAGAAAGTTCTTCCACTTGATATTTTCAAAAACAATCATGTATCAAGTTTAGGGATAAGCAAGTCAGTTGGTTCTACTATAGCATATGAATACCCATAACTGTCGCAATTCATAGCAACAAGTTCTGTATCCACTTCCATAATTTCTAGTTCATCTGTATAATCTTCTGCTTCCAGAAGAATCATATATCTGGCGGCGTCATCTTCGTCTTCAAAAACTTGTACGACTTTACCAGTTTTATTGTTATTCATGGTGGCATAAACACCACCAGTTCTTTTATCGGTAAGAATAAACATTATAGTTCAGATGCCTCTACATACAACGACCGCATGACAGATTTGATATTAGATTTATTAACCTTCATCTCTATATCATCTATGTATTTGTCAAGCAATGTCATCGTATCTTCGGTCTCCACTACTTCACTACCGTTTTCTAGTGCTACACTAAGATCTTCTACAATTTTTAAGTCTGCACAACCCATGTCTTGCAAGACTTTTACGGTGTAATCAAACTTAGAATAATCACCTTTATCTTCTACGATTAGTTTGACAAAGGATCCTTTGACTTCGGATTCGTCTGGTATAGTAACTCCAGCATTATAATAAAGTTTATAGAAAACATCAAAGGGATTCCGATAAAAAGTAGTCTTAAGAGTATCTGTATCAAAGACGTGAAATCCCCTCTTCGAGGCATAGTCATTCCAATAAAGTTGATAAGGGTTACCCAGATATCTAATATTACCTTTAGTAGATTTCTGGTGATAGTGTCCCGAAAATACTCGTTTGAATTTTTTGAATATGTTCGGGTCCATCCCGCCTTCCATCACATGACCAGGATGTGCTTCAAAACCGTTAAGCTCAAGGTGACCCATACAAACATCAGCATCAGTTTCCTGAATAACCTTGAGGAATCGCTCTCGGTTGTCATCACATATCCAAGACAAAAGAAGAACAGAAAGACCGTCAAAATCAACGGTAGCGCAGTCATCAATGATATCGATGTTGTCGTACCCCCGAAGGAGTTCATTTGGGGCATTAACTCGTAGAGTGTTTTTGTAGTAGATGTCATGGTTACCTACAAGCATAGTCATTGGAATACCCATATCTCTCAATGGATCAAACCACATCTCTTTTGCCTCGTTAAGAGACATAAAGTTAATTGCTCTACGACGATCAAAAGTATCACCCAAACAAATAATCTGTTTAATACCAGATGCTTTGATGAAAGGAATTACAATATTATTGTAAAACTTTTTATAATGATTGATGAAATGTTGATTGTCGTTACGAACTCCGAAGTGTTGATCAGTAATCAGCAGGATCTTCATCGTTTAGAATTCATTTCGACACGGGACTTAATTTGATTATACTCGGAACTGGCGTCTCCGTCAACACTAAACACATGATCGTAACCTGACTTCTCTAAAATTTTATCTTTAATATCCATCTGTCTCTTTTCTTTTGCGATCCTCCTCAAAAATGCGTAGTATACAATCTGAGTAAAATATGCGAAGGGATTTCTACTCTTAGCAGGATCGAAGTTATCAATATATTGAATACAATTCTCAATACCATCACAAACCATATCATCCTTATACATGTAGTTGATAAAGTTTGGTCTGTATGATAAATGCGTAGCGATCTTCAAAAAGCAACCACCAATGTAATTATTGACACGAGGTTTTGGTAGATCATGTTCTTTCGCATAATCAACTTTCTCTTTGTATTTGATGATAGCAGCAAGAAATTCTTGGTTATCTACATAGTGCTGTCGCTTTTTTGGAGTCACTTTCATATGAATTTTGCTTTGTGTACATTATAACACACTTGACAACACTGTCAAGTTTGAGTAGAATAACACTGTAAGGGTTCAGAAGAATAATAGCTTTACTTATTCATCTTGTATATTTTTTCCAAGAGGGCACGAACGTCGTCGGTGTTACCTAAGTAACCTTCATTGGTGGTGGGCGAAACTTTTCGTTCCTTCAACTTTACACCTTGTGCATCTTCACCAATGATATATGCCTCATACATTAAGACTATTGGTTTGCTCATTGTAGCAATAGTCATAATGTCTTTTTCTCTAAGAATGTAAAAGTCTTCTTCAGACATAGGGATCCACTTTGTAAACCCCATACCTCTTACAACTTTTTCATTTCCAATCTCTTTTGTAATCGCTTGTACGCTAACAGGATCAGAAATAAAAATCAAAGACTCACCTTTATCTTCAGTCAAAACTGCTTTAGCAAGGATCTCTTCCCCACTAACCAGTTTGAATATACCGTGAAATTCTTCGTCGTGTTTTGCGTAATTAATCATAAGCTTTTAGTTTTACATCTATGAGCTCATACTGAAATTTTTCTTCGTTATATATTTTGACTCTTTCCATTAGATGATTCAACGTGTAATTGTTTCCTCTATCTGTGGAAATGTCATCCGCAATGTCATACAATGTCGCTTGTGATTTATTTTCACCTTTCCTCAGAACACGACCAATAGATTGTAGGTTGCGAACTCTGGACTTAGAAGGAGAAGCAAAAATAACGTTATGTAATCTTTTTATGTTGATGCCTGTAGAGAATGTACCATAAGACGCAACTATGATTGCGTTGTCCGACACCTCTGTTAACCTGCGAATCTCTTCGCGATCATCAACATCTACACCCCCGTGAACGAAAAACACGGGTCTGTCTGTATGACTATTTATCAAGTTGTAAAGAGGTTCTCCATGTCGCTCTACATAGTTGAAAAGAACAAGTGTATTTCCCTTGACATCACATGCAAGATTGCGGATAAATTTGTTACGTCCTTCATGTTCAATCAGGTATTCAATTTCATCTTGATACCCTTCAAATAATTGTTCGTCATGTTTTAAAAGAATTATCTTGACTTTTAGTTTGGCAACATGACCTGCTTTCATTAATTGATTTGTTCTAGTTACTTGAGAGCATCTACCAAACAAACCTTCTAACACCAACTGGTTGACATTCGTTCCGTCTAAAGTTCCAGTAAATCCAATACGATACTTACATTCATGCAACTTAGACATCAACGTAGTCAAAGACTTAGCTTTGAATTGGTGCGCCTCATCACCGATCACAACGTCAAACCTATCAAACCACTTTCTAGGTTCTTTATAGATCGACTGCCAAGTGGTGATTACTACGCTATGATCCGTGTATTTTTCTTGCCCCGCATATATTTTGTGGCAATCTTTGGTCGCCATCCATCCATATTCCTCAAAGTCTTTGTACATCTGCTCGACCAGAGAAGTAGTAGGAACTACAATTAAAACATTTCTACCAACATTAGTATGGTATCTCACCAATGCATAGATCATCAAAGACTTTCCTGATGCTGTGGGGGACAGCAACAATCGCCTGTTGTATTTTAATGCTTCGTAAATTGCCTTATATTGATAATCCCGTACCTTCAGACTCGGGGGCAGATGCAGTGATTTTACGAACCCTACAACCGACTTGGGAGTGATCATAGGGTTTTCTGACAGTGGATGCCCGAAGTATTCACAGTCTTCCATCTGATATTGATATCCTTTCTCTTCCGCCCAATCTAATAAGTAGTCTACAAGACCACAATAGATCTCTCCTGTTGCTGGCGAAAACAGTCGGATTTTACCGTCCCAACCCTTGTATCTTCTAGTCTTCTGCATGAACTTAGCAGACTCAACTTCAAACGTAAAGAAGTCTGATAACTCGTAATTTATGTGAGGTTGTGCTTCAACCTTGAGATAAACTTCATTCTTTTTACGAATAAGGAGGTCCATAAAACCATGCTACTAAAGATTCACGGGTTCCAGAAATAATCGGACGGACTCTATGCCATTGATCACTTTGGAAAAAAATAGCAGACCCAGATTTCAACTTGAAAGTTTTGTATCTTGGATCTGTCTCTGGTTTATATATCTCCAAATCAAACTCGCCTCCTTCGTAGCAATCATTTAAAAACAGAGTCATACTAACCTTTCTTATCAATCCTCTAACTGGTTGGGTATGTTGATCTACATGCCAATCATAAAAATCACCCTTACCATACTTACCATATTGAACTGCTTCTACACCAGTAATATTCAAGTTCCAACGTGCTTGCTTATTAATTGTTCCCACTATACGCAAAAGCATGGATAAGAGTTCTCTGTCTCCTACCCATGCTATTTCTGAACTTCTATTGTCTTGTAAACCGTTATGAACATGTCCTCTAGACCACTTATGATTATCATCAATTACTCTATTGACAATACTCATTGCCCTATGATTAAAAGAGATTTCTTTGTAGCAGAGACCGTAGTTCATTAGAATCCATTCTTAAATTTCTCCCATTCAATTGCATTCTTGATTTGGAAATTACGGTTATTGATCATCCGTAAAATGCTATCAAGGTACAGTAGAACTTGCTCTATGTAGTCTATTTTATACTGTAGTTTGCAGATGTCTTCATCCGCTTCAATGAACATAGAGATTTCTTCTTTGGTAGTAAGTTTGAAATCAAATGGCATTTCTTTGTATACTGCACTAGGTGCTTTACCTTTGTAGTATAACCATTTCTCTTTAACTAGACGTTTCATTTCTAGTTCTCTTTCCTTCTTCATAAGAGAGAAAGTGTTGTGATACTCCATATATTTCATATGAAGTTGTGGAATTTTTGTAGATTCTTCGCAGTATAGATCACCATCTATTACGCTATCTACTCTCCACATATCCTGAAATTTTTCAAGATTCATAATGCTAATAATCAAATGCCTTGTTCTTTGTGCTTAGCGAAAAATTCCTTCAGGGAGGATTGACAATCTGGAGGAGGGGTATCCTTATACCCTTTCAATACTTTCCAATCATTGTACATTGCTTGAAGATGCCAAGATTGAGAAAGACTATGTGGTCCTTCCTCTAGCAGTTTAATCTCAGACTTGGATAGACCACTTTTGATCCCCAAATAATCTTGTCTCCATGAGGTGTCAATTTTGTCGTTCATGTTTGGTCTGCCATTGGCAAAGTTATTGTATCATAAGATATGGAAAAAGTCAACCCTTACCGTCTGGTTCTAGTGTTAACGTTTCTGATTTCATATAAAGTATATTTAAATGATGCAGTCGCAACTAAGAATTCGTTATCCGATCTCGATACATCGAATCCAATAGTTGATAATGATACAGGAAATAAATCTTTGAATACAACGTCAAAGTTTGCGTTGTTATTGTTATTCAAAACTTGTAGAGTAGCATCAGAAAAACGTACATCTTCTGAAGGAGACTCCCTAAACTTGGTGTGCCAATCCGAACGCTCATCATAATATTGAGGAGTTCCTAAGGCACGCATCCAGTTATGGATTTCCATATAGTTCCTTAGATCTTCATCTACGATAAACTCAACGTTGAGATCACCATATCTGATATTACCTTCTCTAGGTAACGGAACCAAACCTGCTGTAGGAATATTGACTTCTCCTAATTCCAATGAAGGAATCTCTGCCCGTTGGCATAAAAACGATACCTTCTTTGCTTTATCCAATAGGAACAAATATCCAATGGGGGAAAGAAAGTTTCTGTTTGTTAGTTGGTCTTGATACCAGTTTGCCATTAGTCGCGCTGTCTCCAGTCGTCAGGTTTGTCTCTTTGGAACCAATCTACAATTTCATCGGCACCTTCAAATCTTGTTTTATGGTTGGATGGATCAGGATCTCCCAAACCCATCCTATTCATAAAATCATCTACACTGCCCTCCTCAATCCCTTTAGATTGGCGTCTTGCTTGTTTTAACCATTCACGGGCAGTGGTGTATGATTTTGCTAGTTTCTCTGCCCAGATCATATCTGAGAGAGGTACTTCTTCATTGTTGGCGATACGTTGACATATGCCCTCCAGACGAAGGCGGTATTGCGTTGATAGCATGTGTGATCAAGAAGTGAGTTTGGATTCTAAATCGTTGAGTTTGATATACTCTTGATACGCCTCATCAGATCTACTGTGAAGAATATCTTTTATATCATTTATAATGATATCGTTCGCAACATAGTCGTCAAGGTATTTAAAGATTGCTTCTTCTAGATACCTTTTTCGATGCCACTCTGGAGAATATGGTTTATAATCCATGATATAGATGTCAGAGTTATAAAATTATTTAGCATTAAAAAGGAGAGCATTTCTGCTCTCCTACACTTCCTTCACACGGAATATCTATTTAGGTCATAAGTATCTCTTTGCAAATGGACTTACATGACTTGTCATGTGTGATTTCGCACTCAATTATACACTCGTAGTAGTCACTCAACTTTTGTTCTTCGACTGAGATGTGATCGATGGTGTCTTCAAAGTGTCTCCACTCGTCTAACTGATTGCGGCTTGTGATGTTGTGCATGGTCTCACCTTTGAACTTTTTGCCATAACAAAAGTATGGTTAGGGTTCATTTTTCCACCTCTCTTAATTCTACTACTATTTAACAGGAAACCCTAACAAAATCGATAGGTACTTTATTCCTAGAAACAACTCTTATTTTTTGTATACTAAGATACATTACAATAAAAAAGAGGGAGTGTCTGATTCTGACCAGACTTCCCTCAGGGCGACGATACACGTCTATTTATCTTGTGTGGTGTGTTGGGAGGTTGGATTCCTGTATACCAACAAAGAACGGGCATTACTACAGAAGTAAAAACGTTCTTGCCTGAGACCCGATTGGTTTTCGATTCTACTGTTCCCAGCAGCGGGCACCACCCCTGTCTCATCACCTTAACCAGCAGTTGCCAGTAAGTTTGTTCAGTCACTCCCGTAAGTCAGGCGTCCCTTCCTTACAAATAAATTATAGCATAAAAAAAGAGGGTGTCAAGCACCCTCTTAAAATTAGTTGTGATTAGATCACATAAGGTTAGCAACCTGAACTCTTCTGTAATACTTGTTAGTATTAGCAGTCAGAGCACCAGAACCTTGAGTCAGACCTTGAGCGAAGGGGTTCGAGACCATGCCGTAGCGAGTCTTGAAGCCAATCTTGGGCTGGAAGGTGTCGGGGTTGATTGCACGAACCTGCTGAAGAGGAACGTAAGGGCAATAGAACAGACCAGCGTCATAAGGAGAAGTACCCTTATAACCAGCAACGTAGTAGTGCTTGTCAGCAACGTTAGCAGAATAAGGATCAACGTAGACCTTGATGCGACCGTTCAGTGTACCAACCAGAGTAGAGGAGTTGTCATCAGGGACAAGACCGTTGTTACCTTGGAGAGCAGGAGCGTAGTCAAGAACGCCAGCCATGCCGAGGGCAGATACAACATCAGCAGAAGCGATCAGGATGTTGCCCTTCCCGCGTCTTGTCTGATGACCGATTGCGTTAGCATCTCTTTCGATCTGGAACAGAAGACCTTTGAACTTCTCAACAGACCAACGACCGTTAGAATCAACGTCGAGGTCGAAGATACCAGCGTTAGCAGTGTTGTTTTGAGCACCAGCAACAGCGTTTGTGTAGATGGTTCTAACAACTTCACGGTTGATCTCAGCAAGGATCTCAGTGCTAAGGATGTTAGCGAGTTCCTGCTCAGCATCTAAACCATGAATTGCCTTCAGGTCTTGAGCAAGTTCAATACTGTATTCTGCTTTCAAAGCGCGAGCCTTGGCAGTAACAGTAACCTTCTCGATCGAGAAGCCCATTTCTCTGAAAGCAGTTGCTGCAGCAGCATCTGTAATTGCTTCAAGAGCAGTGGTGTTCATTCCTTGAGCATCACCTGTCAACTCATATGTTCCAGCAGGGGAATCATTAAGAAGACCAGGGTTAGCGCCTTCAGCGTCGTTAATAGCAGAACTGGATGCAGTCGGATCGTAGTCAGCAAGACGGTTACCATCAGCACCAGAGAAACCTGCGTTAGGCTCGTTGAAGAATGCTTCTCTGTAATCGGAACTGGAAGGATCTCTCTCAGTACCGTATTGTGTTCTCATCGCGAAGATCAGTCCAGTAGGACCAGTCATCGGTTGTACGCCAGCAATATCATAAGCGATAAGCTGAGGCATAGAGCGTCTGATCAGAGAAATCAGAACAGGGTCAAAACCAGCAACAGGACCAGTTGCAGTGGCACCGCCACCGAAACCACCTGTACCAGCGGTTTGAAGAGTCTCAGAAAGGATTTGACCTTCTTCGACAAGTGCTTTTTCTTGGTTTTCGAGGAGTTGTGCAACGACGCCGCGCTTATGGGAATCTTCGATCTCGGGGAGACTGTCGTGATTCAGAACGGGTGCCCACTTCTCCTGAAGTTGATTTAAAGACATTTTTAAATTTCCTCTAGGATTAAGTAGTTAATTATTTGGACCAACGGGCAAGAGCATCAACGTATTTCGACATTGTGCTGCTCGTGGTATCTTCTACAAGGGGTTCCGAAACTTCTTCGGTGGGTTCGGTTGCAGCAGCAACTTCAGCCTTTCTAGTGAAGTAGGATTCCTTGATAGTATCGATCTTCTTACGAAAATCTTCTTCAGTTTCAAACTCAACACCCTCTGCCAGAGAAGCGAGCTTCTCTTTCTGAGTCTCTGCGAGACCTGCGGCACATTCGTTCACAATTTCCATTTTTACAAACTCACCAATTCTCTTGTTCAAAGATACATTGGTGTCGATTTGCTCGTTGAGTTTAGCTTCCATATCATCAAGCTCACCTGCCATACCATCTAGCAGGTTGAACTTCTCCTCAGGCACTGTAAAGTTGTGCTCTAAGAAGAGACCTTTAAGACCGTTGAAGAACGACTCTGCCATCTCAGTCTTAATGCCATGCTCGATCTGAAGTGCGTTTTCCTTCATCCATTGTTCGGCGGCATAAGTGAGATAGTCGTCTACCTTCTCGGCCAATTCTGTTTGAACTTTTTCGACTTCTTCAGTCAGCGTAGTTTCAAACGCTTCTTGCAACGCTGCAACTTCGGTATTTACCTTGGCTGTTACTGCTGCTTCAAAGATTGTTGCAGCTCGCTCTCTGAATTCTTCTGATAATTCTTCACCAGCGACAAGAGCGTCAACATCCTGAGTAAAGTCGTACTTGGTTTCAGCGATTTCTTCTTGTTCGCCATCCTCAGTCTCCTCCATCTTAGCGGATGCAGCACTAGGTTTCGTGCTCAGGGACTTAGAACCTTCATGCTTTACTGCACCAGCAGCAGAAGCACCAGCATTCTTAGTACCTTTTGCGCCTTCAGCGGAAGCACCTACAGGTCCTTCTACATCGACGACTTTCTTCGGACTTCCAGATTTGGAAGCGTCCATTTTTTCACCAGGTTTTGCGTTCTTGGTGACAGGGTTAGAGCCTTCGTCCACTTGCTCCATATTATCTAACTCTTTATCGAGGGTCTCAGCCATTTGTAAAAACTCCGTTATGCATTAGCGTTGTCTGTATTTATTTATAAATCACAAACTCTTTAAAAACGTCTCAAACGCGGAAACCTTACGTTCTTGAAGATTAATGAGAGTTGCTTGATCAATTTCTTGTTTAATTTCTGCTACTGCAGACTCTTTTAGGATACCATTATCCCAAACCCACTCTTTACCTTCCATAATTCCATCAACGAAAGCATCAGGTGCGGAAGGATCAGCGACGATATCAGCAGCAGTTGCAAGCATAAAGTCGTCCATAACAACATTGCAGTTCTCTTCTTTACGAATAGAACCCATGCCTCTAGAAGAGACACCTAGTTTTACTCCTTCGTCAAGCAATGACTTAGCGACTTTACCCATAGGTGTGTCGAGAAGTTTTGCCTTACCGATGAAGTTGTTTCCATCTTCTCTAAGAGAAAGAATTTTATGAGAAACGCGGTCAAGGTTGATGGAAGGTCCATCAGGATGACCTAATTCACCAAGGGCACGCCCCTTTTGAATGTAGTTCTCATCGTATTTAGCAACTTCGCGTGCCAAAGTTTTCTGAGGATACATCCTGTTGTTACGGTTTTTGATTTCCGATTGCAGGAAGACACCTTCAATGAAGTAATTTTTCTTGCCTTCATTCTCTTCACAGAGAAAATCGACCTTATTGATTTCTTCAGCTATCAGTCTCATCGGTTTGTTCCTCAGGTTGTTCTTCGGTTTCTAATTCAGCAGTGGGTTGCTCCACTTCGTCAGTGGGAGGATCTTCAGGTTTGCGACCATCAACATCCACATTTTCTGGTTCGATATCTGTACCGTCAGTGGCAGTGTCCGCAATTTCATCGGCAACATCCTGTGCGGTATCATCTAATTCAAACCCCATACTCTTAGCAAAATTAATTTTTTGCTGTTGAATTGCATCGTATGCAGACGCAGCTAGTGCATCATTCACAGAGTCGATTGCTTTCGCTTTATCGTCTCCAAAGATTTGTTGTACAATTTGTTTTGCAATTTCGCTAGGCATAATGTTCCTCTCACATTGTTATTTATTATTTAGAATTCTCCCCTCTTAGCATCTCCCGCGTCTACTGCGGGTGCTTCTTGAGCGGACATGTCGTCTGCAGGTGGGGCATTGCTAGGATCCATAGAGGGATCCATCTCTGCCATTGGATCAACAATAATACCTGCTTCGCGTTCAGAGTCGATTTGTTTGTCAATTTCTTTGATCTCTTGCTCAGTTTGCTTAAGAACCTGACGACGCATATAGTCAACAGAGAAGTACTTACCAACGTAAGGATCCATGACGTTCACTTGATTCATACGCTCATTACGGATTTCAATTTCCTTCAGTTCAGTGAAGTAGTTGTCCGCAATAAAGTCAAACTGAATATGCTCCTTCATATCTTCCCATTCTTCAATAGACATAACGCCTTTGAGAACGAGTTGAGTTTTGAGGAGATCCATGAACAATTCTGAGAATCTCTTACGGAGACGTGCAATAAATTTCTGGAACTTTACTTCGTCCCTAGTAATTTCTGCAGCACGACCGATATTGAATGTGGTCTCAGTTTCGAGTCTCGATGAGGGCACGTTCAAAGCTTTGTAGAGCTTCTTCTGGAAGTATTTTACATCTTCCAATTCACCGAGGTTTTGCCCGCCAGGAAGGGTAGAAATTTCAGTGCCACGCCCTCCCTCGCGGCGAGGTAACCAGAAGTCCTCCAACATGGACATGAACTTCTTGTCATCTTTGATCTCACCCGTGTTAGCATCATATACAAGTTTGTTGCGATATCTACCCATAACTTCACGGAGATATTGTTCCGCTTTGTTCTTAGGAAGATTACCAACGTCGATGTAGAAGATACGACGTTCGGGTGCTCTGGATAGACGATAAATCACCAGAGAATCTTCAATCATTCGCAGTTGGTTAACTGCTTTGATTGCCTTATGTAGGTGACTAAGAGTCATATTCTTATTGAGATCCTGAATACCAGAATGACAATAAGTGACAGAATCAGAAGCAATTTTAATTCCTTGCTGTGATCCAGAATTCTTTAAACCCTTTGGATTGTACAGAAAATATTCTGCCGCTTTTTGTGTTAGTTGAGTATTGAGATCAAGTCCACGCAATTGCTCTGGACGTTTCTGTTCGTACTCAGTTACCTTGCGAATCTTGCGAGGATCGATATAACGAAGTTCTGCAAGACCACCACGAGGGTTATTGGGGTCAATCACCTTATGATAAAACAATCTTCCATCAACATACCAGCGACGGAAGATTTCATAAGCACGATTGTCAAAGTCAAGCAAACGGAGAATCTCCGAGAACTCTTCTCTGATTAATTTTTTAATTTTTTCTGATGCCTTTAAGTTGGACAATTCAACTTCGACAGGCACATCATCGAAGTTTCCACAAATAGTCTCATTGACAATATCGTCAACCGCACTATCACACTCTGGTTGTAGAACCATCTCCCTGTAACGGGTAATCAGTTCATATTCATTGCGGACTGTGCCATCAAAATCGACAGAATATCCGTAGTATCCGCCACCTACAATAGGTTGCGAACCATCCATGTTATCTTTTTGAACAAAAGAAGGCCCCTTAGGGACCTTCTTTGCTCTTTCAAGTGAAAAACCGAAGAGCTGATTCGACATTATAATACTAAAATTACTGGTCCGTTACTATTTAGCGGGTTAGTCGTTGGACGCATTCAGAGGAGTCCAATACTGAACCTGCATCTCTACAGTAAACTCTTCGATAGCATCGTTGTTACCATAGTCCAGATCAATTGCAGCAATTGCACTGGGGAAGATGTTATAGAATTTATAAGACTTAAGGACCTTAGGTTTCTGACCATCTTTGACATCTCTTGCCAATTGATGAACGCTCATGTCAGCAAAGTATCCAGTTGCGTCATCAGCATCACCAAGACCTGCAGCGGAAGTAAAGTTCTCGTTATATGCTTGAATGCTAGATGCCCACAATTCAAATGCGGATCTAAGGACGAAACCACTGTCGTTCATAACAGTAATTGTCCAAGGTTCAAACGTTCTGTCTCCAGCAATCTTCAGCGTACGACCTCTAAAAGGAACTTCAATGACACCGATCTGTGACGAGGGAAGATTCGCTGCACGCACAGTGAACTTACCAAGATTTACAAGGTCGCTGTTTTGAATAATTCCTGAGGGAAATGCTAGATCAACTTGGAATAGGTTAGGACGAGCAAAATCAGCAGCTACATTTGCCTTAAAGTCGTCAATCGTTCCTCTTTTTGCCATTGTTTTTAGGTGTCTCCGTCTTTAATATTTAGACAAAAGTGTATTTTCAGACAAAAAAAGAGACCCCGTAGGGTCTCTTGATTATGTGTATGTTTATCAGGATGCGACTTCGCTGAAAGAAACGCCAGAACGTGTAGCAACGAATGTCAAAGTAATGAAGTTGATTGTTCTTGTGGGTTTCACAAATACTTCTGCGTAGAACTCACCACGATCAACTGCCTCAGGAGGGTTGTTGTCAGAGTCACACTTAACGAAGAAGTCAGTCACACCACGACGACCTTGAACATCGCGAAGGAAAGGTTCGATGATATTCAGGAAGAGTGAACGTTGTGCCTCATCGTTTTGCTCAAAGAGTTGTGCCTTAGCAGCACCACTGATGACACGCTCGATAGAGAGGAACAGACGACGGACGTTGATTCTGTCGAATGCGGAAGCGAAACCGAGGGCAGTCTTGTCGCCAAAGAGGACGACGCCTTGACCAGGAAACGATACGATTGGATTGATTCTGTTTGCATACAGACGATCTCTTTGTGTTTTGGTTGGAGTGTATGCAAGTTTAATTGCATTTCTCAGAACACCACGCTGGAAACCAGCAGGTGAGAACCAAGGTTCAGAGACTTCAGAGGTTTGTAAGCAAAGACCTGCAACGTCACCGTTACAAGGAACATAACGATAAACATCGTTATACTTATCATAGATGTACTTATAACCAGAGTCAAATGCCATGTAAGAAGAACTAGGCAGTTGCTCGAAGAAGTTAACAATATTTGTTGTGGCAGTAGTAGTGTTAGTAACACCAATTACGTTTGCACGGCGAGGTGAAACGAATACCATACAATCTCTACGCTCTTCAGCGATGTTAACCAAAGAAGTGATCTTAGCGATTGCAGCAGCGTCATCCGCACCAGAAGGACCAGTAAGAATGAAGTCTACAGTTTGAGATTCAGGATCTTCTGCTAACTCATATGCAGTAGCAATGGAGGTGTTAGTAACAGAATACAAACCACCAGAGACTGCATAATCTACACCACCAACAAGACGATAGTAGAAAGTAGCGTTGTTCGTAGAACCTACAGTTGTGCGACCTGCGGGATAATCAGTAGAACCAGTAGCGGAACGAAGCAGGTTGAACTGACGCCCATTAGCAGCTAGACCCCAGTTACCATCAGAAGCAGTTGAAGTTGCGTTAAATACGCCTGTCTCGTGCAGACCCCAATAGATATACTCAGACTTTTGCTTAATTACTTCCTTGTAGTAATTTGTTTCACCAACAGATGTCTTAGCGTCAGATGCTTTAGAAACACCAACGAAACGCTCAAGAACAGCACCAGTTGTGCCAGTGATGCCACCATCAACGTCAACAACTAAAAGGTGAAGTTCGTCACGGTGACCACCAGCATTGCTTGCAAACAGAGAAGTGGCAGGGCGAGGAGCAACGTTGATCCACTTAGAACCAGGCAAATACTCACGCTCAGAATATTCATCGCGAACCGAACCAATTGCAACAGCGGTTGAGTTAGTATCAGCGATGCTATCAGTAGCAGCAAACTCGATGCTAGACTTGTTCAGAGCAATGTACACTCTACGCTCAATACCACTAGTAGCGATAACGCAAGTGTTAGATCCTTGAGTTACAGTCTGACCATCAGCAAGGATACCAGTGATACCACCAGAAGGAAGACCAATCTCAAGTTTCTTGTTAGCAGGATCCCAAGCAAGAACATTAACTGTCTGGTTAGAACCAGAGATTGAAACAGTTGTAGTAGTGCCAGGAACGAAGTCACCGACTACTGTAGTAACAGTCAGAACAATACTATACTTAAATACTTTACCAGCAGCGCCAGAAGTTGCAGAGAGTGCTTCATCAGCAACGAATTCGTGATCGTTACCAGAACCAGGAGCGGGAACAACAGCAATTTGATCAGCACCTGAGTCTGTTACAAAAATACCGATAGAATTACCTTTGGTTCCAGAGGTTCTTGCAGCATACTTCCATACGTTTGTAGCACCTTCATAGGTGGTTTCATACTCATTGGCATTTTTAATTTTAATTGCAGTGCCATTACTAACTGCGTTCTTAAGTGCTGTAGAGTCTACGCGAACTGTTTTTAGAAGACCGCCATAGGAGAGAAACTGAGCAGCAGTATACCAAAACTCATAGTTATAGTCATTGGGTTTACCAAATTGATCTACAAGATCCCTCTCGCTGGAGACTTCTACGATTTCTTCAACAGGACCAAGCTCAAATGGTGCAGCAAGCACACCAACGTTAGCGGTCGATAATGTGGTAATAGTCGTCAGGTCTCTTTCCTGTACAACTACACCTGGCGATAATTGATTGGCTGCCATGTTTAAATTCTCCTAGGGTGATTCCAACATCAGATGTCTAGGATTATTTATATTTTTGAAACCTTACCTAAACTCCCACATATATGATTTATCTCCGTATTCCGCGACCTTCCACACGTCACCTTGTGCGTCTGCAAAATACTCATCTTCCATTCCGTCAGATACAAATCCGAACGGTGCCATGTCTTGCTCAATAGATTCTCTCTGGTCATCGTAAATGCGTTGACGGACATCATTATCATGCATCTCTTTGAAGTACGGTTGCATTGCCATCCAAGCAAAGATAACTAAGCACATCGCCAAGTCATCATTACATCCCTCTTCCGCTTGGAAAGTTTGTCCCTTTGCGATAAAAGTTGTTAATTCTGCAATAGTGTCGTAATCATTTATAATGAGTTTATCATCCTCAATTAATGCTTTGAGGTTAGAACACCCAACTTGCTTTACAGCAGTGGACATCTTCACACCCAGTTGAGTCTTCTTTCCAGAGAATCCCTGACCCAACTGTTGTCCTGCACGTCCGCGCATTGCTGCCATCAAGAGATTCTCATACTCCAAATCAAACTGAATAATATCTGCAACCTGTCCGCCAATATCATTTACTTCACACAAAATGTATGCATTGTTGTATGCTTTCGCAACATCTACAATGATATTAGGTAGGACAATTGGTTTTATCTCATTGTTTTTATATCTAGCAACCATCTTATATGGAATGGTTGTGGTATCCATCACGGTAAATGCAGAATAATCATTTCCAACTCCACGCGATACGTCAACAGTTAAGATATAATTGTGTTCTGGAATTGCTTGTTCAAATACCGCTAGTCCGCGATTCTGATTCATAGGTTCATGATATGGCATGATCCTCAACTTACTAGGAGAGATCAATGTATCAACAGATCCTAAGAACTCACATTCAAACTCAACTCGGAACTGTTGTTCTGATGTGTTCTTAATAGTTTGTTCTTTCCATACCTCATCTCTACCTGGCACTTCTGACCAATGTACTTCAGTAGGGACATATTCATTTGATCCACGCTCTGCATCATGCCAGAGTTTGTAGAACATGTTCATCCCGTGAGGGGTAGAAATGATAATGACTTTTGTGGACTTACCAGAAGAAATAGTAGGATAGACAGAACTAAAGAACTGATCAGCAATGTGATTCGGAATGAACGCGAATTCGTCCAGAAATATGACGTTAAAAGACATACCCCTGACAGCAGAAGCGGAAGTAGAAGCAGCCATGATTTTACTGCCGTTTTCAAGTTCCAAAGAACCTCTGTTCCATTGGAGGATTCCTTGCTGGAGCCACTTGGGGAGGTTTTCATATGATAGTTGTAATCTTTGCAGCATCTCTCTTGCAGTTGCTGCTTTGTTTGCCAAGATTGCTACGTTAACATTTGGATTGAATAGCACATACCACAACAAATAGGAAGTCACAATAGTAGACTTACCTGACTGACGTGGTAGTTTTGCAATATTAAATCTCTCGGCATGAAACTTTGACACCATTTCCTCTTGGAAATGATACATGTCAAAGGGAATCAAACCCTTATCAAGAGAAACAATCTTGATATAGTTTTTGATAAAATATACAGGATCTTCTGAACAACGCAATACCTCAGCAACCTCATCTGGTGTGAAATCAATTGCAGTATTTGCTTTCTTTAGATTGGGGTTGCCTAGATACTGATCGTTATTACTCATTTTCTACTAATGTACCATGTGCTTTACGGATCTCACGGAGTTCTTGAAAATTCTTTTGCTTGGTGCCTCCGTCATATGCCCATGCATAACCCTCATCAATCATTGCTTCATTGAGTGATACTGCGGCATCTCCGATATATAACCAACCTAAGAGACGACCATACTTGCCCATACCACCAACAAGCTCAGTGCGAATAACAAGATCGTCATCCCCATCAATGGCACCATCCAACTTCGCTTTAAGCCAATTCGTTGCATCAATTCCTAACGCCTTTTCTTCCAAATCTCTCGTTCTTTTCTCTGGCGTATCAACGCCTGCAATTCTAACTCTTTCTTTCTTGTATAAGTCAAACCCAAGATCAATGGTGACATCAATAGTATCGCCGTCAAGAACACGATTGATCTCCGTCACTCGGAAGTTGTAACAACTCTTCCTGTTTGGGGGTGTCATTGCTCCCATGGGATTCCCTCTCATCTATGCCTAGTATATAGACGATAACGTAAAAAACTCCTACAAGGAGTATTATCAAAGAGATAACAATACTCCAAGTGACATCGTTTACGTCGTCAAGAGGTCTAAGTATGAGGTTCATGTGTGAAGGGTTGCCAATGTTCCCATCCATACTTATGCACCAAATGCATTCCAATGATAGGAACAAAGACTAATAGTATACCTAATGTTCCTATTCCAAATGGATTGTTAAGCGTGGTAGCAGCAAAGTGTGCTGCTTTGTGTGCTAGGCTGGATAATCCCATTTCGTTATAAAATCGGTTTTGTGTGAAGGTCCCCAATTATTTTCATGATAAAGATAAGGAGCAGTTCTCACAGTGCATTTCTCACCAGTGCAAAGAAGATCGTCTACAATTCTCCACGATTCTAATACTTCCTCTGAATGTACAAAGTTAGATTGATCTTGATGAATTGCATCATAGAGAAGTTTTTCATATCCATCAACTGCTCCATGAGGATATTTATGTGTCAAGGTTGCTGTTTCAACCTTATTTTGTAATCCTGGTGTCTTCATATCCATACGAATATCAAGGTGAGGATCTGGTTGCAGTCTAATTACGATACGATCATTAAACTCATGTCCCTCAAATAAACCAATCGGAGGTGCTTTCAGTTTGACAACAACTTCAACACATTGATATGGTAGTTTTTTACCAATCATATAATAGAAAGGTACGTCTTTCCACCTCCAGTTATCAACATATAAATCACCAGCAACGAAAGTGGGAGTTTGACTATTAGGATCTACTCCATTTTCATCTCTATACCCAATGTATTGACCCGCAAGAAACTTACTACCTAATCTAGTTGCTGCTAATACTTTAGTTTTCTCTCTACGAACTTCAGTAGCAGTCAATCGGCAGGGTGCTTCCATAGTAGTGAGTGCAAGAACCTGAAGCATATGGTTCTGTAACATATCACGAACAACACCCGATCCATCATAATACTGAGATCTACCTTCGCATCCAATAGTTTCGGTTGCGTATATCTGCACTTCTTCAATATAATCTCTATTCCAAAGAGGTTCAAGGATTGTATTGGAAAAGCGAGTTGCAAGAATATTACTGACAGTATCTTTACCGAGATAATGATCAATACGATAGATTTGTTTCTCTCTAATATGTGTAGAGATACTCCTCTGTAAATTCTCAGCTGATTTTAAATCAGTGCCGAAAGGTTTTTCAATAATAACTCTAGATCGATCTGGATCATCCATCAATCCAAATTCTTTTAAATTCTTTACTGCAATATCATATGTGCTTGGTGGCACAGATAAAAAGTATGTTGCATCTTCTAAGACAGGTAGTCTTCTAAGTGAATCAATATCACTCAAATCACAGGAGACATAATCTAATTGATGAAGAAACTCTTCAGGATAATTTTCTCCACCAATTTCTTGACGCCATTGTTCAGGAGTTCTTTCTCTACGAGCAGCACCAGTAATTAAATAATTATCTGGTAAAAGACCTTTGCTCCAAAGTTTATACAATGACGGAATTAGTTTCCGTCTACAAAGATCACCAGTAGCACCAAATATAACGATACCTTTAGTGAGCGGTTCCGTTTCCGTCATAGTCCTCCGAGTCGTAATAGTCATTTTCACCTTTAAGTCGTCCAAATGCGAGGGTGGTACAAATAAAGGGCGCTGCAATCCATAGTAAGAAGTCACCGAGGTTCATGGTTCTCCATACCCGTATGATTACCATCATCAGGAAGTCTACCATATTCTAGGTATTCAATTGCCTGTTTAGATCCTTCCAGTCTAGTTAATTGTTTATCTAATTCTAACCACCTCTCGTATGCTTGATCGAGTTTACCTTGTTCTTCATGCAATTGCATGATTCTTTTTTCAAATCTTTGTAATAGTTGTTTATTACTCTCAGTTGTTTTCATCGTACGTTGTGTCCTCCAAACATATAACGCATTCCGTTTAGGATGCGGTTTCCAAATTCACCCAAGTGTCTTGAGTTGAATCTCTCAAATAGTGCAGCAGAGATAACAGGTGTAGGAACACCAAGATCTACAGCAGCGTGTAGAGTCCAACGACCCTCACCACTATCTGATACTCCACCATCGAACTTGCTAAGGTCATGATCATGTCGGAATACGTCAGCAGTGAGGTCAAGTAACCAACTACCAACAACACTACCACGACGCCAAAGTTCTGCTACTTCAGCACAGTCAATATCGTATTCGTAATCCCTCGGATTTTCCATCGGAGCCACCTCAGCATCACCCTCCTTGGTGTAATTGGAACCAAGATTACCATGATGCAAGATATTAAACCCCTCGGCGTATGCTTGCATGATGCCATATTCGACTCCGTTATGAACCATCTTTACGAAATGACCTGCACCAGGTCCCCCACAATGTAACCACCCATACTCAGCAGATGTTGAGCTGCTGTATGGATCTGTGCGGGGTGCAGCGGATAAGCCAGGTGCGAGGGCTCTGAAAATGGGGGCACAGACAGATACTGCGCCAGTTGCACCACCAACCATAAGACAGTATCCACGCTCCAGACCGTAAACTCCACCACTAGTACCGCAATCAATATATTGGATGCCAAATTTAGAAAGCCTTTCTGCTCTCTTGCGAGAATCTTTAAAGTTGCTATTGCCATGATCAATAACAATATCCCCGTCGCTAAGTAATGGTAGTAACTCATTAAGTGTGTCCTCTACTAGTTCTGCAGGGATAACAAGTTGAAAAATGCCTGGTGATTTACCAACCAAACTGTCTTGATTGTGAACTACTTGAACAAGGCTTTCCAGATCAGTGGTAACTCCACTGACATAACCCTTTTCAAACGATTCTTGAGCTTTAACATAATTCCTCCTGTAACCCCATACTTCAATTCCTGCTTTCATCATACGGCGAGACATACCCTCGCCCATACGACCAAGACCAATCATTCCAACTTTCATCATACCCTCCAAGGTACAGCAGATTCGTGACGGCGACTCATTTCAACAATGAGTTTGCCGTACTCTTTATACATTCTGTCACCAGCAATGTAATTTGTCTGTCTTTTCTGTAATGCATCTATAATAAGTTTATAGTCTTGCTTTGAAAAGTCAGGCATAAATTCAGTACTCATTTAATAAGCTCCATTGCTTGTGATAGTTCCTGAGCATGTTTAATCTCATCATCTTTTATCTTAGCGATATCAGAATCATCTGGATGTTTTGTCAGGTATTTTTCATATGTATGCGCGGCGTGCCACTCTACTTTTTCATTTAGATCATAAGCAGAAACAGGAAATAACCCGTAATAAACCACCATAATCCAATAGTAGATAAGGACGAGAGATCTGGCAAAAGCGCGATCAATAAAATAATCAGCACCGCCCCGCTTTTCCATGTATTCAAGATGCTCTGTTTCATTTAGAGTCTGTGAAAAATGTTCCTCCATAAGATGTAGGTGTATTTCTCCTCTTAAACCCATAGATTCTCTAAAGTGTAACACACTGAGAAACGCAAAATAGGGTGCCCGAGCAATCTCTTCAAGCACCCAAAAACGTTGAAAGTCTCGACCTTCATATAGAAAGTCGATTATGGCAACAGTGATGTTTAAAACAACAGTGTTGAATGTCTTCATTCTACATGTACCGTTCCGATCATACCAGCTCCTTTGTGGGGAGCACACCAATAAGTATAGTCGCCTGCATCAGGAAATGCAATCTCAAAGTCTTCACCTGGTAACATTGCAAGTCCTTCATGACTTAATTCTGGATGATCTTCGACCACCACGTTATGTGGAGGAAGCATGTTGTTGACAAAACGAACAGACTCACCAGCAGAGATAGTAACTTCAGATGGTTCAAACACTAAATTGCCTGATGCACCCATAGCAACATCAACTGCATAAGCAGGCATAGCAAAAAATAGTGCAGCGAATAAGGAAAAAATAAACTTCATAAAACCTTATGTAACTACACTATCTAGTAGGTATTTGTATTATGTTATGTTTTGTTTGTCAGGTTTTCTTGACAGAAAAATCTAGGGCAAATCTCTTGTTATGACTAGAAATATCTTGTGCTGCATGAGGGACTCTAGGATCAAAAATACAGAAATCACCTGGCCATAGTTTATGATCAATTCCTCCATGATGAAATGCTCCACCATCTGTTTCTGGATTCCAATCATTATTCAAAATACCCATGATCTTGATAGTATCTGTACGATCAGGATCATCAACATGGATATTATCTTTTCTATACCTATCTTTAATTGATACACCTGTATAGAAAACTTCGGGTATGAACAATTGTCGATTGGTTGCTTCCCATACATGCAACAAAACAGAAGATGTAAGACCTGCTAGAAAAGCATCTTTGATCTTACCATCTTCTACAATATCAAGTTTTGCATGTTTATCATTGAAAGATGCTCCCATAGGAAACCTCCAATGCCATGATTCTCTTTCTGCAGATGTTTTATGAATGTATTCTAATACAGATAAGGGAACTACATTACGAACTATTTTTGGCATTTGTCATCAGTGCATCAAGTTGTCCATCGACGTACCCTCTTCGGTACTCCCAAGTGTCGCCACCTGTTTGACCACGACTAGCATTAATACATTTGTTGTAATCGGGATCTTCTTTTGAAATATTGTTGCAAACAAGTCCTGCCAGATCTAATTCGTTGCCTTTCTGACCAGTTCCTGTCCACATATGCTGTCCGTTTAACCAAACGGCACCACACTTCTCACACTCCTTCCGTTCCATGGAAAAAGATGAGACTTCCTTTGGATCAGTCATCTCTGCAGTATCCTCGTGGTAGGGTTTTACTTATTTATTGTAGCACGTTGACACAGTTTGTCAACAGTTCCACGCTCGTAAAGATTTATTGATTCTAGAATCAGGATCTGATGCAGTCTTCTTAGAAGTTAATTTTGCTTTCATTCCTTTCATTCTAGCGCAGAAGGATGCCCGTCTGGGATTTCCAACCTTCTTTGAAGGTGCCTTAAGGTCGCTGCCAGGATTTTCTCTTTCGTAAGACTTTCGTCCTTTTTCGTTGAGTCCACCTGACTTGTTCTTACCTGCTTTTCTTGTCCAAGCAGCTGCTGCTTCTTTAACATTGTCTACGTCTTCCTTTTTGACGCAGCGGTTGTACGTTTTGCCGAATAGTTTTTGAGTTCCTTTCTTCTCGTAACCAGGCCAACACTTCTTTGCTTCGTTGGTTGTTTCTTCATTCTTAGGACGGCAATCATTCACCAACTTGCCACCCTTCATTTTCATACCCACTTTTTTGTGAGTATCCCAACAAGCCTTTGCTTTCTCTTGGAAGTCTTGGAAACCTACGTTACCTTCAAATTCTTCTTTTTTGGATTTATTTCCCCAATTCTTTGCACCTACTTTTCGGCATTTGACTAGTGCTCCGCTGGCATACGCACTAGGCCAAACAGAATAACGAGATTTTACCTTATGATAACAGGCGTCCTTTTCGCCTTCATTGATTTCTTTTTTACCGCTTTCAGGACCTTGGGCATTGGGTCTACCTTTCTTTTTAGTTGCAACAGGTGAACCTTTCTTAAAGTCAGAAGGATAAGTTGCTTCGGATTGTGTTTCTTCTGTTTTCACGTTAATTGCCTTACCTTTGCGATCTGGATTAGGATCTTTGGCATTCTTGCGACGGAATGCTGCTTCCTCTTCATCCTTATTTAGGTTGCGTTTCATTTTACTTGAACCGCACTTGGGTTTGGTGGTTTGTCCAGGTTGTTTGGCACAGGGTTTTCCTGCATATTTACCACCGAGTTGAACCCAACCAGGCTTGCCATCAGAAGACTTACTCTTGCCAAACCAGTCACGCAAAGAATTATCACCACTCTTCGTGCCTTCGGAGACTCCTTCGCCTCCTTCAGAAGTAATCCCAGATTCTTGGGCTGCATCTTGTTTTTCACCTTCGGTCGCATCCTTTACTGAATACTTATCCCACATACTACCTCCATATGCACATTGATTTCTTGACTCTTTTTTACAACAGAGTCTACAGTACCTTTTAGTTTGTCCTGGTGTTTTAACCATAATGATATGCAGGTTTGTTTGTTTTACCTAGTTTACCTTTTCTGACTTTGGTTCCAGAAGTTTCGCCATAACCAGAAGGGTTCTTACCAGGTTTTGACTTGCCTACGTTCATAGACTTGCCAGGTTTTTTAGATTCAGTATCATGCAGTCTTGCAGGTTTATCCTTATCTTTTGTGATTACAGATTCCTGACCATGCTTTCTACCGAGACGACGCATAACTTTACCGAAACGTCTCTTAGACATTCCTTTGCCAGGACTTGTTTGATATGAAACCTCACGTCCTGTACCTTCACCTGAAGAATATTTATATTCTCCTACACCTTTTTTATATCCAATTCCTTTCTTCTTTAAATCTTTTTCTAGTGCTTTTCTACTAGCACGATTTTTCTTTTCATCGGTTCCACGATCAGCAGAAATATTACCAGTCTGTTGTGTCTTAGATTTACTAAGCATTCTGGTAGTTGGGTTACCCTCACATAGATCAATAAAATCTTTGTAAGATAACTTTTGATTTTCTTCTTTGAATCCCATGCCAGATTTCCAAGTTTTTTGTTTTGTTTGTTTCTTTTGCGCTAACTTATTAGCAGTGGCATACATAACATCTTTGTCACGTTTGCCATAAAGATCTTTAAAGCGAGAAGCGTTTTTGCTCTTCATCCCCCTAAAGATTCTTTCTGCTTCTTGGTTAACGAGTGGCATATCAACCGCCTACAACTTGAATTTCTTCAAGAACAATTGCATTACCAGTAACAGCAACTTTCACGCAACGTTGTACAATTGCTTGAGGTCCTGAGGCATATGAGTAGTCTGCTGAAGCACTGGAGGAATTGATATCTGTGGCGATTGTATTTCCTGTAACAGCAGTAATTTTTTTACCCGCAGTTCCTGCAGAAAGGAAGTTACTATCAATAGCAGGAGATGTGCTGGCATCTACAACTGCGATAAAATCACCAGATGAGAATGGATGTGAATCACCTGTAGAGTGAAGATGTTGACCTAAAACATAATCAGCAGTCGTATCATCAACTGCTTTTACAATTCTTGCTTGACCAGGTTTGCCGCCCTTAAGTAAAAGCGCCTGATCTTGAATAAGGGTGATTGCAGGACCACCATTAAATGAAACTGTTGCATCACCAGCGGTTGCAACTACGCGATAATATCCAGTCTGTACAACTTGATACTCAGTAGCATCTGCTGCAATAGCATTGGTGCTTAAAACGTTTAATACTGACATGTCGTGTGTTATTAATTCGTGTCCTCTTTATTTATCTCTTTTTGTTGCTTTAACATCTTTTGTAACTCCGCAGTACTGCCAACAAACATCGTGTTATTAACAGTAGACGGTCCTGATTTCTTTTCCTCAGCATCCAACTCCTTCATTTTTTTCTGTAAATCAATTAATTTATCAGCAGTATCTGCTACATTTTTAATCAGTTGACCAGCAACTTCATAAGCACGAGGATGATCTGATGCTCTTGCTACATCTAGAATACCATCAACTGCTTCCTGACCTTTCATGACCAGATTGTGCAGTTGAGCACGAGAAACTTCATAGTCATGTTTGACATCTTCAGTCTCTGTTTTTTTCAATGTAGGTTTCACCTTCTCAACATGCTTCTGGAGTTCGGAAGGTTCTGCTCCAAAAGCATCATTGAGTCCATCAAAAGGATTTGCCATGTTTAAATTGCCTCGTCAACACCACTGGTAGGATTACGCTTCTTATTGTCTGTGAAGGATGCAGTAGTTTCTCCGAATCCGAAATCATCATCAGCATCTGCTGAAAGCGGATTGGGTTGTACAGTATATCTCACCTCTCTTGGAGCGGTAGATGTATTGGTATCTGTATAGTAATCTGTAATTGCCTTCTTGATAACTTTTGCTTCGGTAACAGGACCATAGAGGAAAGTTTTTGCAGTAAATTGTAAAGTGTAGATTACTGCTCGTCTCGTAGTAAAGTTACCTTCATAATCATCTTCGTAATCGATATTGTTTAAGACTACGGGAACATCTCTAATTTCACTCATTTCAGGAAGCAATTTAACTGCCATATTAAAATGAGGTTGAAATACGGGTAGAATCTGTTCAAGAATTTGTAACCCGTCTTCTTGATTCTTAGAGATAATTGCTAATTCAAAAGACAAATTATAAGGAACAGGCATAAACACGTTCTTATTTTTGTCTGCTGAACTAGCAACTTTAATCTTTTGTGTAGGTGCAACCTTTCTGGTTGAATCATAAGTCACGCCATTGATCTCAAAAGAGATTCTGGGTAGAGTAATCTGCACCCTTTTATTAGTAGGATCAGGAACTTGATCCAGTCTTGCTAAGAATTTTTGTTTAGGACCATATGCCAAAGGCACTTTCATTACTTCATCATTACGACGCAATTCAATATTGTTGAACAGCGTGCCAAAAGCAACGATAGTCTTTCTAAAAATTTCGTGATATGAATATGTACCTAACATCAGATTGTAGTATCAGTAATGGACCCAATTGACCCGAAGGGATTTGCTTCAGAGAAGTCAATAATATCGTTATCCAATGTCTCAAAATCGTTGTTTTGATCTATAGAATTCGCGGTATTGACATTATTTATTGTATTGTATGATGCGGTTGTCCAAGCAGCGCCAGAAGACTGCCCTGTGATCGTCTCAGGGACGCTGAAAGTCCCCGAACGATTAAACACCTGCAACTGCCTGCTTGAGGAGTCCCACGCCTTTACCTCAGCGGTAACGTTAGATGTGCCTCCAGCAACAATCTCGCCAACTGTGAAGTCACTTGTGCCACCAAGAGCAAAGTTAACGGTAATTGCATTTGCGAATGCAGTCTCAATAGCATCGATCTCTGCAACTCCAGTATCGAGATCCTCATCACTGTATTCAAAGAGTTCACATTGACACTCCCAAACATAACCTTTTCCTAATTGATAAAATGGTTTTTCTGCCTCTACGAATTGAATTTCAAATAAATGTTTTGTTGTTGGAAAATAAATTAGATCCCCTTCGTTTGGTCGTCCTTCGACATTGAGGACTTCCAAATCGTCAACTTTTTCTTTAAACTTTTCACGGGAGAAAATAAACGTCGTCTTATCTTCGATGCGTACTCCAAATTTGCTAAGTAACTCACCTTGGCCCTCCCATCCTTCTGCATTATTGACATAAGCCCTGATTGCCCTCGCGCTGTCAAATTGCGAATCAGAGTCTTCTCCGAAGACCGTATCGCGGTTGACCAACGTCCTAGGAACGTAGTAAATATCTTGCCCATAAATTTCGATGCTCTCTACTACAAGGTTCTCTATGAACTTCTGCTCTTGAGAAGATGCATTTGCCTTTAGCAGATTAGTATGATTGCTAAAAACGTAATCTTGCGCTGGTGTGTTTTTAAATGCCATATTAACCTACCAGATCCATTGGTGGAATTTCGTATGTATCACGAATTGTATCTTCAAGATCTTTCTTGAATTGACTTGCATCCTCTAGAATCTGACGACCGTTAAGTGTAACACCACCTAGCATTTGAATGCCGTCATACTTACTTAGGTTTCTTCCCCATTGCTGTTGGAAGAGTGCTTCAACATAGTCTTTCAACCAGTTGTCATTATACATTGATGTGTATGTCTCAGGATCTTGACGCATTAAAACTTCAACTAAAATTTTATCTCCTGATGCTAAAGAGTCCCAATCAAAATCAAGGTACAATCTACCTTGTTTTTCATTAAATCTGACTCTCCTATTACGACCAGAATTAGTAACCCAATCAAGAGTCTCAAGATACTGAGAAGTCATAAAGTAATGAAGAATGTGTCCATGCGTCATGGCATAGATATCATTCAAGAAAATTTGATACTTGATATTGAACATGTTGCCAGGCACAATACTAGAGGCACCAATCTGAGTATAAACATGATTTACACCTAAGACGCCAGGTGGTAATGAAACATAGTTATTGTTTTCATACCAATTAGTAGACCCTTGTTGCGTTGAACTTTTTGCTGCTGTTTTAATAGCATCAGTCACTTCAATAAACATGAAGGACTTGTAACTACCATCAAAGTGATATTCTTGATAGTAATCGATTGCTTCTTCAATCAAGTCATCCAGTTGCTCTGTTGCAACGTTGATGTCGATAGTAGGGTAACCTAAACGACGAAGAGCGTAATCTCTTAGTTCGGTTTTAGATGCGGGTCTAGTAGCTGACATTTGTTATCAAGCGAATGAGGAGATAGTAAGTGTAGTAACATCATTAGCACTGACGACTTCTCCTTTTTTGAAGAATCCGTCAACAGTATCAACAGTGATCTGGTTAGTTCCCAGAGCAGTGATAACACCTGTAGTTCCACTGGTTGCGCCAGTGACAGTTGCACCGACTTCCATTGTGGTGACATCACTCAGTGTTAAGGTTGCATTGGTAGCGACGGTTGCAATGTTAACCGTACCACCAGATCCACCTGCCTGAACAATAGTAATTGTTTCACCAACAACATATCCAGTGCCACCATCATTAATTGTAACGTTGGTGATTGCACCAGAAGAAGCAGTAATATCAACAGTCAGAGAGGCAGAACCAGAACCACCTGTTGTTGCCAGAGCGGTTCCAGTAGTATATCCCGAACCACCTGCCAAGGTTGCCAAGTTCAGTGACAATACCTTACCAGCGTTGGCGTTAGCAATTGTCACAGTATCAGTAATCAAGTAACCAGAACCACCTGCATTAACTGCAGCAGCAGTGATTACTCCACCAACAACAGTGGTATCAACTGTCAATCCAGAACCAGTGCCACCAGAGGTAGCAACGGCAGTTCCAGCAGTAAATCCACCACCACCACCATTGCTGACGGCAGTAGTAACAACTGCGCCAGGTGTAGGATCACCAGACAAGTTCAGAGTCAGAGTGGTGCTAGTTGCAAGGTTGTTGAGCATTGCTCTAAGTTGTTCAAACGCATTATCAAGTTTTGTTTGAACTCTTGCTTCGGTGTAATACTGATTAGTTCCTTCAGCAAGATCAGTCGTAGTCTTATTAGCAAGACTAAGGTTTGCACCAGTTGCGGCAGCAACTTTGAGATCTGCTCTTGCATCAGCACGAGCATTGGTGTAATAAAGATTCGTACCCTCAGAGAGGTTTGTAGTAGATGCTGCTGCCAGTTTGGTATCAAAACGAGCATCAGAACGTGCATTGGTGAAGAAGATATTAGTGCTACCTTCAGTTACGTTATCAGTGTTGATTTCAGACTGAGTTACAGACAGTTCACCAGATCCTGCAAGTGCAATACCATTACCATATGTGAAATGAGTTCTGGTTCTAGCGGCAGTTGTAAAGAGGTTTGTAGAACCTTCAGTAATAGTGTCAGTATTAACATCTGCCTGAGTTACAGACAGTGTGTAAGTGCCTGCTGAGTCGTCATAAACTTTAGTAATACCTGTGCCAGCAACGATAAGAGCGTTAACTCTATCATCAACACGCTCATCAGTGTAATAAAGATTGGATCCTTCAGTAAGATCTCCAGTATCATGGTTGCTAATGTCAGAAACTGTACCAGTTACATTACCTGTAACGTTACCAGTTAATGTGGCAGTGATAGTTCCAGCAGCAAAGTTGCCCGATGCATCACGGAGAACAAGGTTGTTTGCCGAGTTGCTCGCTGTAGAAGCAACGTTAATTGTTGTATTACCAGAAACACCGTCAGCATTTGTTAATGTAATACCAGATGATGCTGTGACCTGTAAGGTGCGTTGTGCGTAAGTGTTTGCAGCAGTTCTAACAACATATCCTGTGCCAGACATTGCAGCAAGTGCAGTGATATCAGCGTCAACAAATGTTGTAGTAATACTTACATCAGCAGATCCATTGAAGGATACGGTGCCAGAAACAACACCAGCAACTGCGATATTTCTTGCAGTCTCCAGAGTAGTTGCTGTGGAAGCGTTGCCAGTCAGGGCAGCAGTAATAGTTCCAGCAGCGAAGTTACCAGATCCATCACGGAGAACAACTGTAGATGCAGTATTAGCGGTTGCAGTTGTAGCACCATCAAGTAAATCTGCGTTCAGGTTGTTAATCTTATCAGTTGTGGGAATGACAAGAGCAGGACCAGAAGAAACTTGAGAAATGATCTGACCATCAACAGTCAGCGTACCATCAATGTTGGCATTGGCATCAACATCAAGAGATGTCCCAGCGCCAGTAAGGTTAAGAGAACCAGCACGAAGAGGACCATCTGTGCCAGAAAGAACTTCAGCGTTGTTAGTTGCACTTGTTAAGAATGCGAATTGGGAGGTCGATCTGTCGAATCCAAAGAAACCAATTTTCGCAGAGCCGTCGTAATAACGGAACTCAACACCACGATCCTTACCGTCGTTAGACGATGGTGCTGTGTCACCACCCACAGTAATAATAGGGTCATCGATAGTTGTGACCGTAGAGTTGACAGTAGTGGTTGTTCCATTGACCGTTAGATTTCCAGTAATAGTAAGATCCGACTCGGCAGTTAGATCACCACCAACAGCCAAGGTTCCACGAATATCAGTGTTACCATTGTCAGTATCTACTGTAAATTTGTTAGCGGCAGATGCATTTTGAATAGCAAATGTTTTGTTATCTGCAGTAATAGTAACGTCATCATGAGTTACCAAAGCACCAGAGATGTCTGCAGAGTTATTAAGATCAAGAGCACCTGTCAGTTCTGTAGCACCATAGATTCTTGCAGCACCGCCAACGGCAAGGTTCTTACCAATACCAGCACCACCAGTCAGACGGAATGCACCATCAGCAGCATAAGAACCAGTAAGAGTTTGTTGTGTGTTCCTTGTAATTGTTGTTACGTTTGAAACACCAAGAGTATTATTAATTTGAGTTGCATCACCAACAGTCAGTGTGCCGATAATATTTGTATTACCATTATCAGTATCAACACCAAACTTCTCGACGGCAGAACCGTTTCTAATAGAGAAGATTTCATTTGCTTCGTCGATGATAACAGAATCATTAATATCAATCTGACCATCAACTCTTAAGGTGCCAGCAACAACTGTATTACCACTTGCAACAGCAACAGTAAACTTGTTTGTGCCGACATCAAAGTTTCCGTCGATACCAGTAGCACCAGCAACATCTAATGTACCGTCAGTTACGACATTACCAGAGGAAGAAGCAACAGTAAACTTATCTGTGCTGCCACTTCTAACTGCAAAGTTAGCATCAACATCAACTGTGCCGTTAAACTCAGAGTTACCAGTTACTGTAAGTTGAGCACCCAGTGTTGTATTGTTATCAACATTAAGAGTAGAATTCAACTCAGTGTGACCATCGGCAGTCAGCGTGCCTTCAATATTAGTATTACCAGTTACGTTATCAACGAAGAACTTATCAGTCGTTCCATTTCTGACTGCAAAGTCTGCATCAACATCAACAGTGCCATTGAATTCAGAAGCACCTGCAACATCGAGTGTGCCTTGAATATCTGTATTACCAGATGCACCAAGGACAGAGAACTTAACGGTATCACCAGAATATCTCTTACCAACGAAAAGACCTTCGCCAGATCCTGTGCCACCAACGTGGAGAGTTCTTTCAACACCAGCACCACCATGTGCTCTGATAGTTGTGGTGTTATGAGATGCATAGGAAGGAGTTGCCTGATAAGAGTCACCGAAACGACCTCTGTATCTGACACGCAACCAGTTCAGTCTGGATTCTGCCTCTGTCGCACTATCCTTAACTTCGATAGCACCGTTAACGTGTAGTGTGCCATCAATCAGTGCATCACCAGCGACATACGCACCACCATCAACTCTCAGAGAACCATAGTCGTTAGATTGAATCTCCCATACACCAGTGCTGCCATTCTTAGCAACCGTAATATCATTAGTGCTTTCAGAGTGAATGTTACCAGCGATAGTAACATCACTGTTAGCATCTACAACACCAGTTACGGTGAGGATACCGCCAATCTCAGCATTACCTGTTGTAGTATGGAATGTAGTTTTAGTTGTACCAGAACCATTCTTAAGTTCAAGAGTCTTAGAAGCACCTTGGAATACAATATTATCATCAAATCTACTTGTAGAATTAGCACGGAAAGTGCCATCTACATCCAATAATCCGCCAATGTTAACTGCACCAGTAATACCAACACCACCAGCAACAACTAAGTCACCAGTTGTATTAGAGGAAGATGCAGTACCAGTCGTTAACTTTACATTACCAGCAGTAATACCAGAAGCAGTGCCAGAAAAGACTTCGGAAGTATTTGTAGCAGCATGAAGGAAAGTAAAACCACCTTCATGACCAGCCAAATCAGTATAGTTAGTGTCCCAACCATAGAAACCTAAGCGTGCTTGAGAATCATAATATCTAAACTCAACACCACGATCTTTGTTGTCATCAGATGAAGGAGCAGTATCACCACCCAGAGTCATGATAACATCATCAACTTGTAAAGTTGTGCTGTTTACAGTTGTTGTTACACCATCAACTTGGAGGTCACCCCAGACACGAACCAGACCAGTTACTGCACGATCATCGCCAGGATCAAGATTAAGTGTTCCTGTTGAACCAATGTAATCTCCTTGGAATCTTGCATTTTCTACATGTACTTTACCATTTGCATCTGATGCATCAATGTCAACAACATCTTCTGCAGTAATTGTAACTGTGCTAGTTCCAGAACCAGAGTTAGTAGACTGAACTGTAAGATTTCTAGCAGAAGAAGAATTTTGTGTCAGAGAGAGGGTAAGGTTACCATCCCCAGACTTATCCAATGCCTGAGCAGCTGCTCCATCAAGAGTAATATCAGGATCAGAAAAATAGGAACGGACGTTAACATCAATCTCACCAGCGCCACTGTCGCCTGTATTGTTAGCGCCAAACAGTAGGTTGCCGCTTGTATCGTTAATCTTAACAAAGTTGAGGCGATTGAAACCAGTATTTGCTGTAGAGGTCGTAAGTTCATTATCAAGTTCAAAATTCTCTACTGCACTACCGTCAGTAAAGATAAGTTTATTATTCTGAAGTTGTGTATTATCTACGCCTGCGGCGGCGATGGTAACGTGCCCGTTTGCGTCAACGTCGAAATCTTCCTGTGCAAAACTAGCCAGTCCCTTCTGTTCCGTGGCTTCAGCCGCGAGGTAACGCCATGATCCAGTATCACCACTGGAATGAGTAGGAGCACCAGCACCAGCAGCAATCGTTCCAAGTGCTTGGTATACTTTTGATGCATTCTGGATAATATCATATCTAGAATAAGTTGTTCCTGCATCATAGTTAGGATACTTACTACCCTCGGTAGCAGTAGCAATAGGCACATTTGTGGCACTTGTTAGTCTACCATAGGCATCAACAGTGAACTTAGTAGCGTTAACTGTAGCTGTGCCAAAGGGTTCACTATTTCCACCTACACCTGATACAGATGTCAGGGATTCAGTATTATAGTTACCTGCTTGAACAGCGGTCGTAATCAGATCAATGGTAGGGTTACCACTAATACCAGCACCTTCATTAACAGAAATTCTTTGAGCAGTACCAGTAATTGTTCTGGTTGCCATGGTGTTACTGGCAGTTCTAGAAATGAGACCAGTAGTAGTCAGACCAGAAATAGCAACTAGATCTAAGTCATACGCTTGTGCTGACTGTCCTTCAGTTGTTCCATCAAGACCATAGTCAGCAAGGGTGCCGTTGTTGGAAGCAGTAAAATCTTGTGCATTTACAATTCTACCTTTAGCATCAACAGTAACTTTGTTGTAAACCCCTGTAGGAGTTGCTGTACCATCATAATGAGGGAGAGTTGATACGAGTGCTAATTCAGTGGAGAGATTGAGGTTGGCAGAACCATCAAATACACCAGAAGCAGTAATCTCATTAGAGAGTTGGATTTGTCTAGATGAAGCAAGTCTAGACGCAGTAGAAGCATTACCAATCAGAGTTGAAGTGATTGTACCTGCAGAAAAGTTACCATCAGCGTCACGCTGAACCAAAGTATTTGCCGTGTTAGAGGTGGACTCTACAGGACGTTCGTATCTTAACGTGTTCCATGCCGAAACGCCGTCACCGATCTTAAAACGACCTGTGTCAAGTTCGATACCCAATTCACCTTGTGCAAGAGTCGGGTTAGAGTTCGCCCATTCCTGAGCGCCACCTCTTCTTAATTGAATTCTATTTGCCATTTTTTACGACAACTCGATAGAGATTATGCTTCCAAGTTATTTATGCTAGTAAAAAAGGGGGACTTGTGCCCCCCCTATAATTACTCTTCAGTTTCTTCGTCGGGAGGATGTGAAGCAGTCTCCTCCTTCTCTTCAAAGTATTCTAATGTTTCAATAGCACCAAGTAGTTTCAGTGCTGTCACTTCATTTTCTTTGATCTTTGTTGACAGTTGCTGATTTTCTTCAATCAACTTTGCATACCTCTCTTTGAATTGAGAATGCATCTCTGCCTGTGATACTTTTTCAATTGCCATTATGTTTCTTGTTTTTGGACTAACGTTAGTAAAAGTGACTTGATATCACTCATATCTGATTTTAACTCAGAAACCTCTTTTTGTAAAGTGCTAAATTCCTGTTTTTTATTAAGTTCGGCTTTATGTGCTGCCATATACTTCTCATATTCAGAAGTATCGGAACATTGAATGGAACCCGTTTCCGAGTTCCTATACCAATCTTTTTTATCTTTAACAGGATGATACATTATACAGCAAGGGCGATTGCTCTCAAGTCTTTGATAATAGGTACGAGTGCCTGATTAGGAGACACAAATACGACCTTGATTTGATACTGATCAAAACTTAGACCAGATACTTCATACTCATAATCGAAATAAATTTCTCTTTCTGTAGTAGCTGGAACTTTAGAACCTTCTGATGGGAAGAACTCAAATCCAAGTTCATCAATCGGTGTAGAGGATCCAATAGGACGCACTCTATATAGCACCTTAATTTCACTGTTAGGAGGACGATATCCCGTATAGTATAATTTAATTGAACCAGAAGGATTAGTTAGATCTGCAACTCTAGTAATGTAAACTGCCTCATGCTCATCACCAACTGCTTGTTTTGCAGTATTTGGATTAGAAGGACTATTGATGCGGTTAGATACTAATGTAGCAGACATTCTATCTACATCAATAACAGGAGAAATTGTACTCTTCTCTGAAGTCATTGTCAAATCTAATCTGAATGACTTAGCACCGCTAAGTTCAGAAGATTCATTGATTGCAGAACAAATCAGTGAAGGAGAATAGAAATCATTATCCTGTCCAAGGATAACGTCGGAGAATACGCCATCATTTGCAAAAGATGCTTGAGATAAAGTGATACCATCATTAATAGATGTTCCACTAATAGTGTTGACTCTAGCAGTAATATCAGTCTTAGGAAGAAGCATTCTTTGAACTGAAGGAACCAGAGTGCTATACTGAATATTCTGTGTTGCGAAAATATTTGTTCCGCCACCAAGAATACCTAATCTAGCAATAGATGATGTAGAAAGTTCATAATAATCCAACGTAGTGTTTCCAAGTCCAGCGTGTGTCTTATTGATTTCCGTTAGAGGAATACCATCAAGGTTATAACATTGAACTACAGATTCATCTGCGTGAGATACTGCAGTTGTTCCATCAAGACCACGTTCATGTACAGTAATAGTCTTATTGTCACCAGAAATAGCACTATATGACATGACTTCATCGTTGATCTTAATATAACCAACATTGGTTGTGCCAATGGCAGCACCATTAATAATCTTATGGAATGCAGTGGCATCTCCAACAGCAACACTAGTATCTGTAGAAGAGATAGATGCAGTCAGAGCAGTATCAGAAACTTCTGAGACCACACCCTCAACAATTACATTATTTTCTGCACTATGCATACAGTGATTGCTATGATAAACACGAATCTTTCTTTGTGTTGTAGCATAAGTAGGTGTTCCTGTTGGGAAGGAAGGTTGAATCGCACTAGATTCAACTGCATCACCAGCATAAGAGATGCTACTTACAGTTGCAGTTGTGCTAGATGTTCCACCAGTAATTGTCTCTGTAGAAGCAGTAAACGCAGAAGAAACATACTTAAGTGTCAACGTATTAGTTCCAGCAGTCCAACTTACAACTTCTGCAGTAGGAGCAGTAGAAGAGTTACCAGTGATTGTTTCACCAACCGTGAAGTCAGCAGATGCACTAGTAACAACCATAGTTGCTGTCGTCTTAGAAGAGACAACGCGGTTAGCAATTGTTCCACCAGTATTAGATCCTGCTGCCCAGTTACCACTAATATCATTAATAGTCAATTGAACACCAGCATTTGTCACAGTTCTTGCTGTAACAGTACCTTCTGCCAAGGTAGTCTTCTGATAGATACGAGCACCAACGGTGTAAGGTAATGTTGTGGAGTTAAGAGTAAGAACCAATTCAGGTTGGAATGTCTGAATAGCATCAGAACGAAGATTCAACTTACCACCATTTCCTCTGTCCAGAGCAGTATTATTCAATACAAGTCTACTCTGTCCCGTAATACTAAACTCTGCTCTGTTTATGATGAACTTAAGGTCTTCATATTGGTCAGCAGTCCAAGTAGTAGCGTTTTGAGATTTAAATAAAACACCAGCGTAGGGTTGTTCAGAGATTGTTCTGTCACCCGAGATATCAATCTCACCCATTCTAGAGATCCAAATCTGATAAGAGTTGGAGTCAGAAAGAAGAACAAAACAATGTTCTTGTGATTGAGGAATGTATACAGGAGCGTCAAAAGTAAACCTAGTTGCAACTGCAGCAGACTCAGATAACTGAACCTGTGTTGGTTCTAAAGTTACGTCAGAGAAAGGTAGAATGGTTGTTGTAGGATAACCATTTTCCATTGTTCTGATCTGCATCGAAACAGGAATATTCTCATCCTTCTTGAAGAAGTAAACATCAACAGAAGTAAGGAATACACCACCAGTTTCATCAACAATAAATGATTGTGCAAGAGGGTCATACCAACCAATCTGTCTACTCTCGGTTCTAGTTGTATTAATTGATTGTTCTTGAGTAACTGTATCACGAACAACTTCAGCATTACGAACTGCTAAGACATTTTCTTGAACAGTATTTAACGTACCTCTCGCTTCATATTGTGTCTCTGCAGAAGATGCAACTGCACCAGCAAGACGCGAATCGGTATCTGAAGTAGAAAGTCTTAAAGTTCTAGTACCAGTTGCCCATCTTGGATTTGTATCTACGCCAGGATTAGGAATAAAGAAGGATGCTTTTAATTTACCAAAACGGTCAGAGATCAAACGACGATCTTTAACGACAGCACGGGCACCAGAAGTTCCAACTAATACTTCCTGAACTTGCATATTACCATAGAAATCACCAATCGCTTGCTCCGCAAGTGCATTAGTATCAATATTCAGGAATGCTGTTGTAGATGCATATGAAGTAGGAAGTGTTGTATCATCATAAGGATTAAACTGATAGAAATCATCAGGTGCAGCAACCTTAAACTTACATCCACTAGTAAGACCAGTTACAGTCTCACCAATAACAAAAGGTGTAGAGTTTGTTCTACTATCAACTGTAGGATCTTTAATAATTTCAATGATCTTAGGAATCTGATAATCAATAGTGCTCTTACCATCAAAGAAAGAATAGAAACGAGTTCTAGGCTTCAGACGAGCACAATCAAGTTCAACGTTTCTAGAACGAATCCAAGGAATAGAAGTGCTAGAAAGAACACTATCACCCAAAGACTGACGATCAATTCTAGGAATAACACGAGTTCTAATACCAGATCTGGTTTGCTGACCAGTAACTTGAATCGTAGTAGTTCTATTAATACGACGCATACCACGACCACCCCAAACGTTTGGTCGAGGAGATCTGCCGACATCTTCTGCTAACCAACCAGCATTTCTTGTAGTAGTAGAAGAAATAACTCTTTCACCAGTCCAGTTGGTTTCCCATGCTCTCCATTGAATAGGAGCGAAACCATTTTGATCAAGGTTCATTTCAGATGATACCGCTTGGAAATCACCTTCAATCTGTTGAACATTAACTGGCAGTCTATTTGTATCCAACCAGTCATCAGAACCAGGTGTCATTGTGATACGTCCAATGTAAGTAAAGACGTTGAACGGGTTAATGTTCTCAACACGAGAAGCATAAGGTTGTTCAATGATCTTAACCTCAGTGTACGGTAAGGTAATCAGAGGACCAGTTTGCTGAGTATTTGTTGATAAAGTAGAGTTAATAACTAGCGGAACGTTAGTTGTATAGTGTGATGGGCGACAAGATCCATACTGGAAATCAAGAGCAGCAGCAAAATCTTCATGACTAGTTTCCGATTTACTATGATCACCAAAATCATCAACCATAAATCCGTTCTTAAGACGGTTCTTACCACTAGAATCTAAGATTTGAGTATTGAATGTATCCGCTTCAAGCATATTGAGTGAAGTTTGATACTCAACTTGATCTAAGCGACGTTCAATAGAACCAATATCGCGCATAGTATAACGCTTGTTATCAGAGCGTTTGATAACTACGTCAGCTTCAGGATCGAAACCATATGGTTTGTGACTAATAACTCCCAGAAGCATACCATCTCTGATGTCATCAGGTTCAATAGGAGATTCGGAAGATTTACCTTTAATGATTTGGAACTCACCATCAGGTGTCAAGAATGCTTTATCAACTCTAGGTAAATACCAATCAAAGTCGCAACGGAAGTTACTATCAAGTTTAGGAATGTCGAATACTGTTGCATTAGGAGATCCAGATACATTGAATACTCTTGACTTAAAGTCAAATGTCGAACAGTTAACAAAAGCAGGAGATGCTACTGTACCTGTGCCGCTATACAAGTTCTTAACGCCTGGTCGGAAATCAAGGTAATCGGCAAGGAACTTAAATCCAAAGAAAGGAATATCTGTATAATTGGTATCCAAATAAGATTGACCACCAAAGTAATCACCAGTTGCAGAGTGTGTATAATAATCAACAACAACTTTTAATTTTCTAACTGGAGCAGCGACACCTTTCTTACGAACAATTTTAGAAATATCGTATAAGAAACCTGTTTGATTTACTTCTAAGAAATAGTTTTCAGTAACAACTTTAGAACCAAGAACAATAGATCCTACACTATCATTAATAATCGCATTGATTGCAGTATTGTTACTATCAAAACCATCAATTGTTTCACCTGGTTGAAACACACCAGAGAGATATACAACATTCAGTTTTAAAGTTCCAGAGGAGAAATCAACAACCTTTGCCCTTGCCTTGGAAGTTCTACCAATAACAATACTACCTGTAGCAAAGAAGGTAGGTTCAACTAAAGTGACAGAAGGAATAATTGGATCATTATCATCATTAGATTCATATACAGCATGAAGACGATAACAATCAGTTAAACCGAGAGAAATATCCCTGTCCTGAATTCTTGTACCATACAGGTTAGAATATGTCAGGTTATAATTTTGCTTGTCAAGATTTTTGATTGTCTTGTTAACTTTAAGGACAAACATCTGATTACCAGATTTTGTCTTTCTAGAAGTAACGTTTTTAGAAATAGTTGCCGTTACTTTAACTGATGTAATATTGGTTAAGTTATCAACCTGTAGAGTTGTTCTATCTGCAGAAGTAAATGTAGTGTAACCAATCGCTCCGCTAGAAGTAGTATTGATTGTAATTTGATCACCGACAGGATGAGTAGAGTTAGATCCTGCTAATACAGTGAGAGTATAGTTCGCATCACTGATTGCTTGGAACTGTTCGTTCTCAGGCAAAGTAATAGAAATAGAGTTAGAAGCAACAGTTTGAGCATCAAATGTTCTTCTGACAATCATAGATTCATCAGAAATACTCTTCACATACTTCTTAGGCATATCGCTAAGAAGATCAGCATTTTCAATACCAAACAGTTTTGTTCTATATCTAACAATGGTATTATATGTACCTACACTTGGAGGAGATGAACCTGCTGTTACATTTACCAGTTGTCTTCCGTAATTAAAAATGTTTGGAATACCACTGGTATTAATTGCAGTTTGAGTTACAGTGTCAACAGTAACAAACTGAGTATTGTTGAAGTAAATTTGATCGCCAGGTCTTAAATCCAAAGCGAAGTTTGATTGCAAACCTTCAATAGATGGACCAACTGTAGCAACATCAAATGTTAATGCAGCGCCCGCTCCACCAATTTGTGCAGCAGCAACGGTAAATGTTTCATTTACAACGTATCCAAAACCACCCTTAAGGATAGTTACAGTTGCTGCACCATTACCAGCAATTACGATAGAGAATGTCGCTCCAGTTCCAGTTCCATCAGTAGTGTATGTAGTTACAGTATATGTTCCTGCTACTCTAGCACCATCGGCAGCACTGATAGTATCTACAGTTGCAACATTACCTGAAGAGGTGCTGTATGTAAATGTGCTACCTTCAACTAATTCCAGATCTTCTAAAATTGCATCGCAAGTAAATTCAACAGCATTTGTGCTCTCATCTCTAGAGACAAAAGAACGTGTATCAGAATACTGATAATTATGAAGAGCATTAATAGTTTCTACATTCTCACCATCAACGGTGATCATTTCACCTTGGGCAAATGTACCTTCTATTTGATATACAATTAGTGTATCATCATTAGAGATAGCATTAACTAAATGTGCTCTAGCGCCAGTAGTAGCACCAACAACCAGAGAACCTGCAGCAATTGTCTGTGCAGTTGATAACTCTAAAACACTAAACATCTGAACATCGAAAATGTTCAGTTTATATTGATCATCAGCATTACCAAATACTTGATCAGGATCGCCAACGTGCTCTAAAGATGCAACACGGGCATATCCAATAATGTTACCATTGGCATCACCAGGTGTGGATGTTAATGCATCACGCAATTCTAATGTTTGGTATGCATTAGTAATTGTAGAACCTGAAACATTAGGGAATCCATAAACATTCTTCACATTCGTGAAGTTACCCATTTCAAATGGGATAATTGTATTCTGAGAAGCATCAGTCTCGCGAGGTTTATCAAGATCAACATATGCAGGAGACAATCTCTTGATTCTATATCCTTTAACGTACGCTACGCCAGAACCAAATTCCACAGCATATTTCGATTCTGCTGCAGTATTACCAGAGGCAGTTGTAGTGCCTGCAGCATATACACCATTATTAAAACCATCATCGAGGTTTTCTCTCATGGTGATTTCAAAGTCTTTAACAACATAGTTGCCAGACTCTTCAAAAGTTCTAAGTGCAATACTTTTTTCTAACTCGTCGTATGCACTTCTATCTACAAGTTTTTCTACCTTAGATGCATTAATACGAAGAAGTTCAAGGAAGTTCTTATCTGCATCATCAGTGAGAAGTTTCTTGATAAGGTTAGTTGTTATTCTGAACCTGTGAGCACCAGGAGCAGCATAATTAGATGTGCCTGCTGCGTTATCATTGAGTGATAAGTCATCTTCTGGGGTGACAATTGACTCTTGGATATCGAGTCCGATACGATAGGAGGGGTTTGATCCATACTGATCTAAAAGAATATACTGATATGGGACATCAACAAAGAATCCCCTAATAAAATAAACACCACTTTGAACGTATGCAACAGAACCCGTTTGTAGAGCAGCAGTGGGAAGTAACTGAGCAAAAGGAGAACCAACTTCAATCAGAGTGGTTCCAAAAGTGATTTCAGAGTCAGTAATTAACTGTTCATTGTTTGCAAAAGTTTCTTGAGTGCTGTTGTCGCCACCAGACTCAATATATTTTACATATAGAGTAATATAACCTTTATCCGATTCTGTAGAGGAGATGCTGTAAAGGACCTTTGCCTTTACACCTGTAGTAAGACCAGTGATGATCTTATCATTTAATTGAGTTCTATAAAGTTCAACATCAGCACCCAAGAAAGATTCTTGAAGCATGATGGCATCGACATTCAGATCATAACCTACCTGACCTGGAATAACCATGGCACCATCTTTGAACAGGTGAGCACCTACGTTCTCAACCTGATTCTGCATGATGCTCTGCATCGTAGTAAGTTCCCTTGCCTGAATAGGGAATCCAGGACGGAACAGCACTCGATAAAAATTCTTATCCGTACTAAAATCGTCGTAATAAGGTGTGACGTTTAAATTGGTGTTTTGTGCCATTAGAACTCGATTACGATTTTGATGTCTTCTACCTGGTCGTTTGCACGACTGATTGCCCTTCTATTATCTATATAAACAACCTGACCGCTATTTGACGCCAGTTCAGGTTTTGAATAACCATTATTAAACTTCATACCCAAGTCATACTCAGTATTGTTAATTGTTCTAGAAGATGAGTTGGGAACAGCAGGGAAATTAACATCTGGTTGACCAGCAGCACCAGAAGTTGCACCGTTGATGACGTTAGAACCGTCAAATTCATTCTGTGTACCTGTAACTTCAGGGAAAATACCATCAACAGCGTTTTGATAATATTTCAAAACTTTTGTTGTAGCATTCCAAGAAATGACACGACCACGAGCAGTAACGTTGGTTCCACCAACAACTCGTGTTTGAGTAATAATTTCATCAGGAACATAGTTCCCTTGGAATGTAGGAGAGAAGATTGCTGCTTTTGTAGCAGATACTGTCAAGTCAGAAATTAATTCTGAAGTTCCAAACTTCAGAGGATTAGTAACAAGACCGATACGACGATAATCGTTATCAATCGGGAAGTCGCCAGCACCCTCATCATAAGAGAGTTTAGCGTTAATCATTACACGGAAAGCACCAAGTTCAACAACTGCATCTGCACCATGTCCACCTGGCGGCGGAATAATAACGTCAACTTGACCTCCAGTTCCTGTACCAATACCAGTAATATTATCAACACTCACTTTACCAAAGGTATATCCAGTTCCACCAGATGTAACAGTAGCAGAAATAACTTTACCACCATCTACAACAACAGAAACACGACCACCAGTTCCATCACCATTGATACCTACATTATCATAGGTGCCATTATTATAACCAGAACCAGCAGAGTTGATAACAACAGTATCAATTTCACCAGCAACTGCGTTTGTTTTCACCGATGTGTTGGTGAAGACGGGCATGTAATCGTTGGAGAAAAACTTGAGGACTGAAGCGACAGGAATGGTATACATGTATTTCCAGCGATATCCATCACCAGTAGTGATAATGCTGGTAGAAGTACCAGTAGGCTCAACTGTAGAAGGTTTACCATTGGGATCCGAAGGAGATGTTCCGTTGTAAATGCATTTATAGCATTGATATTGTGAATTCACAACATAGAAGTCGGAATCATACAACTTTGTTGCACCCGAAGCAGCAGTTTTAGATGGGGAATAATCATGACGATACATGTCATAAGTAAAACCCAATCCACCCGTAGTTTGTTCTGGAGAAACCCAGTCGATTCTACGAACAACCTGAATCGTGTCAGAAGCGAGGACTCTCTTCATCGATATCATGTCATCGTAAGAACCCGAGAACTCAGAAAATGAATCTACCGCTTGAGGCGGAGAGTTTTCATTATCCCAAGTTTGTGGTCTACCAATGAAAAGATATAAACGGTCACGGGAAGTTCCCGCTGCATCGTCACTCTGAGTTGCGTCAGGACCTTCCAGTGCTTTGATGAATTTTTTCGCAGAAAAAATTCTAAATTGATCAGTTAATAGTGCTGCCATTTTGTGTAGGTACTATTGTCCTCCTGTTTATTTATGAGGGTTACGAGCGAACAGTTGCTTGATAGTCGATACTCTTGATTCTATATCTTGCACCACCGTTGCCTACGAGGTCCTCGCCTCCTAAAATTGCCTGTGCTGCGGCATTCGCACCCGTGCTATCTCCACCAGCATTGGTGAAGGTAATGGTTGGGTGCAGGTTATATGTATTATCAACAGTTTGTTTGATACCATATCCACCGTTAGTAATGGTGATAGAAGCAACTTGGTCTCCTGCTGTTGTAAGAACCGCAGTTCCAGTTGCCTGTATGTCACCAATGTTTTCAAACGCTACTGTTGGGGCAGCAGTGTAGTTTGTGCCAGGATTTTGAATAATAACATCAACTACGGTGCTATCATGAGAGAACTCATAAAGATAACCACCAACACCAACGTTGACATTACCAGTATTAAATGGAACAATACTACCAACAACTAGTGTTGATGTTGCAGGATCCCAAGAAACAACTGTTCCAATTACACCAGAAGTTGCACCTGTAACAACTTCATTAACACTGTAATTTTGTCCATTAGCATTATTTGCATCAAGTTTAATACTTAAAAGTGCTGTATGTTCAACACCATCACTCAAAGCACCTGCAGTAACAATAGTTGCAAACTTTTGAGGAATGCTACCATCTTTTACATTATCACCAACTTGGAATAATGTGGTGTTTGTTCCACCTTGTGTCTCTTCAATACCATATAAAGAATTATAGATACCACCATCAAGACTAATCTGATTTGCAAAATCAGTTCCAGTATTATCTAGGTCAGCAATACCGTCTCCAGCTGCTGTTGGCAGGATATCCTGAAAAGAACTATCCGCTAATGTAGAAGGAGGATCTGTCAATAAGAAGATAGAAGATCCAGTCGTGCTAAGAACAGTATGAGGTTGGAATCCAGATGGAGCACTAGAAGCAACACCAGCATCAAACTGTACGATAGCATCTTCAGTAGAAGGAATACCACCATCAATAAATGCCAGTTCATCAACTTCAAAAGTAACTAAAAGTTCTCTAGTCGCAGGGTTCCAATCATATACTTTTGCAATCTTATTGTTTGCATTTTCAACTCTACGAATAACTCTGTCTCCAACACTGAAATTATATGTTGAAACACCATTTGAATCATTTTGACCTGCGTCAAGAATAACCCGTTGATCATAATTAAAGTTTACACCTCTTGTCAAACCACCAAACTTACCTACTGATTTAGAGGTATAAGTGATTGTTTCATAATTAAGAATAATTTGACCAGAGCCAGGAAATGCGTCTGTAGAATCTACATAAATTTCAGAATCATTAGCTCCAACACTCTTAACCAAACCAGTAAGATAGATGTTTGATGAGTTGAATGCCTGACGTGCTCTAGTTTTACGTTTGAGTGTAACTAATTTTGTAAAGATAACATTAGGAACAGATGTATAACCAACACCAGGATCTGTAATATTAATTGCTGTTATAACACCTTGATCGATAGTTGCTTCTGCCTTGGCACCAATACCGCCACCACCTGTGATTAAAATGAATGGAGGTTCTTGATAGAATTCACCAGGATTTGTAATCGCAATAGATGTAACTTTACCTAAAGTATCAATTTCAGCAGCACCTTGAGCACCCTGACCACCACCACCTTCAAAAATTAGAGTAGGAGGAGTTGCATAACTTCTACCACCATTAAGTAGTGCTAAACCAGTAACTGTTTGTACAGTAGGAGTTCCTATAGCACCAGTTCCCTCACCACCAAGAATTCTTGCTTTTGCAGGACCAAAGAAGTTATCACCCTTCTTAGTCATCTTGATATATGAAACACTACCATTATCAGCAAGAACTACATCACCTTCTGCACCTGATGGGAATACAGTTACAGGGGCAGGTGCGGTTTGTCCTTCAAATAAAGGTGTTCCATACATTTTAGGACCGATAGCATATGGATAAGTAGGATTACCACTACCATCTTCGGTCATAAAATAAGCGTAAGTTCCGTTTGGATATTCTGGTGTTACAGCAAACTTACCATTAAATTCATCCAGTGTTCCAACACTAGAATCGTAAATATAATCTTCGGTAAGATCACCTAAAATATAACCATCCTGAACAGTTCTAATACCATGTCCAGCAGTTGTATATGCAAACAAATACAGAGCAGCAGGAGCATTTACAGGAACTGTAAATCTAATCTCACGAGTTGTTGCTAAGTTAAAACCTGACAAATATGATGCATATGTTACTTCGGAACCATCAATATAATATCGAATTCCATTTCCCGTATATAAGTTCGCAGTATTACCAATAACAACAGGATTGATACCATGCCAACCATCTTCTGTGGTAGAAATTAATAAATGTTGACTATCATTTGATGCATCATTTTGATTAAAAATGTACGTTTTACCACGATCTAATTCTAAGAACGAAGGACGAGATCCATCAAACTGAAACTGTCCGTTAGAAATAGTAACAGCATAAGTTACTGTAGATGCTGTATTTACTTGAGGTCTAGCACCAGATAACTCAGCAGTTGTTTTTAATCTATAAGAAGAAACTTCCCTTGCTACAGCACCACTAGAATTGTATCCCCAAGGTCCGTATATAGGATATCCATCAAAAGATACACCGAGAACTTTTGAGTGACCATCAATATATCGTGAACGATCAATGGTATTCGGATCGTTACTATTTGATTGATAAAAATCTTGAACGTAATAATTGTTAGTAGGAGTATAAGTTTCTGCTGAAGTATTCAGCACCATATATGCCTCATCACCAGCATATCCACCCATATATCTGTGGTATGCACAATGGAAATAAATTCTACTAGATTCATCACCATTCATCAAGAACAGTGGGGAATAGATGGATTCATAATCAGCAGATGGTGCTGAACTTAAACCCGTGCTGTCATAATATAAAGTTCCACCGTTTAATGTACCATCTTGAGTTGTGCTGAACCTGATAGGATGCCCAATACCTGCCTGATTTGATGCATCAGATTGGTTGAATCTAATTAAATAATTTGCTCTAACTTGAATATTTTCGGGAGCAAAATAGAATTGACCTGGCACAAAGGGTCCAAACTTTGCTGCATCAGGTCCAAAATCAATATAGTAAGGATTAATTGAAATTGGATCACCATCGATTCTAAATTCAAATCCATTAGAACCTAACAGAAGATCATTTGCTACAAAGGCATCTCCTGTTAATGCTCTGATGTAAATCCTAGTAATATTATTTTGATTATCTCTAACAATTTTTGCAATCTCACCCCTACCAGTTCCACCTACTTCATCAACAATTCTACCAACTTCAACATTACCAAGTGTTTCATCTAATCCAGTAACACCAACAACTAAGTTTCCAGTCTCTACCTTTACATTCCAAGTGTATTGTTGAATATTACCCCAATCAAATACACCATTAGTAAGATCAAATTCATCTACAACTTTGCTTGACTGATAATAATAAACTCCACTATCATTTACAGCATCATAGACATTTGTATTTTTTACATAATCATATTTTACTGTATCTATAGAAAAGTTTGTAGGTGTTCCGCCTACAGTTCCCCACTCAGGACTATGGAGTAAAGAACCATTTGCTAATATACCAAGTGCTTTATTTTTTTGAAATTCTCTTGTGCCAACATACGGCACATCTTTACCACCACGATAAACTACAGTGTGATCAAAACTTCTATCAACAACATCTGTAGAACCACCTGGTTGTCTTTCAGTCAAGAAATGTTGAGTTGGTTTGGGATGATTATCACTAACCAGTCTCAATCTATCTGTAACGTCATTACCAGAAATTGTAAACGTACCTGTAGTTGGAGAGTTTGGGTGCGCTTGCCACAATCGGTTAATGTCAAATGATGTGACGACATTTGGTGTTTCTTGCTCTGGAACAATTTGCAATCTTAGAGGATCATATCCTTTTCCTCTATTCAAAACTCTTACATGAGTGATTCGTCCAGAATCGGCGTCAATAATAGGATATAGTAATGCTTCTACGTCAGGTGTTCCACAACCAGTCACAGTAAGTCTGGGAGGATCAGTCGGGACGTATCCAGATCCTCCGTTTAATACTTTGACCGCTCTAACCCCAAATACTTCGTCAAATATTGGTTCGATTACAGCACCAGTTCCAGGAACAGTTCTTGCCATTTATTGTCAACTTACAACGTTAATAGTTCCTTGCATTGCAGCATGGATTGTACACTGATAATACAGTGTTGAAGGTGCATCCATTGGAACAGTCCAATAGAGAACCGAAGTGCCACTACCAGTTTGACCAGCAGTGTATGGTGTGCCACTTAAACCTTGAGAACTTTGAATTCTGAATGGGTGAGCACCACCATTAGTAGAATTGTCAAAGGCATAAGTGAATCCTCTCTGAACATAGATCGTAGGATCATTAGTTGCAGAAGAAAAACCAGGTCCATTGAAAGTGTAATCCGATGCTCCATTAGCACCAATTTCCCACCAAACAATAGGACTTCTAACGACATCCCAAGATGTGCCGTTCCAGAATAAAGAGTCGCCCTGAACAATACCAGATACATCGGTATCAGTCAAAGCGGCAAACGTTGTTGTTAACGATCCGTCAAAATTAATTGTTAAGGTATCACCAACAATAGCAGTAGCAATGTTAGTTCCGCCAGTAACTGTCAGTGTATCTGTAACAGAGTTTGCAGTTGTAGATCCAGAATCAGCAGCAAATGTTGCAAACAAGTTTTGAGTAGAACTAGCAGTTCCAGCAGCATCATCCGCAGGAACAAATTTAGTTCCATTCCATTTTAATACTTGGTTTGTAGTTGGAGCTGCAGTTGTAATATCAACATCACTCAGCAGTCCAATACTAGAATATTCTGTTACAACCTTTGCTCGTACATCACCAGCACCACCAGCAGTAATATTAATGTTCACATAAGGGTTATCATCACCATCAACAGTGAAAAAATAACCCGTATAAGTTGCAGCGGCAGGTGCAGCACCTAAAGAAGCATATTCATTTTTATAAGAAATCTTTGTCGGGAAATCAATAGTTCCCGTGGCACCATCAAATACAGATGTTACACTACCCGCAGCAAGCGTGATATCGCCAGTGCCATTCGTGGCAACAGCAATATTTCCGTTAGAAGACGAAATGATAGAGTTACCATTTACGTCTAACGCGGAGGTCAACTGAGTATAATCAGAAGGTAAAAATGTACTTCCGTTATATCTAAGAACTTGACCAACAGCAGGGTTTGTAACACTAACCGTTAGCGTGGTTCCGTTACCAATGGCACCGTATATTTCAGTAAAGTTGTCATTGATCTTATCGCCGCCTGCACGAAGAGTATCACCTGTATTATCATTAGCAGAGGCACCAAGACCTAGTGATTGTTTAGCCATTACTCGCTACGATTTTTAGTTATTTATAGGATCTCTGGATCAATCAATTCTTCACCATAATCCGCAAGGTTAGGTGCAACATAATCATCAGGGACACTAGTCTCAACTGCAACTGATGGATTTTGATATCCAGAACCAGTTGCACTGAGTTCAACACCCGCAACACCAACTAGTGCGCGAATATTACCATCAAAACCAGAGATAGAGTCAACACGAACTGTAGGTCTAGAAGTATATCCAGAACCACCGCCAGTGACTTGAACATTCTTAATAAATCCAGATGTTAGAGATGCAGTTCCGATAGCATTTTGCCCGAATACAGATCCCAAATAATCGAATGTGATGAGAGAGTTTGAGGATTCAATAACCGCAACTTCTCTGTCTGCAGTCTCACCTTGGATCTCAATAAAGTCGCCAGGTTCAACAGGAGGAACAACCTCAGCAGCATCAACGTCTGCCTCAGAACCAACGTAAGAGAAGGCAACGAATGTGGATCCAAATCTAGGAACTTCAGTAAAGATAATTCTAGAACCAACAATTTCAAAACCAATGCCAGGTTCCTGAATAACACCATTGAGAGAAACAATGATATTATTTTCAGGTCTGATAGTGCTCGATTGTACACCATCAGTAAGGGTCAATGAGTAGAAAATATCATTACGTTTCAAGTTGAAAGACTGACTTAAGGAGTCGAACTCAAAACTAATGTCATCAAGTTGTCTCAGTTTACCAACATAGAATCCTGTGAACGATGCTCCCAGATCAGGTGCTTCAGTGAACTGAATGGTATCAGAGAACGCTGTGTATGCGTTAGTAGCACCAGGCGGTTGTAAGATACCATTAATAAAGATGAGCATATGTCCTGCGGGATCAGGCAGGTATTGAGTGCCATTATCAGTAGTAAGTTTGAATGATGTTTGAGTTCCGTCAAAACCTCTGAACGAACGCTTGACACGAGCTTTAATGTCTTCGACCGCCAGAATCGCTGATTTATAATTATCAGGACCCTTAATACCATCATTATCAGTGAAAGAACCAACAACCTCAGAAAGATAAAGTCTCTTATTCAGAGCAACATCTTCAATATCTTGAACTCTTGCAGCACCCGCACCAGCAGTTACAACAGTTGTAGTAATTGTTGCGTATCCAACAGGGAAATTAGTTCCAGTTCCATAATCACCAACAACATCACCATTCTGTAATGTTCCTTGAACAGGAATAACATACAGGAAGTTATTGGCAATATCTACTTCAGCAATAATTGCATAAACAGAAGACTGCTGAACACCACCAACAACTTTATAAAGTCTATTTCCTTCAGTGAATGCATTTAGACCACTGAGAACAGAGATACCGAAACGAGTGTTACCAGTAGAAGCAATTCTATCACCGACCTTGATATCAAGACCATCAAACTTCTTAACATCAATAAACTTCCTAGAAGTCTGAGGATATACAACACTGTTAACTTCAAATGTTCCAGCAAGACTTGCTGTATCAACAGATAAAGTACCACCTGTGTTAGATGTAACTGCTGCTTTATTATTGAAGAATCCAGTTGGAGTCGCAGTGAATCCACTCGTATAACCTTTGAACGGAACATCATTTTCAAATGATCCCTTAAGATCAATAATATGAAGACGATTTTCGATAGCACTGATTTGAGCGGTAGTGGAGTTTGCTGCACCAACGATATTATCAGTGATTGCCCAAGGACCTGCTGTTACGCGAACATCAAGATACTTATAGTTTGCATCTTCATGGAAACCGTATACAACACCTGTTACAGAAGGAGCACCCTGTTTGGCAACAGTCTCACCCATTGTGTAAGGACCATCAGTGATATCTCCGTCAATACGGAATCTCTGATAAACCTGAACTACGAGTCCAGAGTTTTCTTGAATCTTTTCACACTCAGCAGATGCATCGCTAAGTAAACCATAGAAGAAATCTGCAGACTTAACACCACCACTAATTCCAATCGGAACCTCAGGATTACCATACCTAATAGCAGGTACAGTAATTGCATTCTTAGATGTAATAGTCGTGTAGTAAGTCGATTGCGCTAACTGACTTCTGATGATATTTAAATGATAACGAATAAATCTTTGAATTGTAGATTTATTGTAATTTGATGCAAGAGAAGCATCATAGAACTTATAGAAAGATGCAAGAGGTGAAGGAGATGTTAAAGTATTATCAAGTGCCTTACCCATGAATTCTTCAAGGTTATCAAGAGTAAATGTCTTGATATTATAATCAGCATTTGAATAGAATAATTGACCAGATACTGCAGTGTAAGGATCGAGAGCACCTTTATTGAGTTTATGTCCCCAAACAAAGATTCCATTGGTTCCGTTACCAGCGAATACTGCTTCACCATTAGTGCCTCTGACATATACCTTCGTGCGAAGTTCGGCAAAACCAAATCCAAATGTTGCTGTGATATATGCACGATACCATCCATTACCATGTGGAATAACTCCAAACGCATCTACAGTTAGACCACTATCAGGTGTAAAGATAGAACCATATGTTCCATCAGACAAATTCAGATCAAAGAATGCTCTTTGACGTGTTGCAAGACCATCATCAAGGGCAAAATAAACACGAGTTCTGCTAAACTCACCTGCCTTAATAAAGATAGAGTAAGTAAAGGTTTGAGTCGTGGCATCACCAGTAGCACCAGTGTCAAATGTTTCATTACCAGAGTCAAACTTAACAGTAGTATTATCAAATGTCTCAAAAGAACTAATACTGAAGTTTTTATACTTGAAGTGTTCAGCGTTTGTAGAATCAGCAATCAGTTTATCTGCAGTCGCTGTACTATCAGGTGCAGTAGCAGTGTCTAAAGTAGAAGTTACGTTAAGTCCAGTCCAGCCAGCAGCATTGATATTTTCAGGAGACGGGAAGAGGTTTGTAGTGGAAACAAGACCTTCAATGTTAGATGTGAGAGTTCTTGCTCTCTGAAGAATCTTAGTATTTGTTGGATTATTATACCAATTGTAAGCAGAACTTACACCACTACCAGCAATAGTTCCTGTCGCTGAAGAAGGAGCAGTCAGAGTGTTCGTTGCTACCCATGCAGTGCCAGTGAAGGCACCAACATAGAGGATATCATTTTCACCATCCCACTCAAGAACAATTGCAGTTCCACCACCACTAGAAGTTACAGTTTCACCAACAGCAAATGTTCCTGTGCTTGCGCTCAGTGTAATTGTATATGCTGTAGTTTTATCGTAAGTATCTGTTGTAATAATATCGTGAACAATATCATCAACAATACCTTCTGCAAAATTTTCTTGGGCATCAGTCCATGCGCCAGATCCAAACTGACCATTTACCAGAGACTGTAATTCATTGACGTAATAATTTTCATTATACCAGATTTGCTTAGCAGCAGATCTTGCTTCTTTACCGCCAGGTGCAAAGATATTCTTAACAACCTCAATTAAGTCTCTCCATGCATAGACAACATCATTAATTGCAGTAGTAGAAACACTATCCCTGTATGCTGCTTCATCGGTATGTTGTGCCGCATATTGACCACTACTTACTGTGTTTCCTTGAGCATACAATGCATTTTCGATTGCATATTCACCAAGAACACCAACTTGCTCAATAGCGTACAGTGCAGCAGGAAGAACATTATCAATAGTTTGAATATTGAGTGCAGCGGTCAAGTAAGTGTTTGCTTCTTGAATTGTGCTGTCGGTTGCTCCAGTTTGTAAATCGGAGATAAGAGCAACAATCAAATCTTCTACATCTAACTCATCATTCCAAGAACCTGCGTTGTATGTAACACCATTCAGAACATAACCAAGGAATTGAAGGACAAGACCATTTACTTCTTCTTTAATAAATTGCTTATTGAAGTAAAGTCTATCAGCACCAGTTGCAAAGTCTGCACCAGTAGGAGCAATAATGTCATTAATGGTACCAATTAATGTATCGATAGCAGTTTGAACGTTTGCACAATTACCACCATCTTGAGTAATACCCCAATCTCCAACAACAATACTATTAGTGTTTGTATCATCCAAGTCACCAGTAATTGCTTGCTTAGCATAATAACCAAGACGCTCATGTGCGTAAACAGACTGGAATACCTGAAGACGAATATAACGAAGACCACCTTGATTGTTGATGTAGAATCCTGTTCCCGTTACGGTCTCAAGATTACCTCCGTTTTCGATATCATTTGCAATAGCATCTAAGAACAGACCCAAGTCAGTCTTACAACGAATAGTTCCGTCAGTGCTTCCACCACCTTGGTTTCTAGGCATATCCTGTGCAAGTTCAGGATAACGTTGAAGCATATCGTACGCTGCCTTATCAACGATTGGTGTGCGGTTTTGTCTAATTAAGTTTGCAGCATCTCTGAAACGATACTGAGCATCACCATCAATTTGATTGGTGTAAGAAACATCATTAGCACTATCATGATAGTTAACTGCTAAAGTTGTTTCGAGGTAAGCATCAACTGTTCCACCAACAAACTCATATGCAGGAGTAACTCTAGTTACAGTAGCAAGGTGATCAACAGGTGTTCCTGCATTTGCTTGAGTCAGTGTATCAGTAAGAATATCAATCAGAGTTTGAACTGTAGCATAAACATCAGCACAATCACCTGTAGTGTAATTTAATTCAGTTACAGAGTTAGTTACTGCAGATGAGAATGTGTGAGCATACTGCTGATTAGCAGGAGATGCACCAACATTAACCGTGATCGTAGTTCCTGTGACGGCAGATACTTTCAGAACAGCACCAGCGGCAGGATCAGTAGCACGAGGGTATGCAGTAGGACGATCATTACCATCTTTATCACAAGTAAATGTAACACCACCAGTAGCAATCGAAACTTGAGATGATGTAGTCATCGAATGAGATCCGATGGTAAGAACCATATCACCAGTTGCAGGGTTGTAAGTTGCAGCAGATGGGGTGAATTGATTCAGCGTAGTATAAGATGAATCAGTAATTGTAGTATCAGTGGTTTGAGTTAAACCATGGTTACCCTGAACTGTCCAAATAACATTGTTGATGATGTATTGAAGAATTTCATCAACCTTATTAAATGCCCAAATAGTCTCTGTAATCTGACTTTCTACATGACTTAATTGAATCGGGTTAGTAGTTCTATTAACATAAAGTGCAGAAGCATCCCAAATATGTTCGTTAGAACCATTTCTCAAGTCTTGAACCAATGCCTGAAGGACATCACGAATATCATCTTCACAATTGATATTTCCACCAGGAATAACCAATGAAGAATATTGTTGAGTCAACAGGTACACTGCTTCTTTCTTAATGAAGTCGATGTTATCTTCAATCAGATCTGCAGCATTATAATATCTGTGAGTTCTACCTTGGAATCCAGAAGGAGCACCAGTTTTTCTGGATGTTTCGAGGATAGCATCATTATTAAAGTATTCTCCCTTAGTAAAGGATTCACCACCAGACCAATCATCTGTATGATTTTGTCCTTCAACGCCATCAAAGTGAACAAGCAGTTTTGTATTTGAATCACCTTGGAAGATACCTGTAGGAGCAGTAAATGGTGCGGTATAACGAGCAGTTGTAGAAACTCTAAACTCATCAATGTAACCAACAAAGTGATTATTACCAGCGGTGTCATCACCAATTCTCAGAGGTTTGTTTGTTCCATAATTGCTGCTATCAGTATAACTACTACCATCTTGAGCACCATTAACAAACATCTTGGTAGTTGTTCCAGTTCTGCTAATGGCAACGTGATACCAAGTATCGGCAGCGAGAGTTGCTGTACCAGTAATTACTACAGCGCCATTATTATAATACTTGAGGTTTGCACCATCAACATATAAGTAAGGAGCAAGTTCAGTAGCAGCAGTTCTAAAGTCAAATACTGATCTGCTACCTGCAGCGACAGTGATTGGTTTAATCCAACACTCAACAGTAAATGCTCCAGTTCCAAATCCAAACTCGTCGGATGCTGGAATAGTAACAGATTCATCAATAGGAACTGTGCCAACGTTAACAGTAATAGTGTTAGAAGTTACCGCAGTGATACTGCGTGCAGAACCAGATGCAGGGTCAGTGCTACGGGGATAAGTCTTAGTAGATGAATTGCCATCTTGAGCACAAGTAAATCCAATACTATTATCAGAGATTAAAACTGTATTACTAGTTGTCAGAGAGTGCGTGCCAATGTTGATTACTAAGTTACCAGTGAACGGATCGTATGTGGTGCCTGCAGCTGCAGTAAACGTACCAGTTGCACCGCCACCAGCGGTAATAGAATCTGCGGTGCCGCTAACGAAAGTATGAGCAGCATTGCCAGGTGAGAGACCTAAACATGCACTACCGAATCTCTTATTATATGCATTAAGAGCAGTTCCAGCATTAAATGTGAATGTATGATAGTCACCACCATTTCTAAGAGATCTGCCAATTTTACCAACATATACAGTTTTGCGTGCTTGGTTTGCACCAATAACTTCTGCCTTAGTATCGCGAGTTCTAATAACTTGACCAGGAACAAATAAACCTGTTCCAACTGTGTCTCTATAAGTAAGTCTACGAACTACAGCACCTTCTCCAACAGTAAACTCACCATCGTTATTACCATATTCAATCTTGTAATTACGAATGACTTCATTTTGAAGGGTGCCAGAAGCATTATCATAAGGAATGATATAGTTGTTAATTTCTTCGTTTGCAGGGAATTTAGTATTGTAATCTGTGTTGTTATCAGTGAAATCTACAATTCTTACCTGAGACTTAGAAATATCATCAAGAACGACGTTCGGATAAGTCTGTGAAGTAATTCTGTTAAACAGAAGACCAAAGAAAGAAGAACCTTCGGAAATATTGACTTGACTGATAAACTCCTGAGTTACAGGATCCTGATATGCTGAAGTTGCTGTAATACGAGCAACTACACCAGATTGAGAACCGATAATAACTTCATTCAACTGAATATCATAAAGACCAGGTGTGGACTGATAGGTACCAGTTGTTTTACTCAGAGTCAGTTGATCATTAACAGAAATTTGTGTTCCATACAGAGGAATATCTTCTTGCTGTGATACAGCAGCGGTTCCAGATTGTGCTCTCGTAACTCCAAGAGTTGTAGACTCAGAACCTTGTGTAATGCTATTCAGTAAGAAAATTTCAGAACCAAACTGATAGTTTTGACCAGTAGTAAATGTTCCTGCAGTAACAGGTGCATCAGCAGCAGTATTATCAGTTTTATATGCTATTACCTCAAAGGAAGTAGTAGAAGGTCCGATAGTGTAGCGCAACTGTGCTAGAGGAGTTTCCTGACCTTTCTGGAGGTTGATTGATTCAACCTTAGCAGTGTCGCCTTGGAAATCAGTAACTTTCTCACCAAATGTAAATAGACCAATGTTATTTACGGGAGTAACAGCAGCGACGTTAGAAGCAAATCCTGTCGCACCAACAGTTACAAGTTCATTAGTAATGAAAGCAGTTCCTTCACTATAGTAACCAAATACATCATTACCTACAACACTAGTAACAGTTAAACGTGTTCCAGATGCAGTTCCAACCATTACGTTACCAACGTTCGGGAAGATACCACTAATGTTATTGAATTGAACCTGTACAGTATTAATCTGTTGAATTGTTACGTTAACATATTTGACACTAGCAGGAGGTTGAGGAGGTTCATTGAAGACAATAGAATCACCTTGAATATTGAAAGATGTGCCAGGATTCTGAACAACACCATTCAATACGATCATCAACTGATTAGCATTAGCAACCAGATTATTTCCACCAACTGTTAGTGGGAAAGCAATTCTTTCACCATCAAACAAACTAGAAATATCGTCAATACGTTGAACAACAGAAGTCAGAATGTTCTCTGAAGAGGTTAATCTCTTTTGACGGAACAGAATTTCTGTATTATTAAATTCAGAATAAACAGGTTCTGCAAGAGCAAAACTTTGAATATTAGGAACAATCGCTTCTCTTGCAAGTTCAACAGATTTTGTTAATTGGAAATCAGTTTCTTTGTTGGGAATAAATCCATAATCAGAGAGATTAAGTTCACCAAATACTTTGAACGATGCGGGGTGTACGTTCTTGATAAGAATATCTTTCCATTCACCAATAGAAACGGCAGACTTAATTGCGTAGGAGAAATCTTGATAGTAGTAAGAATCTTGAATTTTCTCAATAATTTCAGAAGGTTTACCAACATCATCAATAAACTGACCAGTTGTTTTGGTAAGAGAACCAATTTCAAGAACACCCTTAGCAATGTTCAAATCACTAATTGTACCAGAAGACTTGGAAATTACACCAGTTACCTTCTGACCCTGAACAAAATCACCAGTATAGTCAACAATCTTAAGAACTCTAGGTCCAATCTGCCAACCACTGTTTGTAGAAACAAAACCAGTAGCAGTAGCATTTTCAAGACTAGAACCTTGATATACAAGTTCACCTTCAAGGAAAGTAGATGTGATTACGTTTGCAGTAGCACCACCACCAAATGATTCGGTAAGTAACTGCTGACGACCTGTTCCAGCGTTAACATACGAAATAGCGTCACCAAGTTCAGCGTTTGCTGAAGTGATAGCAAGTTTTAATTGATCTGGTTCAAGAGAGTTTGCAGAACCAGTAATGGCAAAATATGTTGTAGTTCCGTTCAAACGACCAACTGCACCAGCAGCAAGTGGGAAGTCTGCACCGTCACCAGTATCAACAACGTTGAGTGTAACTTGAGAACCGTTAGCAATACCATGAGGGAATGCAAACTGTAAAAGACCCAAGTCAAGGTTTACAACATAGTTGAAAGAGGATCTAAGAGCAACTGTAGGAGTAGAAGAATAACCTGCGCCTGGATCTTTAACAATAATTTGATCCAAACGACCATTCTTAATTGTTGCTTCAGCAACAGCACCAGTTCCACCACCACCAGTAATTACTACTGCAGGTGCCTGAGAGTAACCAGAACCTGGATCAGTAACGGTAATACTATCAAGAATACTCGTAGATGTTAACTGTGCGTTGATTGGGAATGTAATCTCAGGACGTAATGTATAGTCATGAGGATAATCATAACCAAAGTTATTGTTCTTAAGTTTCTTAATCTTACCAACTTTATCACCTTGAGTGAAGATAGATGCACCAGTTCCAGAAGCAGGAATAACAACTTCTAATTCTGCACCAGAACCAGTCAAACCAGCTCCAAGAATACCAGTGATTGCTTCAACATCAATAGTTGCTGTAGTATAATTTTTACCAGGAGAAGTTACGACAACACTTTGAATCTGACCAGGAATGGATACACCTTCAGCATCAGTTCCATCAGCAACAGTAATTTGTACAAATCCACCTTCACCATCACCACCAATCGGAACACCTGTGTAGGTTCCTACTGCATATTCTGTGCCTGGTGCGTTAATAGCAACTCTTTCAATTTGTCTAGTAGATTGAATTCCAGTAACAACAGGTAATCTTGTATAGAAACCACCTGGATTAACAATACGAATAGCACCAATAGAACCAACTGCCTTAACAGAACTTGTAGTATAAGATGCTTGATTTACATCAGCAGCTGCTTCAGGTTCGTTGAGAAGAGGGAATTTGATAATATCAGCACCACGAGTAATTGTGGCACCTTGAACAGATTCAACTAAGAACGTACCTTTGTAAGGAGAGTTAGTAACATCAAGATAACTTCCATCGGAAACAGGGGAATCAGCACCAGTTCTAGAAGGATCAAAGTAATAAGAAATATTGGTAACAATACCTTCATCGACTTTAAGTTTTACTGTAGGATTAGCAATACCAGCACCTGTAATACCTGGTGTTCCAACTCTTTCAATAGAGTTAAAGGAATATTCCAGTTTATTTAAGTTATCCTTAGAGAAGGATAAGTTACCACCTGCCATGGAGGAGTGACTGACATCAAACAAGTATTGATGTCCATAATACATTTTCAGAACAGGAGACTTAACGTAAATACTGACATTTGCTGCCGTGGTAGCAGGTTCAGTAATTGCTGCTTGTGGAAGTTTATATACAAATTCTCTAGCACTAACAATTGAAGAAACTGCGAAAGAACCATCATATTCATCATACACAACAGAATTAACCGTCTGCGAAGGATTACCATCAATGTAAAGCATCGATCCTTCACTTAGATAATGATTAGTTCCTGTGATAACATATACTTGATCGCTATTTGCAACAGCAGTAACTTGAAGAATCTTAGTCAAGTTTGCAATTAAGGTAATCTTCAGAACACCAGTAAGATTGGTAATCTGTGCTGTAGAATAAGCAGAGTTAAAACTAATATCAGAAGCAGTAATAGTAATTACAGAACCTACAATATAAGGAGAAGATCCAGAAACTTCATCAATTCTAATTGAGTAATCAGTATCACTGTGTGGTTTAAATTTAGCAAAACTATCTAAATTCTGTCCACCTGCAGCATTATAAGTTCCATCTAAATTATACTTATCAAGATCAATATTAAATGTGCCAGGTGTTGTGTTATTTACTTGTGCAAAATTGTACGATGTAATTTCATTGATATCGTTAGGAATAGGACCAACAATACCGTAAGTAGACTGTTCACTAAATTGCTCTGTTACCAGTTGACCAGTATTTAAATCATTTGTCCAAGTATTATTATTAACTGCCAAATAAACCTTGTTATTAACAGTATCTTTGGAAACAATATAACCACTATTGATGAACGATCCTGAATTATTATTCAGACGTAACTTAGTTCCTACAGTGAAATTAAATGCTTGATTGATAGTCAATTCTTGAATATTATCAATCTTGGATGTAGGAGTAACTTTGAAATAATATCTATCTTTAACAACAGCAGTAACTTTAAGTTTACGAGAACCTGGTGAAGGAACAGTTGCTGTTCTAGAACTCCAAATATCTTGCTTATAGGTGAGTGATTCTGTGCCCGCAGTCATCGTAATAGTAGAATCATCAAAGTCGAGATTCTGGAATCCAGCATCACCAAGACTAAATCCAGTATTTGTGACGGTAAGTGTCGCAGGAGTTACTGCTGCAACCGATGCCCGAACAAATCCAACTTGAGTATTGGTTTGAGCAGTTTGTGTGCCAATACGAGCAGCATCAGCGTTCTTATCAATCTTAAGACCCCAACCAACATAATCAATGTAATCATACTTGTTCAGATTAGTTGTAAACCATGCACTATCAACCCAAGTGTATGCAAAGGCGAAAGCACCAGCAGTCGGGAATGCAGTAACATCAGTAGGTACAGTAGGAGTAACTGCTCTATTTCTAAGTCTAAGATGGTCGATAAAGTATTGACCTTGCTCATTCTTACGGAATGATCCTGCTGTAGTATCTTTACCACTGATTTGACCAAACAGAAGATCTTTACCACCTAATGCTGTATTAGAAACACTTCCTGTAAATGCTTGAAGTCCATTTACATATGCAGTGAATTGATTACCTTCTTTCTTAAGTCCAATATATTGCCAAGTATTATCAGCAAACATTGTAGTCAATGTAGACTGAAGTGCAGATCCTGCAGAATTTAATTTAGTAGTATTATTTGTAACTACTAATTCTAGTTTTCCACTAGAAACATCATAGTATAACCAAAGACCACCTGTAGCGTTTTCGGCATCACCAATAGAAACTAATGTATGTTGTGTTTGAGATAATGTTCCAGAAGAACTTGCTTCCTTGTATAATGCAAATTCGATAGTCCAATCACCTGCTAATTTTGTTCCTAATTGAGCAGAAGTAATTTTAAGATGTGAATTTACCCAAGTAGAGTTAGATCCTGCAGGATTATAACCATAAATCTTAGCAACATTATCAGCATAAGTGATAGAGTTAGTAGTTGATGTAGATGTTAAAGTATAATGACCAGTTGTATCGGCATTAGATCCAGATGTGAATGGGAAGATAAATTCGTTCCTATTCCAAGAAGTCTGACCAAACAGATGAATATCACCAGAATTATCAACATCTAAAGAATTAACAGTAATACCTTCAATATTATTGATATTAAACTGTTGAGTAGTATGATTCTTAATTACACCATCATATCCAAGTTTAATACATTCTGCAGTACGCAATCCATCAGTTGTAGCGATCTTACTAATTGCCACATTAAGATCACCGAAAATATCAATAACACACTTGCTTGCAGCAGTAATAGTTCCACCACTGACAGCATAACGTTTGTTATAAATTAAATCGCCTGTAGTGTCAAACTTACCTACCCAGAAACCAGTTTTAGTTGTATTATCAGATTTAAGTCTAGTTGTAGCAGTAATATATGCTTCATTGAATTCATCAATTGCAAGACTTGTATCTAAGAAAGAATACAATGTATTGCTAATTCTCTTAATCCAAGGAATCTCAATAACATTTGTTCCAATGGTTGCTTTACCGAATCCAACATCGATAGCAGTTGCAGACGCAGTAGCTGCAATCTCCATAGAGTAAAATACATCAGTTCCATTAACTACAATATCAGTAATTTTTTCGGAACTGTTTGCTGATGTAAGTTTTCTCTTGATCGCAAACGTACCTGTAGTATCAACTAAAGCAAGGAAGGCATCATAAGGAACACCAGAGTTGGTATTTGTAAATCCACCTAAAATAAATCTAGTATCAGAGTATTTTGTAAGTGCAGTAACTTCATCGGAACGAGTAGAACCAGAAATACCAGCATATGCTTTTTGGAATGCAAGAGTTGCACTAAGACCGTTAGTCGCTTCTACATATTTGACTAAAATGATATCGGGATTGTAAGCATTTAAGATAGTGGAATTAGGATAGTTTCTACCAGCAATCCAAATATCTTTACCATCAACATATATTTTTTGGAATTCTGCATCATCCAAACCACCAGTTAATTCTAAAGTTGCTTCCCATTCTTTAACACCAGTTGCAGAAAGTTTTGCAACAAAAGCAACGATATTATCAGATGTATCGTGAGTTTTACCACAAACATATACTTCTTTGTTATCATTAACAAAGACATCATTTATCGATACATAGTTTTCGTTTTCAATCAACGAAACATAGTAATCTGCTTTTTTGAATACCTGTGGGTGAGATAAGATAACTCTAGGATTAGAAGTATATCCAGAACCAGAATTAAGAATATTAACAGTATCAATAGAACCTACAGAACTAACAACTGCTTCTAATTTACCATCAGAACCATTACCATCAATAATAATTGTTGGTGGAATATCAGTATTATAACCAGATCCAGTTTGATCAATTACAATCTCTTCAATACCTTTGTATTGACGTACAACATAAGATTTATTAGTATTGTCCATTACAGGACTGTAATCTACAAATACTGTATCTCCAGCAACTAAGTTGTGTGGATTTGTAGTCTTAAGAAGTCCATAATTTACACCACTAGTATTCTCAAAACCATAAGTTAATACTGATTCACCTTTGATTCTAGAAACACGAGCAGAAACTCCAGAACCATCAGTATCAGTATTATCAAATACTAATCTATCATTTACCTGATAACTAATACCCGCATTTTCAATAGTGAATCCTGTTACAGATGCATCTTCAAATTTAGTAATTGTCTCAACTTCAATATCAACTTTAGAGTCGAGTTTTACTTTCGGGAAATAATCAAAGAGTTGAAGAGGAGATTCTTCAAAGACCTGATCTGGATCATCAATTTCAGATTGATCGATAATTCCACTTCTATCTTCATCTTCTACTTCAAACAGAAGAACATCGCCGTTCTCTAGCGTTAATGCATTCGTAGATGCATTAGGAGCACGTTCAACATCGATATCTACATTTTCATAAGGATCACGATATCTAACAACACCAGTAGGAATATTTTGTTGTACTGCATTAGCATTTAAGTTCCAACTATCAACAACAGAGTTGAAACTAGGACCAAGAACATACGGGAAGAGGGGATTACCATCTTCAGTAGAATCAATGGTTACAAAATAACAATATCTTCCCTGAGGATAGTCAGGAGTTTTACAGAAGCGACCATTATATTGGTCCAAATCACCTAAGCTAAAGACATACTCATAGTCTTCAACAAACTTACCTGCTGCTTCATCAGTCAACAGAGGACCAGCAGTTCTTACAGGATATGGATTATTAATAGCATCGAATACAAGATTAGTTTTGAGACGATAAGACGTATTCAACTTTGTAATAGATGAGTTCTGATCAGTAGGATCAGAGTATCCATAAGGACCATAAATCGGATTACCATCAAATGCCCAACCAATAATCGGAGAGTGATCAAGTTGATCTTCCTGTTCTTTGATTTGTCCTGAAGTATTTTCAAACAGGTTATCACCAAGAATATATCTCAGTCTTTGTGGGTTGGAAATATGTGCATATTCACCACCATACTGATTATTAAATCCTTCAAATACTCCACCCTTAGCAGAATCAAGTGTAGAAGTTTCTTGTAAGTTGTATGTCCATTGGAATACATTGGGAGAAAATGTAGCACCAGAACCAACAGAGTTCAGACTGATAACAGTTGTGCCCTGAATATATCCAATACCTCTGTTGACAATTTCAATTCCAGTAACCCTACCAGCATTTTCACCATCAACATCAATAGTTGCACGAGCAACAGCACCAAATCCATCACCCTGAATAGTAATTTCAGGAGCAGTTGTATATCCAGAACCAGCGGAAATAATTGCAATAGAGATGATACGACCATTCTGTACAATTGCTTGAGCAACTGCACCGCTACCAGAACTTAATGTAACGGTAGGATTAGAAGTATAAGATGCACCACCGTTGGTGATACTAACAGTTTTGATAGGACCACGAACCGATGCTGTACCAGTTGCACCAGATCCTCCACCACCAACAATAGTAATTGTAGGTTGAGATGTATATCCTGTTCCACCATCGTTAATGAGAACTCTAGATACAACACCTTTTGTGATAATAGCAGTTGCTGCAGCACCAGATCCACCACCACCTGCAATAGAAACAAGAGGAGATGAAGTATATCCAGATCCACCATTGTTTACTGTGATTTCACTAACAGAACCATTGACGGTTACTGTAGAGGCAGCACCAGATCCACCACCACCTGAAATAGTAATATTTGGAGGAGAAGCGGCATCATAACCAGAACCAGCATTAGAAATATTGATGGCAGTAACAGCACCAAAAGTTTTCTTGATTGTAGACTTATAAGACCATACAGAGACACCATTTACCCATGTTCCAATAGGACCAGATACAATATCATTTTTTGTAGAGATTGTAGTAGATGCTAAGGGGAAACGATTTAACTTACGTTGGTTGCCAGGTAAGAGTGCCGAACCAGGAAAAGGACCGATCTTATAGTTCGGAATACCTGTGGAGGCAACATAAACGTAATTATCGTTAAAGAAAGAGTTTTGAATATTAGTTGTATAAGGACCAATAGAATTTAAGACTGGTGCATCATCAGACTTACCTTTATTAAGGTCAACCGATACAAGAATATTACCTTGAGGTACAACTGTAGCAGGTTGTGGTAGTTGATATTGGAATACAGTGCTACTGTCTCTAGATGTAACTAAGAAAGTTCCATTATAGATGATTGGATTGGCACCATAAATTGTAACTTGATCACCAACTAACAAACCATGATTATTAGAACAAGTTACAGTTGCAGATTGATTGTTAACACCACCAAACGTAATACCAGATACAGTGATTAATTTTTTAACATTATACAACCAAGTTGTCAATTCAGCGTTAGTTCCTGTTCCACCTAACTTAGAAACTGTTAATTTGTCGCCAGGAAGGTAGTATGAACCAGTGTCAGTAAGATTAGTTTGTTGTGCATCAACGATACCAACAATTTTCATGACAACTTCCTGAGGAGTGCCTTTGTTAACTGACACTTGGAAATTTGAAGATACTTCGGTTGCAGAATCCCAATCTTCAACAATACCGTTAACAGAACGTGTACACTCAATAAACTGGTTAAGAGATTTTTCTTTATATCTTACAACTTCACCATTTCCAATAATAAACTCACCGTTTCTTTCTGGCCAACCAATAGTAGAGTCAACAGTGATGATGCTGTCTTCTGTTCCCAAAGGTTCGGCAAGTTTTGTTTTATATGGAACTGTAAACGTTCCATTAATGGTTTCTTCCGAAAGAACTAATTCATAGATCTCTACATCAGAAGTTTTAATAGAAATATAGTTTTCAATCAGAGCACTTGCTGCTTGAACATTAGTGTCGGCAATATCTGCGTCTTGAGTTAAAAGACCATCTCTGATATCGATAGGATTACCACTTACCAGAGTTGCACGCAAAATAGTATCAATAGACCAAGTTGCTGCAGATGGTTTAATAATCTGATCTTTTGGATATGTAATACTTACTTGTTCACCATAAAGCAGTTTGAACAAATAACTAATACTAAAAGATGTACCCTTTGCAGTGTAAAAATCTTTAATTGTTTTGATTGCAGTTCTAACATCGATTTTCTTATAATCGAGTTCAGGAACATCTGGTAAGAACTGTTCTGTATATTTGTCAAGTAATCTCTTGACAAACAATGCATCAAGACATTTTACAGGAGTATTGGCATCAGATGCAGACGCAACAGTATTATTGGTAAATACAGCATTGCCGTCTTCTGTATAAGCCGTGATACCACTTGCTGCTCTAGAACAACCAACTAGTTTTGCTTTTAAGTATCCTTTACCTGCCTGATTTACTTTAAAACCAGTAACTTCATTCAAACCAATTTCGGCAGATGCTTTTGCCTCAGGAGGACTCTGAATGACAATTGTAGGTGGATTAGTTTGACTATATCCAGAACCAAATGCTGTGATGTTGATATCAGTAATTCTGCCGTTGAATATAGCAGCAGATGCTGTTGCACCTGTGCCGCCAGCATAATTACCCTGATTATCAGTTCTATTATCTACAACATACACAGAAGGTACATCATCATATCCACTACCACCATCTAATAATTCAATACCGATTAGTCTACCATTACTATCAACAGTGGTTGCTAATACTTGAGCACCAACAGGATCAATTACAGAAATTCTAGGAGCAGAGGTATAACCCTGACCTGCATTGGCAATAGTTACTGATGTAATAACACCATCAGTTAAAACAGGAATAAGAGTTGCCTTGATTGGGTTAGTTCCTGTAGGTTCATCAACATAAATTGTAGGAACGGTAGTATATCCGAAACCACCATTGGTAATAGGGATAGTTCCAGTAATTTGACCATTGGTAATCGTGGGTGTTCCTAATACAGCACCACCAGGTTGTTTGAATGTAATTCTAGGAGTGAATGTATATCCACTACCAGATCCTACAACTTCTAAATTGGAAATACTGCCGTTAGTTACAGTCGCTTTAAGAGTTGCTGCTGTAGAACCAGGTTTTGTTGGAGATTGAACCTGAACAACAGGAGGGTTGGTGTCACTATATCCTTTACCACCATCTAGCAGTGTTACGGATTTAATACCATTTACAAGAGTAGATACAGACGCGCCACTGCCATTTTCAGAGTTGACAGAAACTTTAGGGGGATATTCAAAACGATAGTTACTACCAGTTGCATTGATAGAAACACTGGTAAGAGTTCCATTATTATCAACACGAGAATATCCTAGAGCACCAGAACCAAAGGAAGGAATAGGTGCTTCGATAGAATATACTGATAAGAAACGACCATTAAGAGGTGCAGTTAAAAAGATAAACTGATCACCATCAATGAAAAAATCAACTTTTGGAACTAATAAACGCTTGTCATAAATTGCAAGAACATATTCATCTACAGTAGGTTCGTAAGGAGAACCATTTCTCGTCATAGTAAATTGTCTCTTTCCGTCACCAAATCCTCCAGAAAGATTATCAATAGCAACAATGCTATTTTCGACAAATCCACTCAAATATGTAACATACGTTGAGGTACTGTCGTCAGCAGGAATTCTTTGTCTAGGTGCAGTAGTATATACAATCTGCGTACCATCAACAGTGTAATCAACACCAGGTGTTAAAATATCTCCATAATTAGAGACAATTAAATGCTGTGCAGAGGGTGCTGCAATAGGACTGTCTTGAGAGGTCAGATTGAATCTGGTTGTAGTGCCATCAAAACTGTCAATTAAATTTGCAAGGGTTGTCCACTTTAATTTTACTTGCTCGTAAGAAATGCCAGGACTCAGGGCAATGTTAGGAGAAGCAGTAGTAGACTCATAATATACAACCTCGTTACCAATTAAAACCGAACCATCTGTTTTCAAGAAGGCGTCAACACTTTCAACTACGATTTCATCAGTAGTCGTAGAAATAGGTTCTACCAACTTAGTAGCACCATCTAAAATATCAATGTTAAGTTTATCAATATCAAGATATTGTAAAAACTCATTGAGGATATTCTGACCTAAACCCGTCTTTTCTTGAGAACGATAGTAATATTCAATAAATTTATTGAATAGTGGATAATCGTTCTCAATAAAATCTGGTGTCTGAGAGACAATAGACTGGGAGACCTTATTGATATTCATCTACAACTTAGAAACAAGAGGAGGTTGTTAAGTCGCCATTGTTTGAAATGTCAGCAACAGTAATTGTTGATGGGACAGTTACAAATGTTTGCGGCGTCAAACTATTTAGAGGGATTGTGGGAGGAGGAGTTGTTCCAACTGGGACAACTGTAACCTCTGGGTTAATCACATTAATGATCGTGCCTGGTGTTGCAGCGGGAATTGTTGATACGTTTGCTGGAATAAACAGAACAGGAATTGCAAGACCAGAAGGTAATAAATCTGGATTTGTGACACTTCCAGCGCCAGTAGTCGTATCTGTAATATTAACTGCACCAGAAGGAGGTACGTCGTTTCCTGCACCAATAATGTTGATAGGACCAAAACAAATTTGTCCTGTGCTGTAATTTACAGTTCCTGCAGCATTATTAGTATAGACTTTCTTATTACCTGTGTTGTAGAAGGTCCTCAGATTGCCGAAACCATCATCTTCAAACTGTTGATCAATTCCTGGTCTATCTGCCGTTCTAAACGGTCCTGAGAGCAGTACAGGTTCTTTCTTACAAGTAGTTCCATCAGAATTACTTGGAGCACTATCATATAGATCCGCACCAGTGGCAATACAATAAGTATTGGTCTGATTTGTATTCGGATTAATATATTTCAATACAGAAAGTTGCAGAGATACATCACTGATACTCTTATCAGATAAAGTAACTGCTTTTTCAAACGCTTGTGCTCTAAAGGTGGAATTGAAGTTGTTGATTTGAGATTGTGACGCCCAATCATTAATTCCATTTTGAATATTAGTTTTAATATCAGAAGTATTTGATGCAGTGCCAGGATCGTATTGTCCAAACACTTTTATGTACAAATACATCTGCTCAGGATCAATAATAACAGGATCAATCGATGCCATTGCATATTTTCTCAAATCCGCAGCGATTGTTTTCTTTGTTGCATCATTGAGCAAAGATCCAGTCTTTGTTTTGATTGAAATATACACTTTTCCGTAAATTGGAGGAGTTAGAGAATCTCCACCGTAAGCAACAACAGAATCTGCGTTGGCATATACCTTTTTAGTAATGAGAGCATAGTCTTGTGCTGTTACTGCTCTATATTGTGCTGAATAATATCTTGGAGCATTATATTTGATGGATTCAAGAGTTTCTGCAGCAGAACCAAGTTGTGACTTCTCTTTTACAGTCAGAGTTACATCTGCACCACCATAGTTGGATCCAATGTTGTCTGTAACTGTTCCGATAAAGGAAAATGAGGAAATTTCATTTGCTTCTGTTCCAGAACAAACCAAATATTCTAAAATAACGACCTCACCATCTTTTAATGCTCTACCTGCAGTATCATCACCAAATCTTACCTCATAACGCATATCTTCACCCTCACTGAGGAAGTATGCACGAGTTGATGCAGTTAAATCAGTGATTGTATCAGTCAAACTGTACAAGTCTGATGTTGTAGATGATTCGTTAGGTTTTACTCTTACACTAAGAGTAGAAATGTCTGCATCTTCAGAAGGGACTTTATACACCTGAGATGCGAAGGTGTTTACAACGTATTGGAAAGTAACAACACTTCCCTCTTGCACCATTACATTGTCTAACGTGGCAATACCTGTTGTGGTATCAACTGTGACAGTAATGTCTTGTAAAATATTAAAAATATAGTTTCCACCAGATACAACTGGTCCTTTCTTTAAAGTTACACTACTAGGATATGCACCTGCAGTTTGTGAAGTTTGTACATCCAGTTTTACACAACCTTTTGCTGCTACAACTGAACGTGGGACATAGTTTAAGAGTTTTGCAACATTAACAACATTATCTCTAACAGTTGCAGAAGGCAAAAATGCCTCATTCATCGACATATTAGCATTGAATGCCGTATAATATGTGTTATACGCTAATATATCGATAAGATAAGATAATGAAGATCCTTCAAAGTCATAATCCGAGAATTCGTTACGAGTTCTTAGGTAGGATTTGATTGAAGACTTAATATCCTCAAAATTTAATGCTGTTAAATTGTTTGGTTGCATTATTCAGGTCTCTGTAATACGAACTCGATGGTTTCTACGATTGGGATCCCGACAATTCTATATTCAACTGTTACATCAAATGTATTTCTGGAAAAATTACCAATAACCTCAACGGTTTCTAAACGTACACGCGGTTCAAAACGGTTAATGGTATTTATGATCTCTTGTCTAATTGCGTCCTCTGTAAAATCATCTAGAGGTTCAAATAACAACTGTGAGATGTTAGATCCAACCAAAGGTTGAAATGGTTTCTCTCCTGGTGTGGTCATGATTAAATTCCTGACCGCTTGTTTGATTGCATTGTCATTTTTAACGACAGCAACATCTTTGGTATTAGCATTTCTTGCCATACCAATTGCGAGGTCCGTAAAACTACGAGACCTCGACACACTTTTACCACTTACTTTCTTTAAAGCCATCGATTACGGGCAGTTCCCGTATTATTTAGCGACCTTGACCCCGATAACGTTTTTTTGCCTTATTTCTGGACGTTGCAGCATATTTTGTATGCTGACCCATTCCCTGACGAGTCTTTTTAGGAGTTGCTTCGACGAAGGAAGTCCCAGAAAGGGATTTTTTCATTTTTGCCATAATTAATTACCGATAAAAACATTAGGACTGCATCCCATGATAAAAGAGTTACATGGGAATGCTGGTGTGCCATCACCAAGTGGGTCACCGAACCTTGCAGCGCGACGACCATTGATCCAAACCGACTTACTAGTAGCGAGTGCCTTCCGAGGATGTCCCGTTGGTGCCTCTCTACCTGCCACAGGACCAAGTGTACACCAATATGCTCCAACAGGTTTAGTATCGGTGCAAGGAGGACTGTTAGGGATTGGCATAACAACCGTAACAGTATGAATGGTTGGTGTTGGGTGTGGAGTGAGAAGATCTAGATCAACTATAGGTAGTATACCATTAATTACCACATTTCGGAGTGCTCCTAAGGGAGTTAGTGGTAATTGAGGTGTTGGTGGCCACAATGTTGTTGCATTCATAGCAAGAACGCTTTGTGGAACCACTCGTGGATCATAACCTGACGGTAATGGACAAGGTGGACCTGGTAGAACACCGCCACCAAGACCAGGATGATGAGACGATCCAGTTCCCGTTCCGTGACCCGTGCAAGTTCCTGCGTATAGTGCTGCTCCTGAGGCTCCTAGTAATGGCATATCAAGTTATCTCAAATGGGTTTCCGTACGCTTCGCCAGCATCCTTTGCTGTTTGACCTGCTCTGCCAAGATCATGCCATATTTTCATATCACCCGTAATTGACCATGGTTGACAACCAGGTCCTAATAACGGAGACATTGTATATGATGTAGTAATAGTTTCACCATTGCTTCCCGTAGATGTTCCACCACTTGTTCCAGGTGGTGTATTGCAAACAAAATGCGATTTGCCTACATTTACTGGATCCATAGAAAGTGTAACTTTAATAGTTGTCGATGACGTAGGATCTGGGCGATATTGCGTCATAATATATTTAGTGTTCGGAGACGCGGCAGGGAGGTTGATAAATGGACCCTGTACGGTCTCAACGAAGGTTTCCTTATAGTTTGTATACTCAGGAATCTGTTCTTGAGTCATTTCACTAATCACAGACTCTTTTGTATCAAGTCTAAACTGTTTATGATCCTTAGTAAACTGCTTCATACTATCAGGTAACCCAGAATCATCCAAAAACTGAGTATTATACTGGTCTACTCTATCAACTTCACGGAGTTTTTCGAGTGCTGGAGCGGAATATAGTTCTTGTGCCTTTTGTTGGACTCTTCTACGGTCTGGATCTAACTTAATATTCGCTGTTTGGGTTTCAGTTGTAGTTGTAATCTCTGTATCAACGTCAAAAATCTGTTTTAACTCGTCAAGTTCCTGTTGAGTGACTGCTGGAGCAGCAGCTTCGACAATTTGTTGTCTTTGAGACTCATTTGAACTAAGAATTGACTCAATTTGAGACTGAGATAGTCCAAATTTGATCAATGCATCGAATCCATCTGGAAAATCTGTTGCATAAGAACTCACATCAACGGGTGTAACCTCTGGTTTGGGTAAATTATTGACAATTTCAACAATTCTATCGTTAGTATCGGTAGGTTTATAGGTATCGTCGGGATAAATCTGGTCAGTTCTCGATGTTTCGTTGTAAATATTGCGAATCCACGCTTGCGGCGGATTATTTTCGTCATATCCGCTACCACTTTGAGTAATTTCTACTGCTGTAAGCACTCCATTGGTAAATGTACCTTCCAATTCCGCATTTTTTCCGCTTGCAACTAGTGGTGCAGTGACTACAAGGTCGGGTGGTTCCTTCAAAGTGTTCCAACCAGCACCTCCATCCGTAATTGTAGCACCTGTTACGCGACCATTTGTGATTGCTAGTGTTATTTGGGGTTGTCTGATGGTGTTATAGATGTCTGGAGCGGAAGGATCGATGTCGGCAGTGAGAAATTGCATCGATTTTTCGACAAATTCATACTTTCCGATGAGAATAGCGCGGTCGGGTATACCATATCCTGCAATTGTGGTGATTTGGTGTGCCCTATTTGACGTATATTGTGTGTCTTTAGCAAAATTATTGCCGCTTCCATCCAAATATAACACATGAAACTGAAAATTTTGGTCATCTGTGTGGAAAGCGCGGAGAATAGTATGTCCATTGATGGTATCACCGCTGCGTAACACGTCAAAACCAGAACTACCAGCAAAGGTACTGACTGATGCAACTGCTTTGACCCTAAGATTCAGTGTAAAAGTAGTTGAAGTGGTGCTTGGATGTGTATGTGTATAGGTAAGAGAGAAGACATCACCTACAGAATACCCTGAACCAGGTGCTAAAACCTCTGTAATCTCCCATACAGTGCCTGTAATGGTGCTTGTATTGCTTAGTTGAGGATAGATTCTGAACTTTACTCTAAGTCCTGAGGTCGCCCCGCTACCATTTAGGTCATATATTTCAAAATCTTCAAATGATTCTTCACCAGATTCCCATGTATTCTGTGATGTGACGTATGGTGTGCCTTGTAATGCATTCTCATCCCATACATCAGTATATGTGGATCCGTCGTAGGAGACTTCAATATCAGTGACGCCATTAGGAAGTTGTGTAGAAAGTGCGTCGTATTTGAATGCTACCTTATATGCTGTGGTTCCAAACCCGAATAGTGTTGGATGAGGACAATCTGGATCTCCTGTATAGTCGGTGTCACAGGTATATCTTAGATTTGTGGACGCGGCGGTACAGGTAAAGTTGGAACAAGGGATACATCTAGAGGATGCTTCGATATTATCATCCAGTGGTTGACCATTTAGTGTTCCCCCTGTGGAGTTTCGGGTCTCGTCCTCAATATAAAATGCAGGAATACCAACATGACCTGCTTTATTAGACACATCATAGAGGTATGAGAACCATGTATCGGAGTAATTGAAGTCAAATGATAGTTCTGACGGGGTATACTCATAGAACATTGTGCAAGTTGTATCACAGGGACTTACCTTCGTTAGTTTCCCACATGTTGCTGCACTAACAGGAATAGTGCTTCCCCAACGGTTCAGACATTGTTGGGTATTATCGTACATGACGAAGTTGTGATCTCTTGCAGGAATGTAATATGATCCTGTTCTTACAACTGCCTGAGGATACTCACTAAAAGTTAACCCTACACCTTGACCATCAGGGTCATAGTTTGTGCAGTGGTTAGTATTAACTGTCAGTCCATCACAGACTGGGTTTTGTCCTCTAGCAGTTACCTTACATCCCATCTTCTAATTTCTTTAAACGCTTATAGATTTGATCATAATTTGCTTTGATATTGAGATACTCATCTTGCCCCTCAGGTTTGTAATAAGTCTTGTCTGGGGTAGGTAACTCCTGAACATACTTTTCGACCGCTTCTAGACGCTCGTGGAGTGCTTTCAGGCAATCATTGATAGCATTCAATGCTACTGATACTTCTTCTTGATCTTTTTCAGTCATTCACTTTCTTTAAGATAAATCCTTCTCCGTCATCGGTCAGTTCATATTGAAGTTCTGTGCCGATGTTCCAACCCATCTCTTCACACATATCATAGGGAATAGTGAGGATAAGATCTCCGTAATCGTCTTCCTCTAATGCTGTTGTGAATCTATGGGACATAATCTTTAGTCTATAGGCGGTTTATCTGCGGGTTATTAGTAGGATTGTTCTCTTTCCACTCAACCCATAGTGTATATAGATCTTTCACATCCTGTACTGAACCTGCAGATGTAGCGTAGTCTGCACATTCATACATTCTGGGATCTAACATACCTTCATACCTAATCAGTTGCTCTATTGCCCATACACGAGCATCTTGTCTTTCTACGCGGGTCTTGGGGTCCATTTTTTGTCTCAGAAATTTTTTTATATACGCCGTTGAGTATCACTCGAATAATATTTAAGGCGTCTGGGAACCTTTGTAGGTTAGGGTAGTGGCCGATTTTAACATTTAGGGGGCATAAAAACACTGCCATTCTTAACATTTAATACCAGGCAAGTTAGTTACATCGGAGATCCCCTAATACTGTCATGCTTCATTATACTATACCTCTGCATGATTGTCAACAACATCCCAGCACCATCCGATTGACTTAATGTAATCGAAGCAAGACATTCTCGGAGTATTGGGGTACTGTTCATTGCGATCATTACGCAACCCATCGATGTACCTTTCCATGTCGTATATCGAATTGAAAGTACCTCTGCACTCATGTTGATTGTCGTAGATGATGTACTGCATAAGTCTCAATAATTACTAAGAGTGTTTCTGAACCCTTACAGTGTTATTATAAGGCATAATGGGCATATCTGTCAAGACCCTCTGTACATGTGTCCGAGTATTCTCACAGGGGTTGACAACTGTTAGGAGACGTGCTAAGGGTGTAATTAACGGAGACATTTAGAGGGAGATAAAACACACAAATAGGTTTTTTTCCACATTTCCACAGTTTCCGCATTTATTGTGGAAAACTATTAATTAGTGTCTGTACCTTTGTTTTCTCTCTCTTTTATAATATGATCTCTAAAACTATCCCACAGGATGACAGATATCTCTTTTAATGTTATCTTGACGTACTTCAGTTGTTCTCTTAATGTGACGCCATTCTGATCGGAAGATGAGTACATTGACTTGATTAGTTGGGTGACGTGAATGCGTGGCAACTTCGGGCGGTTTGTTATATTCATGAATGCAATAGGTGAGATAATCATCCGATACGAATGTTATGTAACCTTTTACATTTTGATATTCAATTTTGTCGCCTACTTGCATGAATGAACCTCCTTAGTTCTTATCTCGTAATTCATCATAATTGGGGAATTGAGATAGTATTTGATCGAGTTGCGATTGTAATTCATTGCGTAATGAAATCAGGGAATAATTGTATAAGTGTTGATTGTCGGTTTTGTGTAATGACTTCACCAATTGATTGACGGATGTTATCGCCGTCTCTAATTGTTCAACGTGCTTATCTATCTCAACTAATTCGCTCCATTCGTATAATACATGATGCACTGTTATTCGATGCAATAATTACTATCTATTTTACATAGTTTCTGCATTTTGTCATCTTGCATATCCTGGAATGAGTTTATTAAGGATAGACCAATATTTGCCCCGATGATAACAACGAGGCAAGAAAGGAAAATTCTCACTTAAGCGACCTCAAGTGCGATGCCGTTTGTGAACTCTTTAGTTTCACCATTGTTTGATACATACCAAGTCCAATTTTTTTGGAATACACCATTTTTAGTGCCATCACAAAATTCGTTGATGATAGCATTCAAACGTGATTTAGTGGTGTTTGACTGATAACCACCATCAAACAAAATAACCTCGCTATCTGTTACTGTTGCGATATGATTGCCATGTAGATATACTTCACACGCCATGTTGTTAGTAGGATCGAACGTGGTGCAAGTGTTAGCGTTAGACCATGCAATTCCGTTTCTGATTGCATTGTTCATTTGCTGTTCGATTTTTCTCATGATGTGTTGCTTTGTTTGTTATGTACTTATTATAGGGGATGGGCACCACAATGGAAGCATTAATGTGCCACTAATAGAACTGTCACTGTACAGGTTGAATATATTCTGCAATTGTGATAAGACTATCAGCGGCGACTGTTCTAGCATTGTTTGATGTATAAAACAGGAACCCGCAAGCAACAATTAAAAGAAATTTCATGTGGATTGAAAGAAGATCTTTAGAGGAACGTTTTTTTGAAAGTGTTCTGATCATCCAAAAATTGTCTCATAAGTTCTGTATTCGTTGCTATGATCTGTGAATTGATCATAGAAAAGATCCCATGCTTTATTGTCATGAACGAAAGAGGGAATTTCGCACATTTCTGCGATCCAGTCATATGCCATATCAATATCAGGATTGCAATCAGCAATGAAATTTGGAAGATCCGCGATTGCTTGAATAAAACGAGGATTGTCGGAAATAGTCATGATTTTAGAAAAAGTGTTGTTTGAAAATGTTATCAGCAGGCAAGACACATTGCCGAGTTAAAAAGTTGCGGTTCCATGTGCATGTCTGTCACTTCGTAACCATAACCTTCAACGCGGGAATCTACCTCGCGCTCAAAATCACGCTTGAGAATATAACGCTTCGATTGAGATTGTCCCATGAATGTAACAGTCTTCAGAATGTAACGGGTGGAGATCTCACCATCAGCAAACTTAACGGGATAGAAATCTACAACCATGTTTGCGCCGATTGAAGTGAGTTGCATTTGCTTTGTTCCTTTGACTCTTGTACAATACACGAAAATGGGGCAGTTTCAACCGCCCCTGTGCCAGTATCTCATCTGGCATATAGGTAACCACCTGCCCAGTCAAGTTGACCAAACATCAACTGACGTGATTCTCTTTCTAACAAATTGTAACGAACATGCTTAGCGGGTTTATTCCATGATGCAGGTTTATAAACATCACCTGTTTTTTTATCAATAAATGCATGAACTGAACCGTGTCCGCCTTTATCATTGTGAACGATTTTATGGTATTTTCTACCACTAGAGATTGTAAAAGTGTCCTCGATTCCATTCTCTTCAAGGTCCTTAAGTCTCTCTTTTGCATAGTCGGAAAGATCCTCGCGAGATCCACCAAAATATTCTGCATTACGCTTAACCATGCGAATGCTATACTCTAGCATTTGTGCTTCCAAACGTTCACATAATTCAGCGGAATATTGCTCAACTTCGATGATAGCGGCATTTTCAACTTTTTGCTTTGCTGTGAAATCTGCTAGTGAAATGTTTGGCATGTGCTTTGATTTGTTTGTATGTACTTATTATAGAGGGTGATTAATGGCAATGGGGAAATGGTGTGACAGTAATTAAACTGTCACTACCAATCTGGTTCATTTAGTTTTACTGGTTTATGCTTCTTAGTTGTAGTATGTTTATCAAGAATCTTTCTCAACTCAGGATATGTTTTAACTGCTCTGTAAAGTTCATCAAATTGATCTGTAGTTAGTTCCAATTTGATCATACTAAACGACCTCCATTTGATGCAAGTTGAATTCTAAAATTATATCTCTCATTCTCTCTCTGTCAAGACTATCACCGCCACCCCATGTATAATGAACGTGCTCTAAATCACCTTTTTCAAGTCTATTTTTATAGATCTCAAAGGCGTCGAAAATGTGCTGTTTCTGTAAACCCTCTATTGGATATAAACCGTTAGAACCATAGAAGTCCCAAACATAGAGAACGAAATCATGTAATGATGACATTTAAGCAACCTCCCTTACATAACCGTTTTCTGCATGAATGAATGCATCTAACTTATCAACATCTAACTCAGGATCATCAAAATCAATTTTTGCACATCCATCAACACCCCACTCTGCTAACTCTTCAACGAATTCTTTCCAGTCAGCACAGAAACATGCTACATTTTGAAAGTTGTCTACCTGAACGATTCTGTTCATGATTGTTTGAGTTTTGTCCATAAATGTCCTTTGTTTGTTATGTACATATAATAGGGCATATGAACATCAAATGGTGTTAATGTGTGCCACTAATCGTACTGTCACACATCCCAAGTCCAATCTCCGTAAGTTATGTTAGGAATAAAAATATATTCAGTATCTTCATCTTGCGGATCTTTTCCATCTACCATCCACTCTTCACAAATGGCGAGAGCATCTTCATTACGGTCATCTTTGATGCATTCTTGCATCACACTGAAAAGATGATTTGCCATCTTGTCAATACATTGGTCGCGTTCTTGAGTTTGCATTGTATCAGTCAGATAGAGGTGAATTTGGGCGGCGGAATACATTTTCGCCGTTGATTACGTCCTGAACGTAATTAGCGTTGATTGATGGATTTGAAAACTCTGGACGTTCTTTCATTAACTCTTCAATGTCATCCTCTGACATAGAGTAAGACAATCCCAGATCTTCATTGAACCAAAAATCGTCCCAATCTTCAGGTGAGTCAGTTACGTCTTCGATGTTCTTTTTGTCAGTCATTTTTTCCTCCTAGTGTTTGTTGCATTGAAATACCACGCGATGAGAATGCATCCGCGACGATACCACACAGAGCGGTAATTTCAAAGTCACTTAGTTCCCAAAGTTCACCAGCAACTGAAATATGCTCTTGAATTTCGTTACTCAGTTCTAACAGTTGGAAGTTGTTCATGATCAAAAAATGTTGGTCCAACGAGTGTGATTTGCTTTTGTAACTCTACCTTCATCCAGCATATTATCACATACTTTGCAGAATACTTGAAACTTCTCTTCTCTCGTCAATGTGTCAATACCATCACAAGTTTTCATGATGTCAACGATAGTTTTCTTTGAATGAATCATCTTAGAAAGAATAGGGAACGAAGCGGTCATTGTGCGAGATTCCAAAAACGTTGGGATGCGATTGTTGCCTGTTCGATTTCAGTCAAGTCAGGATATTCTTCCTGAACTTGTTCAAAGAGATTTTCCATAATCTCTGTATTTGTATCACATGACATAAGTTTTTCCATTAAAAAGGGTTTGTCCAGTTGTTGTACTGATTCATGCTGATTTCGTTGCACTTGCATAACATGTCAGTGAAATTGTTCCAGTCAGTGCGCTTTGCAACTACATCACCTTTAAGGCGAGGATTCTGCATTGTTGCAACTTTCCAGTTGTAACGGAACTGCTCAAGGACTTGTGCTTTGGTGTAAAAACGCATGGTTGATTGCTTAACTATGAATATAGTATGACATGGAATCGGACCCAATGGGGCGATCAGTGGACACTATGCCAACTGTCACACATACTCTACTGGAAGATAGAAATCTGAAGTAACGTTAATTACTTGATAACCATATGTTATTTCCAATTGTTGTTTTAACTCTTCTTGAGTTGATGCATCCCACATCACATTTTTAGCATCAGCAATGATTTCTTCTTGCTGATCTTTGGATGTATTTGTGTATGGATTGCCAAAATGATTTGTGAAATCAAATTGTATTGACTGAATGAATCTTTTCATTATTTGCCCTCTGTCCTAGCGATCCTTTCATGCAAGTCAATTGCAACACCTACTGGACCCGCCCAAGCAGCGGTATTATATACAAACCACTCACCTTTTTCAAATACATATCCATATTCAGCACCACAGTTATCACACTGTTCAAAATACTCACTCACACTTTCAGCAAGTTTAGGTGGACAATCTTCACCACGATGAGAATAATATTGAACGTGCTCAGGTACATCATTCAGGTTCCAATCAGAATCTGAAGCGATACAAGAGATGTCACCGCCATCAATTAGTTCTTCAATTTGATCGCGTGTAGTATATTTATCGACGAGTTGCTTGCCCAACCACTCAGGATAACCATCCCAGTGATGATAAACCGAGACGATATTGTTATCGTCAAGTTTGAGACCGATGCGAGCGTTTGTGGACATGTTTGTTTCCTTGATTGCTATAAACATAGTATGACATGGAATCGGACCATGTGGGGGCATGAGTGGACAGTATGTCAACTGTCACACTGTATCAGATCACTCAATGCAGTGTTAGGTATTCTATCATTGATGAGATTTTTATACTCTGGATGTAACTCACATCCAATATAATGTCTTCCCAATTGTTTAGCAACCATTGCAGTCGTGCCCGATCCTATAAACGGATCCAAAATTATGTGATTGATATCACTACCCGCTTTGATGCACGGTTCAATTAATTCAGGTGGAAATACTGCACAATGTGATCCCTTATATGGTTTTGTTTTAACATTCCATACACTTCGCTTACGTCGCGTTGCTTCCTTAATTGCATTCACATCAAAATAATAGTTCTGACTCTTACTGAGCAGGAAAATATATTCATGTGATTTTGTACATCTATCTCTCACACTTTCTGGCATAGGATTAGGTTTATTCCAAATAATATCCTGTCTTAGATACCATCCATCTGCCCTTAATGCAAACGCCAACATCCAAGGAATGCCAATCAAATCTTTCTCTTTTAGTCCATCTAATTTGTTACCTCTACGAGGACAATTGTCTGGTAGATCTTGTTTAGTATTGGATACAGTTTGTTGAACTAATGCTTGTCCTTTACCTGGTCGATAGTTATAATAACTATCCCCAATATTCACCCATAATGTACCATCATCAGATAAAACATCACGAACTTTTCTAAACACATTTACCAGTTCTTCAATATATTTTTCTGGTGTTTGTTCTAGTCCTATTTGTTTATCTTGTCCACCATAATCGCGCAAACCGTAATAAGGTGGAGAGGTCACACACATTTGAACTCTCTCATGAATTTTGGGGATTGTATCCCTACAATCCCCATACAATATGGTATCTTTTTGTGATCTTAATTTCATCAGCAATACGCAAGAGGGGGAACACCTTCAATAAAGATCTGGTTTACAACATTCTGCAATCGCTTGCCAATTGCATCACCCATCTTATATCCAGTTGGCATAGTTACAACACCTTCACGTTTTTTGTAGAGGTGAAATGCACCAGCAGGAATCTTGCCCGCAGCAACAGCAGCGCGATCATCTTTATGCACACGGATAACACGTCCGATAGTCTGTGCCATTTCAATGATAGGAAGATTACGAAGCAAAATTGTATGAGTCAAACCAGGAACATTGATGCCTTCGCTGAGAATAGAATAGTGGAAGATGACGAACTTTTTAGAGTCATCAGCACCCCACTCTTGCAGTGTGGTGAAGAATTCTTCGCGACCAACTTTCTTGTCGTTGATGATAGCACCGAACTTACTGGTGATGTGCATGACATCATATCCAGCACGATAGAAATAATCAAGAATGTCAGTCTGTCCGAGCATATTACCAAGGATCTTAGAAGATGGAGCAGCAACCAAAACTTTAGGATTTTGATCAGTGTTCAAATCCTCGAACATATCTCTCAAGTTGTCAGCATCGACCTCGTGAGCATTGTGCTTAGTGCGAGTGCGATTGGTCTCGAAAGGAACAACTTTAGGGGGAACAATTGCACCACTAGCGATGAGTTCCTTAGCAGGAACATTCTCAAGAACACCACCCCAAATGTCTGTGTTGTTCATTCCGCGAGCAACACTTACACCACGTCCAACACGCGGAGTTGCTGTGAAATAATAACGACGCTTGGCATACTGTGCAGTAGCATATAGTGCTTTGAAGAAGTGACGACCGCAACCATTGTGTGCTTCATCAAAATAAATGGTATCAATATCAATGCCACTATCTACAACACGCTGTAGAGAATGATATGTAGTGAATACAATCGCGGACTCTTTTGCAGCGCGAGCGGTATTTACATACAATGCAAGTTTCTCAGGGTTAGTGCCACTAGCATGATGAGTTTCACCACTGTGACAGTGATAAACGTGTGTCCATGTAGCACTGATTAGTGACATGAACTCTTCGCACAATTGATTAGCAAGAAGAATACGAGGAGCAACAACAACTGTTGTAGTTGGTGAAGTCTGTGCCTTGCAATCAGCGATCATGATATAAGTCTTGCCACCACCAGTAGGTACGATGACCTGACCAACATTTGATGCTTGCATAGCATCGAATGCACGTTGTTGATGGGGACGTAATTGCATGTAAAACCTTGACTATGACTATAGTATCGCATGAAAAAAGACCCCTGTCAAGGGGTCTGTGACACTATACCAACTGTCTCACGCTACGTCTTCTTCCTCATCATCAGGAAAGAATTCAAATGGAAGTGTGCTAACTTCAGTGGATGTTGTCATGCCGTGTGATACTTTATACGCCAGTTCCCACTCGTTAAGATACTGTTTCCAGTTTACACCTCTCATAGATCCATCTTTGCTGAAGTATTTTCCTTCAATATAATAGTCAATACACATAAGCGTAAATGACTTCATATTTTGGGATGGTACATTACCGTTCATAGCAGCAGTTTGAACATACCTAGATGTCCCTGCTTTGAGTTGTTGCCACTCTCTCATTAACCAGTTCAATGTATTAAACCGATCCTCCCTCATTGTTTGTGGGTTGATCACCATTTCATAGTTCGATACTCTCAGGATCAGATCTTTGAGTTTAGCAAGTGCTTCGGGATCATCTTTGTGCTTCATGAAAGAAACAAAGTATGCCCATGTGAATGGATTATAGTGCGGTAGATTTGTTTGACCATAGCAATCAAACTCATCGTCGAGGAAGATACTACGGACCCAGAGAATAGCATCTTCAATATCACTAACCCACAGTTTGATGTTAACCGTATTGGTCTTCATCTTTGTGGTGTATTTGTTAGGGAAGCATTGAATAGCAGCAAACTGAATTGGTTCGACCTTCCTCAATTTACCATCCTTGATGACAATTTGTCTGTCACCAAATACAGCACGGTAAGCACCATCAACACGATCAGATGCAATCTCAGCATCATCAGGATTATCATGCATCAAATACTCTTTATAGATGCTTGCCATATCTTCGTGCTTCTTATATTTCACACGAACTTTTTCAGGCATCCAGTCAGCAGTATCATCGGACCACCAGTGTGCATCCCTAGTGTGACCATTAGTCTTGAATTTTGTGCCTGCTTTATATGTCTGTTTTGTCTCAGGATCGTAGCAATCCTTGGTTAGAATAGCACCATCAACTTCCAAGTGTGATGATTCTAGTTTAGAAAACTTTTGTCGATGTTTTGGTTTCTTCGCTCTCTCTTCGTGGTCTCTTTGAATAGGACATACTTCCCACTCTTCATGCCACTCGTCGATTGAAATAATTTCTTCGATGTACAACAGATCATCGACATTGATCCGCTGTTTACGGCGTTGCGCTCGGTTCATTCTTTATCCTCAGTGTGCCCGAATTAGGCGTTAACATGCCAATCGTAGGATTGACTTAAGTATGTATAAGATTATATCAGGAAAGATCGGGTGAATACGAAAACTTAATATCACCTTTATAATCTCGCTGTGTGTGAACAGCAGCAAGTTGGAACCCTAGTTGGGGCCAAGGATTCTTAGGTGTAGGGACATTGTATATCTCTTTGATAGCAAATCCATGCTCTCTCATATCACGAATTCTACGTTTTGTAGTGTAGTGATTGATAGTTGTAAGATAAACAATATTATCAGCAATTACCATACCATGTGCTAGGAATTGTTGCATCTTAGACCACGGTGGATTGGTAATAATCCAATCGACTTTCTTTTGATATAGGAGAAAATCTTTACCTTCACCAAGTTCACACCAATCTTTATCATCAGTATTGAAATTATCATAGAAAGCACCTTCACCACGACAAGGATCTAGGATCTTGCCAGTAGGATTATAGTGCTGAATAATTTCCTTTGCCAGATATTCTGGCGTCATCACAATGTCCTTCTCAGGAGTATTTTTTGGGGGACAAAATGCTCTCATTTGTTGAACTTACGGCGTGAAGATTGAATGGTAAGGTTAAGATCTTCCTTTGTATATTGTACACCACTAGCAATCAATTCGTCAAGTTTTAGTGAACATTGAACGCGACGTTGCTTCTTACTGTCTACTTTAGGATTGATAGAGAATAATGCTTCATTGCATGATACACTTTCTTGAAAGTTATCACGAACAAATTTAGTATCCTTCTGTGCTTTTGGTCCTTCTGGAATTCCTTTTACAAAATCTACGAATGATTCCACTAATTGATAGTCCATCTTTCCCCACAATACAGCATAATCCTTAGGTTGAATAAGGAACTCATATTGTGTGTGAAATACTTTAGTATCTCCTTCTTGTGTATAACAACCAACGATTAAACGATAGTCATCATGTGACATCATTCTCAATATATCAGAGCAGCAAATAGTATTGTTGCCAGTAGTTTTGATGCTCGCATTATAGTCTACCTTCAGACCTTTAGATAGATCAAAACTGGATGTATATCCATTCTTCTTGAGTTTATCGTATTCTTTCTTAGATAGACCAGTTCTCTCACGAGTTACGATGTCTTCGTATTTGTTTCCGTGTGCTTGAACTTCCATTGTAGTGTAGTGAATTATGTGTTGGAGAGGTTCGCCTTAAAGAGCAACTTCTGTGCTCACCCTTGCCTCCAACATTTATAATATAATATAAAACACCACCCCAGTCAAGAGGTGGTGGACAGTTTATGCAGGTGTCACATCCCACTCATCAGTAGGAACAACCGTTTTAATAATGTGCTCTACATTGTCAATGCCATACACTACAACTGATTGAGTTGATGTGAATCCATTGACTTTCTTTTGTCGTCTCCAAGATACCCGCCAGCGATCAGTTGCCATTGATAAGTTCATCAATCACTTCAGTTTCATCACCAAGAACAGATGCGATCCAATCATCCTCAGGTGTACGAACCATGTCATTTTCATCCCAAGCGATGTCGAAATCAACGTCATACATCATAACCAAATCCTCCTTTTTGTGCAATAATAGCAGATCGTTTCCACTCACGGATAGTCCTGAGTTTCTTTTTCAACTTATGCATTTCCTCATTAGTATAGAGGAACGGATCTTCTTCTCCTTTTTTGATTGCATGTTTAAGCAACCTAATTTCTTTTTGCATCATCGGTATAGTTCCGAAAGGTGTAATTTTTCAACAATTTCTTCGACCTCTTTCATTTTGTCGAAGTAGACAGTTTTGTCAATAAGTTTGTCACGATAGTATCGTTTCTGTAAATTAGAAACATACATGAACAAGGCATCCTTTAGGATCATTTTTTCATCTTTGTCGAGAATAGCAGAGTGGAGACCTATCATTTTAGGTGTCCCTCCGCTTTGTTCTGAGATACTCTAGCACGTCATCTCTGACCCACATGAGTTCATTGAAACACTTTTGATTGTGAGCACATTGACGTAGTTTGTGATCGGGTTTCAACACGGACTCGATGAATAAGTCGAGTCCACGATTAAATTTTACGTCTTGGTTTTCGGTATCCATTTAATCAGACTGAATGAGTGTAGTCTAGGTCATAGTCTACCGCAGTTCCATCATCATATTCAATGTCTTCATAAATTCTTTCAAATTCATCGAAGTCATTTTCACCAACTGTCATCTTCAAATTCGACACTGTTTGTTCGTCGCCCTTTAGATTTTGACTCTTTTGTTTTTTCATTGTAGTCATCCCCCCAGTTTGTACGATTGGTTCCTCCTTTTGCTCGCTTATCTCGAATAGATTTACCGAAAGAGTAGTAACCTCGTTCGTTACCACCTCTACGAAAAGTCTTACCCATGTCTAAGTTTGAAAATTTAGTAAACTACTGTAATATGTATCAGGTATCGGAATTCCGATAAAGCGTGTCATAGTCAGGTGTTTCATCGGGGAGAGGATACACCTGAGTTTGAAGATCTTCAAAACAATAACCAACTCCCTTCAGGAAGTCAGCAGTTTTTTCAACAACTTCGTCAAGAACAGTCGCCTCAAATTCCTTTCGTGATACTGTGTTGTCTTCGTCTGTGCAAATGAGAGTGAATTGCGGCATTGTTCCGTGTGGTTTACCTATGAATTATAGCACACAATTCTGGAATGGGGAAGTGGGTGGACAGTTTATTTGACTGGCACATAGTTCACTCGGTTGACCATCGCATCGAAAATACCATCAATAGTATAGTCAAATGCTAGTGAGAATCTGGGTTCTTCAGACAGGTTGGGTGCCACTGAGTGCTTCAATCTTGATGGAAATAATACTATTGTGCCATCTTTACACTCTACATTAGCACGATGACTGTTGCGATTGTTCTGTTCTGTATAATTTAATACAGTAAAGTATCTACCGAAAGGTCCATCTTTGTCATCATAAAATTGTATGCGTCCCTGTGTATCTTGAACAGCAAGATAGTAGACACCACTAATCAATGAGTTAGAGTGATGATGAATTGATGTGTAATCTCCTTTATCATTTCTATTCAACCATGCACCATGGCATTGCATCTTATAACTTTTACTCAAACCCATTTCGTCATAAATGTACTTCTCTACATGAGTTTGTATCTTACCTTGTATGCTTTGATACCATGGTTGTAAATGTAAATTAGTATCGCTGACCCATGCTTCCTCATCTACATTTCTGTAGAGTTTTACCTGAGATAAGTTTGCATGATCGCTGGGAGATAGTTCAAAACTATCCATGTAAATTGATGTTGGGAATAAATCGATAATCATCTGTATTTGTTTACTCCTAGTTTATTTTTATACCATACCGAAATTGTATAACGATTGCCCTGAGTAACTTCTTCAACACCATGTTTAAGTTCACCTTTGAATGTAAGAACAGCACCCTTCATGGGTTGTATCTTCTCACCTTCAATAATTGTATTGCCACCTGTGAAGTTATCGTTGAGATATAAAATAGATGTCCACACATGCTCATCAAAATCTGTGTGAATTGGTTGGTAGATAGGTGCAGTCCACTTAGTGCAGTGAATGTAATTAGGAAATGCTTGGGGATCATACTTCTTAACTTCTGTAATGAGATCCGCCTGAGTTTGTTTCAAATAGTCGGTGACATCATATGGTAGAGTATTATTGTACAATACATGGATCAGTTCAGTCAAATTAATGATCTTTCTGTTTTCAAAATTAGTTCCGTAGAACGGAAACATAGTCTCATGAAATGATGTGAACCAGTCACATGTATCACCAGACATAAAATTTTCAGTTAGATATACTTCAGACATCTGTCACTACCACATTGAAAGAAAATGTTTTTCTGACTGTATCAGATCCATGTGGAGATACTCCATGCAACATATGTGATGGAAATAATATAACATCGCCTGCTTTTACTTCAGGATAATAAATGTTAGATAATTTCATTTGTGTCAGTATTTTAATCCATGGTTTAGTGAATGCCGTGTGATTAGCATCCCAAAAATAAAACTTCGAGAAGTCTTCACCATCATTCAAAAATACAACACCTGCAATATCACAATCGTCATGATAATGGATCTCTTGAAATGCACCCTTTTCATATCTGTTTGCCCATGGATTTAAGAACTTAGCATTGAATTGTACGCCAAGATCACCAGACAGCAACCCTAAGGGTTTGACTAAGATATCAAAGAAATCATTTACATCATATGAGTCGCGTTCAATCTTACATAGGTCTCCCCATGTAAAGTCAGAATCATCATATTTTGTGACTGTTTCCAATCTCTCTTTGAGAAGATCAAAGTCAGGCATTCTATATTGATAATAGAATTGATTACTGAAGATCTGTTTCATAAGTAAAGTCAAGATTCAATACATGTCTCATATCTGTTTGTTGGGGATATGACCCATGCCATAAAGTTGCTGGAAAAATTAATACATCACCAACACCTGGTGGAAATAATTTTATACCGTCCAAATAATAATAGAAAGAACCATACTTGTGTGGTAAAATTTCTTCCTGCACATCCAAGTATATCACACTACAGATATCATTGTTAGTATTATGTTGATGCATGGTATGAAATGTACCTTTCTCACCATACACTGTCCATGCAGATGCTAGTTTTATATTTTTTACGTTGAGAGAGTCGTCAATCATTTTTTTGACTTGACTCACAATACCATTAAGATATGGAACAGTTTGTTCTTCCATTAAATGATATTGTTTTCCATGGAGACTTGTAGATATGTCCATGATATGTGGGTTGAGACACTCTAATCCACAATCTTTAACAGCAGCGTCAACATCAGATTTGAATGGTTTAGGATCATTCAATCTGTAATGATAAAAATAATCCTTCATATTATTGTGGACTTACACCACCTTCCCCTCCAATTCCTTCGCCCTGCACGTTACCACCGCCAGTATATGTGCCACCATCATTAAGATCCTGTTGATAATTCCATGCAATAAATTCTGGATCTTCACATGGATTAGGTTCTGCCGCCTCTTGTTCTGGTAGAAGAATGTAATCAATACTTTCTTCAAAGTCTTTAATTTTATTTAATACGTCTTCAACTTGTTCCATGGTTGGGCAAGGTCTAGGATCTTGCCAATCAAATTTCCCATGGTTTAATGACCATTTCGCACGAGGTCTCAATAAATTAATTGCAGCGTCAAAAGCGACCCATTCATAATGTTTTTTCATTGTAATTCTTCATCCCATTTTTGTAGTTCTTCATTCCACTCCCATGTACGTTCTTCGTTAGCAGGGGGCATAGGAATAGGTGGTTCCCATTGTAGTATCTCTTCATTGAATACCCATGAATCCATACCAGCGGGTTTTGCAGACACAAATTTATCTAGATCCGCACGATATATGTCACCAATACCAGCATACATTCCACGAATGTTTGCATTGTAAGAGGTTTTCACCCAATTAGTGCTCTCACCCCAAATCTTTCTCAGGTATGCAATTGCATTCTGTTCACTTAATTCACCAGTGTCTGTCCACTCGTAAAAGTCATCAAGTTTCTCAACTCTCTCGACAACATTATTTTCATCTATTTTAGCGTAATGTGCCATCCTTTTAAATCAAAATTAAATGATCTTTAGTTATTTAGCACTTAGTGTCATAAGCATATTCGACGTGATATCCGTCTGCTCTCACATAGTGCATGAAGATTTGATGATAGTATACATCACGATCTCCTTTTAAGGGTTCTCTCCAGTGTTCTAACTCCATACCCTTATATAATACTGCATCACCATGTCTAGTGACCAGTTCTTTTATCTCACCAGTATGAAGTTGAAAGTATATGGGCCAATCATAATCAGCGTTTGTGCTGATATTCATGGACACGCTAACTTCACATGCAGGTCTATCCTTATGTCTCTCTAATTTCTGACCTTTGAAGTAAAACCTATCAAAATAATAGGTTGGATATAACTTTTCGCCCAGAATTTGTTCAACATTTTGTTTTACACCATAGTATAGTTCTTTATACTTGGGGTGATTATATCTTGCAAGACTGTTAGGAACTTGTCCTTCTTCAGACAAGTTTTCCATTCTACCATGTTTATCATATCCAAACTTCCCTCTTTCTAAAGGGGGTTCTTCAATTAAAACTGGTGCGACTGCTAATTTTTTGATCTCGTAAAGACTCCACTCTGTATGATGCATTATTTCCACCTCGGTCCAGTAACCCATCCTACCAGAGTTTTACGAATACCTCCAGTAACCTCTGTAACTCTGTGAATAGTTCTACTATCAAATACAATTAACGTACCTCTCCTTCTAGGGACAAGATAAACATTATCATCAGTAGTTTTCATTTCAATATTACCACCCTGATATTCATCAGGAGAGGATAATTGTAGGATGAATGAAAGTTTTCTCAACTTATTATCTTCACCTACAGACTCAATAGTGGCATCTTGATGCCAGTTATAATACTGACCTTTCTCATATACAGTGTATTGAATCTCATCTTGATCAATACCTTCTATGTCATACTGATAGTTTTCTCGGTTTGCTTTTAATACATAAGACATACAAAACCCACCAACCCAATTGGTTGCAGGAATCCAAGAGGTTTGACTATCTCTCGTCTTAAAAGAAACACCTTCTCTTACTTGAGCAACATCAACCTTTTCATCATATGGGACACACTCCCTTTCAATGAGACTAACTAGTTCTTCAGGAATCTGTGTGTCATACCACATAGTGTTCCATGTCATAAGTTCATTATCATGTTATAATATATGTATCGAGAATTAATGATCCCCATGAGAAACCTAGGTATCAGTAGAGTTCATAATTCTGCTACTACTCTACTACAAGATGGAGAAATTGTCTACCACCTTGAGAACGAAAGACTATCCAATAGAAAATACGATGCCTTTCCGTTTCAATGTTTGACTCAGTTAGATACTAGTAACCTTGATAATATTTGTATTGCTGGTGTAGGAAAGACAACTCCTGTCGATTGTTTTGTAGATGATGATGCTTATAGTTTGTATGTAAAGACCAAAGAGAATAAGTATGATACAAACGTTTATGATCTCTCACTATCACATCATAAACTACATGCAGCACATGCTTTCTACAACTCAGGATTTGATGAAGCAATATGTATTGTTAAAGATGGAATGGGATCAGACGTACCTCTAGTAGGAGAACAATTCCAATCAGGAACTTATGGTAGAGAACTAACAACAACATTTACAGCAGCATATCCAACTGATTTTAGAATCATTGATAGGCATGTTGCTGTACCTTTTGAAGCAAATCATAGATTTGATGAGACACTTATCTCTAACAATCTAGGTGAGGGGATGGCATTTCAAAAAACATCCATGGCATTTGGTTTTCATGAACTAGATGCAGGTAAGGTTATGGGGATGGCATCTTATGGTGAAGAACTTCCTATCTCAATCTATCAAGATAGTTTAATTGATAACGAACTATTCTATATCGGCAAAGATCTTCATGATACTGGAGTAAACTTTTTATTTGAAAGTTTCAATGATAAAGCAGATTTTGCTCATACATTACAGAAACAAACTCAAGAATACGTTGCTCAATATATTCTACATCAAATCGAACGAACTGGATGTAAGAACGTTTGTCTGTCAGGTGGATTCTTTCTTAACTGTGTAGCAAACTATTATTATTTGAGTGTCCTACCAAAAGATGTCAACCTGTATATTGAACCTGTGTCTAGTGATGCGGGCACATCTATTGGTGCAGCAAAATATATTTACCACGAGAAGACTAGAGATACAACAAAACGTCCTTTGAAGAGTTTATATCTAGGACCACGAAGAGATAATATGTCTCAGTTGTATATGGAAAACACTAGACCTACAACACCATTTGAAGTGGCAGATGCTCTAGCAGATGGTAAAGTTGTTGCTATTTTTCAATATAGATCTGAAGCAGGTCCTAGAGCACTTGGTAATAGAAGTATTTTGTATGATCCTCGTGATCCGAATGCAAAAGAGAAAATCAACAGAATTAAAAAACGTGAGGAGTTTAGACCTTTCGCAGCATCAGTTATGCAGGAATATGCTAACGATTGGTTTGATCTTAGAGGAATGGAAGAAAGTCCTTTCATGATGTACGCTGTTGAAGTATTATCAGATGATATACCTGGCGTTACTCATGTAGATTATTCATGCAGAGTTCAAACTGTGACCGTTGATCAGAACTTTCATTTTTATCAACTGTTGGCATGTTTCTACGAAAAAACAGGAGTTCCTATTCTGTTCAATACATCCTTTAACCTTGCTGGTGAATGTATTGTAGAAACTCCTGCTGATGCTATCAGAACTATGAAAAATTCTGAGATTGATTTCTTATATTTTGCTGACTTAGGGTGTTGGGTATCTAATAATCACGATGCCAGAACCGCCGTTACCGCCTGACCCGTTGGGCCACGGGTTACCAGCACCTCCACCACCGCCGCCACCGCGTTGGTTAGCACCTGCTTCGCCGTATCCATTGTTGGAACGCTGAGGAGCAACACCGCCGTGACCACCGCCACCAGAACCTCCATTACCTCCACGACAGGAACCTGGATGACCACCGCCACCTCCGCCGCCGCCAGCGTAAGTAATATTTTGTCCAGAATATGTGCTATTTCTTCCATTACCGCCAGGTGCTTGACGACCGTTTCCACCAGTAGCACCACCGCCACCAGCACCGCCACCACCTGAACCAGAATAACATGCTTGGTTAGGATTAGGACCACCAGGATTTCCATGTCCGTTAGATCCAGACTGACCAGGTGCACCAGGTTGTTGTGCTCCACCACCTGAACCAGGTGATCCTCCACCACCTCCAGCACCGCCGCCAGACCCACCAGGTCCACCAGGTCTGTTACCAGGTCCTGATGCACCGTATCCGCCGCCGTATGCTACGAGACCGTTGAATGTAGAGGGTGAACCATTCTGACCAGGATTTTGTCCAGATTGAAATCCATTACCGCCACCACCGACACCAACACCATAAGATCCTGCGTTGAGGTTAATACCAGAGACTTGAACCCATCCACCAGCACCACCACCTGAACCGCCATCAGTTCCACCAGAGTTAGGACCAGCATTACGAGTTCCACCACCAGCACCGCCACCAACTAAGAATGCGTCTGCGACCATTCCATTTCCAGTGACTGTAAAGGTACCGCCACTTGTAAAAGTGTGAATGGTATATCCACCTGCTGTTGATACACTACCGCCAGAACCAGTTGCTCCACCACCATCACCGACATTTGCCCATTCGGTTCCATTCCAAACTTTAATTACTTCATCATCATTATCCCATGCGATAGTCCCTGTAGTCGCACTACTAGGTAAAGCACTCGTATTGTATCTCGGAATAAGAAGTAACGAGTTAACTGTAACATCATCAGCAGTAACATCACCAGTAGATGAGATATTACCAGCAAAAGAAATATTACCAGTAGAATCAAATGTTACTTCAGGACCGTTCGCTGCCGCCTGCCTACCTTTAACTTTGTCTACTTTAATTTCAGACATGTCTTAAAAAAATCCTGTATGTTTTATTTATCATTTTACCCAAAGGTAACCGTTAGATGCACCTAAACTATCTTCTCTAAATCCACAGTTACTACCTTGCTCAGGGTGTCTACCCCAAGCGAAGTACGTTCCACCAGAAGTATGGTGATCACCGAAACCTCTAGTGCCAGTGTTAGGGTTTCTATCAGAGATACTACCTTCATATGAAGTAGAGACTCTAGTCCTAGCATTATTATTAGAAGCGGATGATTGTAAGTCAACTGTAGCACTAGAATCAACAAACACATTTTTATTGAAACCAGTTGCTTCCATCCAATATCTAGTAGAACCATTATAAGTGGAACCACTAACTAATGCTTGAATCCAAGCATCTGACATTTTAGTTGTTGATGTATCTGTTGTTCTAGGACCTGTAGTTCCACTAATTCTAACAGAATTTTGAGTCATATGATCCTGACAAGTGCTAGTTCTTACATGAGCACACAATACCCATCCACCACCATTTCTACTCATATCAACGTACATTTCATATGCTGATTGACCAGATGGTTGAATCCAATACAACCCACTAGGTTGACCCGCTAATTGACCAGTATTTGCGACAGGATTTGCTTGCGTTCCTACAGAACTAGCATCAGCGCCAGATGCTCGATACCAATCTGTTCCATCATAAATTTCAACATATTTCTTATCACTATCTGTATTAATTCTCATATGTCCTGCTTGTGGACTACTAGGTCTCTGTCCTGTAGTTCCTTGAGGAATTGTCATTCTACTCAGACGATTATGAGTAAGAGTTCCAACAACACTGATGTTGTTAGTGCTCTCCATGGTGATTAGTCGGTCTGTTTCTGTAGACCCAAATATTTCGCCAACTCGTAATACGCTCATGGTTTTTATCTATTTATTTCATCCAAAGGTAACCGTTAGATGCACCTAGACTATCTTCACGGAAACCGCAGTTATTTCCTGACTCAGGGTGTCTACCCCAAGCAAAATAGGTACCACCCGAAGTATGGTGATCGCCCAAACCTCTGGTTCCTGTGTTAGGACCTCTATCGGATAAACCACCTTCATATGAAGTAGAGACCCTTGTTCTATCATTTTGGTTACTAGCGGATGATACTAAGTCCGCAGTAGCACCACTAGCGACGAACATATTCTTTACAGGATTACCAAAACCATGTGCTTCTAACCACCAACGTGTTGAACCACTATAAGTTGAAGCACTACGAACAGCATTAATCCAACTATCCGCCATTTTAGTTGTTGATGTATTTCCAAATCTAGGTCCTATGTTTCCACTAATTCTGACCGAATTGTTAGTCATATGGTCTTGACATGTAGAAGTTCTTACATGTGCCATCAAAACCCATCCACCACCATTGCGATCATTATCAACATACATTCGATATGCCGACTGACCAGATGGTTGAATAAAATATAATCCAGATGGTAAACCTGCTGCTTTTAACTGTAATCCATGTGTTGCAGGATTAGCGGCAGTTCCTAAAGTATTAGTGCTTCCTCCTCCACCTGTTCCAACAACTGTCTCCCATGAACTTCCAGTATAAACTTCCGCAAGATTAGATTCGGTATTAAATCTGATAACACCAGTAGCAGGACTACTAGGTCTTTGTGCATCTGTACCTGCTGGCAACTTAATTGCCCCAGTATTATTATGATGAAAAATATCACCCTGAACATTTAGAGTGTGTCCAGACGGAATTGTGACCTGTCCTAAAGTAGTAGAAATGCCACCTAATTTTCCTAAAGTTACTCTACTCATTTACTTTACCCATAAGTATCCGTTAGATGCACCCAAAGAGTCTTCCCTGAATCCACAGTTGTTACCTGACTCAGGATGTCTACCCCAAGCAAAATAAGTGCCACCTGAAGTATGGTGGTCACCAAAACCTCTGGTTCCTGTATTAGGACCTCTATCGGATAAACCACCCTGATAAGTAGTAGAAACTCTTGTTCTAGGATTATCTTCAGAAGCACTATTGTTTAAATTTACAGTTGCTTCACTTTGAACAAACATATTTTTATTGAAACCAGTTGCTTCCAACCAATATGCAGTATTACCAGTATATGCAGAACCGTTTCTTAATGCTTGAATCCAACTATCCGACATTTTAGTTGTGCTAGTGTTATTAGTTCTTGGACCTGTAGTTCCACTAATTCTAACTGCTCCTGTAGTCATATGATCTTGGCAAGTGCTAGTTCTGACATGAGCACATAATACCCATCCACCACTATTTCTACTGTTATCAACGTACATTTGGTATGCAGATTGTCCCTCTGGTTGAATCCAATAGATTCCAGAAGATTTTCCTGCTGCCATCAAAGCATTACCATCTATAGCAGGATTAGATTGAGTTCCAATTTCTTGAGCGGCAGTGCCTGTAGATAATGGTAACCAACCACCATCATAATATACCTGCACTTGATTATCACTTGTATTATATCTTACCTGTCCATTCAAAAAAGTTTTTTGATGAACTCTTTGCTGCACATCCCATTCAGTAGTAGTTCCATAAGGAACAACCATATGACTAGTTGTCAGGTTTGTAATAATTAATTCAGATCCTGCTGTAAAATTCAATGCAGCATCTGCATCAACAGTTACTTCAAAATTATTAGCAAGTAATCCTTGGATTTGAGCAACATTGAGTTTCATTTATACAACACTCCATGATCCACCCGATTCGACTGTAACAGTATATCCACTTGCTACTGTGATAGGACCTGCACTCATTCCGTTGGCAAATTCTGCACCTGCTGTAGGACCAACTGTAATATTTTCTGAAATGGTATTTGGGTTTGTTCTGATGATACTATCTGTACCAAGAGAGGGACCACCGCCAGCAACTGAAGACCATCCAGCAGATCCTGTTCCATCGTCTGCTTTGTATACTTCAGCAGCATCTAGAGTTGTGTTGAAACGCATGGTTCCAACAGAAATACCAGTCGGTCTCTGTGCTGTTGTACCTGACGGAAGTCTAAAAACACTACCAGTGTTCAAAAAACTTAGTGTGGTAATAATCGCTGATGTTGAGTCGGCAATCTGATTGCCGCTAATCTTTGTAAGTGCCATTTTTTATTACATACCCTCCTTGTTATTTAGATAGGCAATTCAAGAATATGCACCGTATCTGTAGATTGTGGTGCATCTCCAGAACTGAATACTACGTTTGCTCCATTAGAGTCTACTGTGTAATTAGTTCCCGCAATTTGTGCAACACCATTCAAGAATACTAAGAGTGAATCATCAGTATGTTGAATACCACCACTATAAGTAGTGACTGCAAATGTCAATTGAGATCCATTACCTGTATATGTTTTGGTAATATATTTGCTTGCAGAAACAGAACCACGACCAGTAACAACTAAGTCACCATCCACCCTTACGGAACCATTGATGTTTGCCCTGTAAGGAGACGTAGGAGCAACACCAAGACCAATCCTCGTGACACCAGAGTCATTAACAACATTAATTTGACCAGTATCCGTGAGACCAAACTCATACCAGACGCCGTTGTAGTAAATCCAACCAAGAGACTTGCCAGGTGACCAGTTGATGTTATAAACAATATCACCATCACCAGGCGTATCGTATCCTGTGATATTAGCAAAACTGGGGTTTCCGTTTGCATCTTCAGGTGCTAGTAAGGTTTGCTTAATTACTGTACCATCTTGGTTGTTGTAGGTAAACTTCTTAGCAGTAATATTATTTGTAAATGTAGTTTGTCCTTGGAAAGTAACAGGACCAGCGAAAATAGATTCTAATGCGTTTGATGCACCACCAATAACTGTTAGTTTATCGGTAAGAACCAACTCAGAGAATGTTTCAATTGTAGTATTTTCTTCACCAACAACATTCAACTGTGCAATATCTTCGTTAGTAATCTGACCTGTAACAGGGTTGATAACTTGGTTACCAATAAACAGGTCACCGTTAGAGTTAAGACCTGAGTAGAATGAAACTCCACCTTCCTCTTTGATAGATTGAGAGAATCTAATCTGTTCGGGTGATAATGTTTCTACCTGAGTTTGAGGGAACGCAGTTGAATAGTTACCTGGTCCGAAACCAAGATATTCAAATGTATGGTTACCAGATCTGAGAATAGAATGTCGTCTAAACTCTACATTGATAGGTGCAACTGTTCCTGTATTATCTTCTCTGACATTGATCTTACGGGTTTCCTCGTCACCTGCACGGGCAGTAAGTTCGATACCCGAAAGACGTTCGTTAACAGAATCGTAGTTTGGCGTTGTGCCTGGTTGTGTCCAACCTGTATCTGTAAGTAAGAACTGTACTGCTTCTTTAGTAATAGATCTCTTAGGATCTGCAGCAGGTGTTGGTGTAGCACCATCGGTAGCATTAACTAGTCCGATAGTAACATTGTCAGCGACGGATACCGCAGCAGCAGGGTCAGCAATAGGGTTGTCTCTGTCAAACGTAGGATAGACTTCGTTGACGTTTTGAGAGAACTTCCTGTCGTTGAAGTTAGAAGTTGTAGGTGCAATAGATGCACAAAGCAAGGTAAGGTAATAGATTCCATCGGCAACACCTCTTTCAAACTTTTGAACAACCTCAATATCGTAGATATAGAAGGCACGTTGTAAATTATAGGATGTAGTATCACTATTCAGAGGTTGCATCACGAAACCACTGATAGGATCTCTAGGCAGGGGATTCGTTTTGTCCTTATCAATTACATAACGTACACGATAGGTTCTATCTTGTAAGTCACGAGGGTCAGGAATCCTCTTAATGAACGTTGTAGGTGTGAAACTAACAGTATTATACTGTGTATTATTTGCGAGAGCATCATAAATGCTGTTGTTAGTAGCAGATACGCTAAGATACCAACCACCAACTGAACCTGCAACACCATTGATAGTATATGTTGCACTATCATATTGCAATGGAGATCCAGTTACACCAGCAGCAAGACCAGATACACTAGGACCATAAGGTGAAATACTTGCAGACTGAACTGTTGCTGAACTTGCACCTTGTGCTACTAAGAGACAGTTGATTTTATCCGCGACAGCACTATTACCCGTGCCATCTTGACGAGCACCAACGGTGAAACCTTGGACTCTAGATGTAGGAGGTGACGCTTCAACCGTATACCCATAAAGATAGAGTCGTGTGCCAGGTGTTCCTCCTTGTCCAGACAATGCTGTGTTGATTGTCTTTGTTCTTTGAATGTCAATGTTTACCCAGTTAACGGAAGTTTCTTCACCAAAAATAACGTTACCATTAACTGTTCCTGTGTTTGCAACAGAGAGTGTAACTACTCTTGTATTTGTATTAATAGAAGCGACAGTAGCAGCAGAACCAATATTAGTTCCAGTGATTGTCATACCTTGAATGATACCATTAACAGATCCATCATTGGCAAGTGTAATGGTCAATGCACCAGATGTACCTGTTGCAGTTGTTGAAATTGTATTGAGTGCTTTCGGTGGAATAATATGAGTGATTGCACCTGCTTTATCTTTAGAGAATGCTTTTGCTTTGAATCCAGCAGATCTAAGTGCAGTGTTACCAAAGTTAGAGTTACTGTTAGTAATTGACATGTCACCGCCGCTAAGTGCAGTGAAGTGACCCTGATATCCAACAGCGAACACCGAAACTGCCTGAATGAAGGAGTCATTAGAACACTTAATGTGCTCATGTCCCCAACCCTTACGATACTCAGCGAAACCATCTAAGTGAGCACCATCACCAGCAGTTGCTACATCATAATTACCAGTTGATGCATTATATCTTACGAATGCTCTATCATCTTTTTGTAGAGATAGACCAGTAAACTGTGCAACAACCATCGATTTGAAACCAGTTGCTTTGCTACCATCAGCGTGCATACCGTTCATACCCCACACCGATCTCAGTGATAGGTTAAATGCATATGGTGATGCGGAGTCAACAGTATCAATTTCAGTTTTAACAGTAATATTAGAACCTACAGCGTTTCCTGTTGGTTCCCCTTGCATTTGGTATGTGAAGACGTTACCAGATGCGGATGTGACTGTGAAACTTCCGTTATAAAGTCCTGCATCAACTTCGGATTGCGGTCCAGTTGATCCAGTAACACCACTAACGTTAATGTTAACGCCAACGGAAAATCCATGGTCTCTGGGGTTATCAAACTCGTCAACAGTGACTGCCGTTGCTGTCTGACCATTTCTTGTGATCTGAAGGACTCTGTATTCATCTGAAATAGGACCAACGATTCTGTTTTCTTCAACTCTTGCCTGAATCTGGTCAGTTGCAGGATCACCAGAAGTGTCAGGAATAGTCGCGAATGCTTTAGATACTTTTTGATAGTAGATTTCTAAGTCAGTTCTCTGCAGAATATTAGATACAGCAGAATAATCACCAGAAGGAACAGTGCCATTAGTGATAAGAGTTGACAATGGATTAAGACCATCAGCAAACTCAAAACAAGTCAATCTATGGTGAGAGAACTTAGGTGCAAGTGTCTCAGTGCTATCAGGTTTGAAATATACACCTTCTTCAGCACCATCAAAGAAGGAGAACTGCCAGAAATATGTACCACCAGTTACCTTAAAGATAGCAGTGCGAGGAGGAACTTGATCTTCAGTATTGATACCCTTTGCAGCGTAAGTAGTAGGGTATGGAACATACTTAGGAATAATTTTTGTACGACGAAGGTCAGTTCCAACTAGAGAGCAACCTCTAGGAACGATAATACCACCTTCGACGGAATTGAATTTATGTAATACGTTGTTTGGTGATGTAAGATCTAAGTTTGAGTTAGCATCAATGGGTGCAACGTTTGTATATAATACTTCACCAGGTCTATTATCAACAACATATTCTGCTGGATACAGCATGATGGAGAAGGCATCAAATTCGTCGTTTGACAGACCTACTCGGTATGAAAATCTTGCAACTTCAAGAAATGCCCTTTGTAAAGATTTGAACGGTCTTAACGCAGAGTTGCCCCTGTTGTCAATGGCATCAGAGGCGTCGAAGTCGTCAGGGTTGACATAGATAATACGTCCAGTTCTGGACGTAATAATATTCTTTAGTCTAGTAAGGGACATTGCTTACGCTGCTTTTTTAGTATTTATTAGAGTGATCAGGTTCCAAAAGTTCTTGGAGTGAACGAGGTCGAGGAATCCTCAAACCCAATCAAAGAGAACGTGTTATTGTTAGTGGTGCTGTTGATAATCAATCTCTCACCAGGTCCAACAACAATAGAAGTATTTTTTGCTACCGCATGAGCAGCATTAGTTGCACCATCAATAATATAATTACTTTCCACAGCAGTAGTTGCAACACCAACACTACTGACTGTTACAGTAGATCTTGATGCTGAACTTAACTTAGGATTATCCAAGAAAGTATCCGATCCAGCGAAGTCTGCGGAGTTCTTTCCTTTAATTACATACAGTGTAGTGCCGCTGTAACTACGAACATAACCGTATGCACCAGCAGTTTGAGCAGTAACAGTATATGTAATACTATTTTGTACAAAACTTGATGAACCGTTTACCCATGTTCCCTCTACATCATAAACGTAAAATTCATTGAATGTAGGAGTAGTAGTTGTCGTAAAATACGCATCAGATCCACCAAAACTACTGTTAGTAGCAGTTCCAGTGTCACTGTTATACCAATACAGGATAGCAGGTGTAGCAGAGGTAAACGCATATTGAATATATGCACCACTCTGACCAATGGTGCCACTAGTAGTTTTACCAGTGGTATACTCAGTTCCATCGTCAGAGTTACCAGAGGTTCCGTCAGAACCGTATTCTCCATTAATAGTTGTTGATAATGCAAAAACCTCACTAGCGTTGGAAGAATCTGCAAGATTAAACCTGTATGTTCTATCGTTGAACAATGCAAGACCGTTGTTAGCAGAAATCAAATGAAGATCATAAGTTCCGCCTGATGTGCTAGAGAATGCAAATTTATTAGAAGCGGATCCCACACCACCAGTTGCGACCGTACCTGATGCACCAGCACCGTTTGAAATACTATCACCAGCAGTAAATTCAGATCCAGATCCGTTAATAGTAGATGGACCTACATGAAGAATAGAACCGTTAATAGCGAAAATTGTTGCAGTAGTTGTGTCACTACCAGCACCTTTAGTAATAGTATTACCAATTGAGAATGTACCAGTAACACTTTCAATTGTAATCTGTCTAATAGCAACTGTTTTTACAAAAAGTTCTACATACGAGGGGATAATTACAGACTCGTATTTGAACTTAAGTTCATTATCACTACTTGTGATTTGAAGACCACCAGAAAAACCTTGTGCTGCAGGATCAAATGCAGTATTGACTGTCATCTTATATGCAGTGATGACATCATACTCATGCAACTTATATGCACCAGAACCATCTACCACTAACTTTTGATCAAAATTCTTAAGAGCAACAGAGTAGTCTGATGCTGTTCCGTCATTAGCGACGTTGATCATTGTGCTCGCAGATTTATCAATAGGAGCACCATACAACAGAGTGTTAGTATTGCTCGCTGGTTTTGATTGTGCAAGTAAACCTTGATTAGCCATTTTTAATTAAAATCCTGCGTAGAAGAATTGTTGTTGTCTTGTTCGACCAGTTAAGTTCGCGGCGCTGATACCAGCACCAAATGTAACATCATCAAAAGAAACGTTTTCTGTAGATAACAGAGTTGCGTCGGAATCAGGAAATCTAATAACCCTATCAGCAGTCATATTATCGATTTGAAGAGTGACGCTACCAACTGGAGATAATCCAGCAGCTTTAAGTGTAGGATTAATTAACGTTTTGTTTGCTAAATCCTGTGTCGCATCTTCGAGAGCGAAGGTGTTTACTCCTCCTACAGTATTTAGATCATTTGTCGGAGGGATCTGAACTGTTACGTTAGTAAAAGTATTTGAGTTAGCAACTGAAAATGTAATCTTTTTAGTAGTATCCGTAGGATCTTGTAAGATTAAAGTTTCAACACTCTTGTTAGAGAAAACTTGAGTTGCATCAGTTAATGCGAGTGTGCCTGAAAGATTAGGTACAGTGAGAGTTCTATTAGCATCGAGTGCTGCTGTATTGAACTGAGCATAATTTGTTGCAACCTCAGCGTTAGCAGCAAGTTTGAGATTGACCAGTGTCTTACCCAATGCAGTTTGATCTGCCTTTGTATCTAACAGTGTAGATGAAGTTGCTGTAGGTTCGACCGTAGTTGTTACAGTGCCTGCATCTGGAAGAAAATATGATCTTCTAGCATTTGATGTATCAACCCAGTTAATTTGAAATATTGCTTCTTCAGTTCCATCAGTAATAACGAAGTTATCTTCATCAATAAGGATGGTTTTGTTTCTCAGCGTTTGTTGTGTGTCATCACCAATTAATGTAGTGCCGTTGCCAGCAGTAATAGCAGGGAGTGTAAAGATACGGGTGTTTGTTCCCGTTCCAACATTACTTACTTCAAACCTTGCTTTTGGTCCTTGAGCATCTTCTAAGATAAAAGAACCATCATCAATAGTAAATTGTCCCGTTACTTTTACAGTACCCGTTCCTTTCGGAGCAAAAACAATATCAGTATTATTAGCAGTATCATCAACAGCGGTCACATAAAGTGAAGTGCTGCTGTTACCATTATCAATTCTAGACATATACAAACCACCATCACCAAAGGCAATACCGATTTGATCATATGCATTTTGATATAATCCACTGTCTCGATCCAAGTCAAAACAAAGACCAGGCGCTGCCTTAGTACCTTGTGCAACTCCACGGAAGAGTTGATTAACTTTTGCCTTTCGGTTAGGAATCAATGGATCAGAGACAACAACTGGAAGAATTGCTTCTCCCGAGAGGTTAGCATCTGAGATTGTCTCTAACTGAGAAATTTTACGAGTTCCCACAGATAATCACACTATTTGCTACAGGTCTATTTATACTATTTTCCGACGCCATAATCAGGTGCCGTATCCGATTCAAGTTTCCTCACTTGCTCTCTGATGTTATCATGTAAGCGTTTGATTGCTGCTTCGGTTTCAGTAGTCTTTTCAAAAGACCATTCGTCACCCTTCTTGTTTTTGAATGTTTTCTTGCTCATGTTGTTCCTCCTCTAAGGTTTTGTATTGCCACTCATCTGTGTGTCCAACTGTCCACCATTTTGGTTCAGTCTCAACAGCATAGTTTTGAGTGCAAACTTTGAAATCAGGTTGTTTAAGACTACCTGGAATAAGAGAGTTATCTCTCCACACTACTCGGTTGTTTGGTTGGGCAGCGAATTGTCCATTGTCGAGGGCGATGACGTTGAACGATTTGTGTTCGGGGTCCAACTCAGAAAAATTAGTGTCAATAACAGACTTATCTGGATGAGCAGTGTCAATCGTAAATTCATATTCACCTGCGTGCATTTTTTTATCTTTGCCGAAAAACTCACATCGACCTAAGATAGGTTTTTCTATCACAGTAATATGGTAATCGAACGAGTCCCATAGTTCTAGAACATCTAGAGGTAACTGATCATCAGGATTGATGTCAGTCTTCCATACAAATGCACTTAAGGGTAGTTTATCATACAAAGCACCATACTCAGTAAGAAGTGTTTCAAAATATAATGCTTTTGCCTGAACACTCTTAACTGAAATCCAGATACCAGGTGTCAACTCTCCATGTCCTTTTTGATGATCATAAAGGTATTCCTTTTTCACATATACAGGATGTGGAGGAAGAGGATGTACTAGAAATGCCATTAGTTACCAGATGCGAATAATATGTTTTCGACAACACCATCTACAAATGTCACCATTGCACTAGGAGTAGGTGCATAATGTACCGTCCAATGTGCAGGATATAGTTCTATTTGTTTTGAAAGAGGATATGGTGCCACTCTACCACGATTTATATTCTTTACGACCTTGAAGCATCCACTATCTTCAAAGTCATATGTCCCAGTATGATCAACTGTCCAGAGTTGACCTTTAGGATCAATCCAATTATACGACATGAACCCTTCTAGATCTTTTGTTCGCAATTCTCGATTCCAGAATCCTGGTCCAAGATCGAACGTTGAATAGATGGTGTCGTATATTCCCATATCATTTTCCATAGTAATTTTATTTAGATCACTGAAAATTCATAAAATGAGAAATAGAATATCTTCCTAGACCTTTTCCTCTATATTCTTCTTTCATAGTAACTGGTTCTACTCCATGTTGAACTAGACCAGGAAATGCTACTGCACAATTACTTCGACAAGTAAGTTTTACACCATAGTCTTGAAAAACAAAATCACCACCTTCAAAACGTTTAGGTTCCTTCCATAACCATGAAATCACACTGACTACAGTATTATCATGATGTGGGAGATAATATCCTCCATCATCGTAATAAGAAAGAAGTGTGAAGTCACTATCTGGTTGAAAGTATTTCCATTGTAAAAGATGATCACTATTAGCGATCAAACCATGTTCAAATAATTTTCTACTTACGTTGAGAATATTTGAATGCGATCTATCTTGAAAGGCATAGTCAACAAACAATCCTTTCTTTTCGGTTCTAGACGTACCATCTGCCAAATCAACAGATGGAGAAGTATTTGAATTCAATATCTTTTGATTGGATTGATAATAATCCAACTCATTCCATATTAAATTTAATTCTTCTTCAGTATACAGATCCTCAATAATCATTAAAGGAAATGGATCTGATTGAACCGTAACTTTCATTAGTGAGGATCGTAGTACCTGATTAGTGCTCCTGCAAGTGCAATGAGAACAACGACAATAATTAGTGCAGTCATGAGAATATTTTATTGTAAAGGGGGCGCTGCTTCTAAATGCAGATCTATTGTACTCCCCCAGCAAGCCACATGTCGGACTTGAACCGACGACCTACGGTTTACAAAACCGTTGCTCTATCCAGCTGAGCTAAAGTGGCGATAGGAGTGGGGGGACTTGAACCCCCACGAGATTAATTCTCAACAGATTTTAAGTCTGGTGCGTCTACCGATTCCGCCACACTCCCATCGTAAGAAGGCGGGTGGAAATGACAATACTCGTTAAAAGTAATTTTCATCTCCTTGTTGCTAAGATTAGCATGTTCTGCTGCTGTTGGCAAGTTCCACTTTGCATGAAATAACATTTCCATTGACTTGCGTGTTTCAGGTCGCATTTTCTTCCATGAATTGTTTTTGAAATTCCTGCACTTGACTTTGAATCTCATCAGGAACGGGAGGTACTTCATTGACGGGAACTAACATAGCAGATTTTCCGTCAGGACGTGTGACTTTCCAACAAACACGCTGCGATTCACACAAGTCTAGAATAAAATCAAAGTGGTCTTCTGCCTGTCGAAGAGTAATTCCAATAGGTCCAATCATTCTGATTCAGCGAAACAATAAGTAATTAATTCAGGGTCTGCAATACTTTGAATGTCAGCAACAGTCTCCGAGAAACCTGCCGCACCTTCCATATTCCATTTCCAGTTGACAGTTTTGTCATAACCCTCATTATCTAGGATCTTTACAGACCGCTGTGAGAAGTTGATGAAAATTTGCGCGACTTCAGTGTCTTGCATGGGGTCTCCAGTGTTACCCCTTTAGTATAGCATCAATTTAGGAAAATGGAAAGCCCCTTCACGTTGACTGCTAAGGTTGCTGTAATATTGACTGCCATGGTGCTGATCACACTGAACGGACCTCCTGTCGCAGTAATTGAAACAGGACCTGCTTTACAAAGTGTGTTGTGAGCACCTGCAAGAACTAAGTTTGTATATGAAATACCATTTTGGTGTAATGCATAACCTGCTGTATTCATAACAATATGTCTTGGAATAGCATCCGCAGCGGAAAGACCAGGTTTCATGATAGTCTCCATAGAACCACCAATCTTTCTAATGATACCAGTCTTCAACTTAGGAATAGGAGAAGGTGGGAAGTTGATGAGTTCTGTTAAAGATGGAGCAATAATATCAACAGAGTTCTCTGCGGTAAGTACGATTTCACCACCAGCAATATTAGTAACCGTGCTAGACACCTCAAAGTTAGATCCAGTGATCTTAGTATTGACTGCACCACAGTTAAACTCACTTGCTTGAAGTGTAAACGCAGCACCAGAAACGTTTAAATCTACATCAGACTGGAAAGTTATGGCGTGTTTCTTAACTTTGGTATCGTTAGTTGGTTTGCCGTTAGCATCAACTTGTTTGGGAGCACCGACAGCGTTCATCATGAAGGATCCACCGACAGTGATATGACAATCACCAGTGATATCTAAATGATAATCCCCATCAATGTTTTGAACCTTAGCACCATCTACTTGTTCACAACTATCGCCATGAACTTCTTCAGTTTTAGTGCCACTATATGATGAATGATCAGCAACTAACACATCATCTTTAGTGCCACTTTGCTCTGCTTTGTATGCTTTTAACTTTGATTCTAATTCATCTTCACTAATATCTGGTTTTTGTTCACGCAGTGCTTTCTTGAAAGTATATTCAGCGTATGCTTTCTGACTAACTTTTATTGATGTATGCGTAGTTCCGTTATCTTTACGTTGAATAGTTGCTGTACGACCAGGTGTGCCGATAAACAAATCATATGCACCATTCACATAGTTTTTAGCAGCAGTCAAATAAGGATCTGCATCTGCTAAAATATTATCTAAGAGTCCACCACCTGATGTATTGTCACCACAACTACCTCTATTTCTACCCCGAATCTTATTAATCCTATCCAGTTCTTCTGGTGAACAATGAGTTACACCAAATAACGGATACCAACCTACAGTATCTTTACCGCCAGTTAGTTCACGATTACATCCACTGCTTGCAAATTTAAGAAACAGTGCCATTAGACCAGTTAAACTAGTCAACCCTTTTTTGAAAAAATCTTGAGCATCATTAAAGATCTCAGTTCCTTTTTCCCATGTTTCAATTACCTCTTGTGCTTTTTCTACACCAGCAACGATAGTCTTTACAGTATCAACAACTGTCAATGCTGTTTGAAGGAGACTCTGAACTTGACAGATAATCTGATCGATAACTTCCTGCACACTGTTCTTGATCATTGTTGCTTGATCAATAAGTCCTTCGAGGAACTGTTCAACAAAACCAATGAGAGCACCAACAGGATCAGCAATCATCGACATTAACTGGGAGTCAACAACACAAAGTTGACTTAGAATTGTCTGCACTGCTGTTTGAATGGCAGTAAATGTGACAAAGGGTACACCAGTTGCACCACCTAACAGTGATACGAGTTCTAATGATTCTGCAAGGTTTGCTAGTGATTGTCTGACGGCAGCAACAACTTGAGTAAATACTGCACTTAAGAAGTTTTGCACCTTAGATGTCAATACACCTGCGGTTATAATCTTACCTTCAACGATATCAAGGAAATCACCCTCTTCATTTTTGACAAGAGTTCCTGCTGTATCAGCAATATCTTCAATTAAATATCCAAGTTTATATTCTAAAACTTTCCAAGGACCACCAACACCATTGGCAGCAGGAATAGGTTTCTCAGGATCTCTAGGTTTAGAAGTATTGGTAGAACTACCAGAGATACCAGGCGAAGTTGCAACACTCTTAGGAGAACCTGGTCCACCTGCATCAGCTCTCTGAGAACCAGGAAGAGCAACAGCGTTATTATCACTTTGTCTTAAGAAACCTTCTTCCTTAGTTCCTGCCATGGTGGAATTAGGTTGAGATGGATGCAACGCAGATGCGTTAACACTCAAACCAGGTTCCATCGCTTCACCAGTAAAAGCAAACTGTTGCTTTATCTTGGTATCATTTGATTTTTGAACACGGAGAACTCCGATAACAATAGGCATCTGTGCCTGTTCACCGTCCATGAAAAATCCCATGACGATTGCGCCAGGTTGGAGTTGTCCTGAACTTTCACCTTGACCATCATTACCTGCTTGAGAAGTATGCTGTAAGCATGTTGCCCAAGGGAGTTTTTCTGTAGGAAGAGATGTTGTAGTTCCTCCTCGTACATTTGTATAATAACCCAAGACTCGAACTTTCACACGTCCGAGTTCCATTGGATCTTCATTATCTTCTACCTCACCAACCCACCAAAAGAAACCATCCTTTCCGACGAAATTGATTGTAGGTTCATTTACAATACCATCAATGGTTTGCATATTCTTAGAAATTCTACAAGATTATTTAGACATGTATCCGTTCTCCTTTAACCATTCACCAGTCATAGGAGTAGGAGGATAAATTTCCCACATTTTACCTGTGGCACATGCATCGAGTGCATCTTGTGTCATGCCTGCGGTGCGTCCTGCCCATCCCGCTTCTGCTTCCCAAGGCACAGCGGATTTTGGATAGGTACGTTCTGCCATCACACGCCAGATCATAGGCACCTCATCTTCTGGTTTGATGATAGCAATCATGCTATTCTTAATAGTGCCTGCCATGCAGTCCTGAGCAGCGTGCCAACCTTCATGCCTCATGAGTTGCATCAGGACAGCAGGGTCATCCATGTATCTACGATTGAGGTAGAAGTTATTACTAACAGTATGGTAAACACCACGATGCATGTGAGGGAAATACTTTTCATCAGCAAGATATACTTTGACACCAATCTGATTGAGTGTCACTAGCAACCTATTAAACTCTGTCGCTGCAAATGTATACCTCTCAGGTTCTTCATACTGATTAGAGATATCCAACAGAGAGAATACCTCTTCTACATTGTCTGTGCATTCACGAAGCATCATACAACCCATGGCATCCATGCTGTTGTATCCTTTAGTAATCTTAGAGTCATCAGCACGGACACCATGTGCCATACCTAACATCAAACCTGCCAAAATAGCATTACGCAGTTTCATTGGAGTCTCCTTCCAGATAATCAAGAACAATATTGTGTAGTTCCCAATACCGCAAATACCAATCAGGTATCAAACCATAATGGGGAAGTGTATAGTAATCAGAATAGTTATTATATAAGAGATCAAAAATCTCTTCCTTAGTTGGTTTTGCCATATGTAGAAGTGACAAATGGGAGAAGAGGGGATCGAACCCCCGACCGACTCGGTGTAAACGAGTAGCTCTACCGCTGAGCTATTCTCCCCAGCGAATGAATTTATATAATGCGTTACTTCCCCATATCATATCACCTTTTTCATCATAACCTTGATCTTTACTATGTAGTTTCTCGCCATAAAGACTAATCTCAGAAACAACACGATATCCCATGGCACCAGTGCATTTATCACCGACTAAGTGTCCGTGCCATGCAGTGCCATCGAATGTAAACATCATATCACAATTTTCCGATCTTGTCCAATCTAAATTGTAATTTTTAAAAATTATTTTATCATCTGATATCACATCAGTTTTATGGTACCTTTCTCTGTAGGGATTATCAGGTCCTTGTGATCGATAATAATTCTTTGAATGATAACCACCCTCAACTTTACTCCATACAATTTCTATACTGGAATAATGATGTGGAGCGGATTGTGCTTGATGTCTATTTGTCCAATGTCCTAAAAGATAATCATCAATCTGTATAGACATACCAACCAGTTGCTATGTATTTAATCTTTGTGTATGGAGGATTACCTCTGTGAGTATGTGTAAATGATGCAGGAAAGATTACGATGTCTCCTTTTCTTGGTTTATATCTAAACTTTTGAAATAGGAATTCTGTTTCTCCTTCACCGTCAGGCATATCATTTAAGTAGATAGTCCATACCAGTTCTCTCTTTGTGTTTTGCACTGAGTTTCTTTCACAATGCCAAACATGATAACCTTGACAAGGTAATGTTTTTTGTAATTTAATCTCTTTGTTAGCTAAACATGCACCATGTAAAGCACCCCATTTATTTGCATATTCTTCTGCAACAGGTGCTAGATAATTATCAAGTTCGGTGAAAAGATCCCCTTCAAGGAGAAACGTACTTGAATCATCCCTTAGTGCATTGTCATTACCTTCGTTTTTAATAAGTTCTTGTGACTCGATATATTTTATTGTTTTGTCACATAATTCATTAGGGACTTCTTTTTCCCATATACCAATAAAATCATTAATCGTCATACACAAGACATTCGGGTTCAGAGGGATTCTGATCGCAATACAACTCTAGATACGTTGGATCGTGATGATCTCCTGCATCAATTTCTTTTTTGTGATGATCTACATACTCTTCCAATTCATGCAACTCACTCTCAACGTGACGACGCATCTGTGGATTAGTAGTTGGATCTTGAAGGATTTCTTTGTCCTTCGCAATATGTGCTTCGATGGATTCCATATTTGTATACTAATGATACGGTACTATTTATCAAAGCTCCTCTGAACCTTGACAGTGTTATTCTACACAGTTTTAGGGGTGTTGTCAACTATGATTATTTTTAATATCAGAGTCCTTCATCAAAGCAAGTTCTGTTTGAAAGTTTAGACCAACTGCTTTATGTGCTACAGCAGCAATCAACCACCGCCCGCTATACTTAGCATCTCTCTTCGGTGTATCACCATCCTTATAAGTTGTCGGTATATTGATTTCTACCCCGCCGCCAGCGTACAGATCTAAATTACCAGGCACAACGATTGTCATCTGACATTGCTTTAAAGATTCCATACGCATCCACTGATATGCCTGCAATTCAACTAATTGCTCATAGTTTCTTTGCGGATTATTTTTGAACTTAGGATCAAAAATTTGGTTAGGGAGCATAGTATATCTAACTCTCTTTGGGAAGTTGACATAACTTTGAGCAGTTGAATCCATCTTTTTCTGAGGATTGACTGAGTTACCACCATTCAAATGAGACATTCTTTTCCAAATGTCAGACATTGTATATCGATAAGCATCAGCAGATAAGTCTGTGCTCAATCCCATTCTAGATCTAGTGATAAACGTAGGATCAAAACCAATACTAAATCCAGACCAAGCACCATGTCTTAGTCCCATCAGGAAGTTTTTCTCTTCAGGAAATGCAATACGGTCAATATTAAATTGATCGGATTCTTGATTACCCATTCTCTTGGGTGTATAATTGTAAGTGTATAATCTTAGTTTTCCTGATGTATTATTAGTCTCGGTTTCGTCTTGATCTACTACTTGTTCAATTAAAGAATCTAATGACTTATAATTAAACCCAAGTGCATTTTCAAAAAATGCAAATCCATTCTGCAACGTACCTTTTCTACTAGATTTGCGAATACTTCTCTGACATAACCAATAGATTAAATCGAATGCTCTCCAGTTGGGAGAAACAAAACTTTGTTTATTGATTGTTTCTTCAGAAAATAATTTCTTCTTAGTGTTTATAAATCTTTTGCCTAGAAGTTGTTTAACAATTTCAGAGGCATCATTCTTTTTATCAAAGACAACTTCTGAATTACCAAAAATGTTTGTCGTTTCATTAATGATAAACTCACTAGAAACACAGTTGACAAGATATGTTTCGTTAGTTTGTCTTGTTCTAACTCTAGCTTGAATCTGATATGCTCTAAAATAATATGTTCTATCTTTAATAGAACTTCTAATATTAAGAACAAATTCTTCTGATCCTGTCAGAGTGCCTAGAATACCTGCCGAGTCTTCCAAGACAAGACGACACTCCATGCAGGGATTTGAAATACTTTCATAAACTTCAAATCCTCTTAGAAATTCAATTAAGTTATATTGTCCATCAACAGTTTCTACGCGCTTTCCATCTTTCTGAATGGAAAGTGCAATCTCAATCTGTCCTGCTTGTTCCCGCTCTAGAGAACCCTTTCTGTTCTGACTCATTGGAAGATGCCTCTAAGAGGGTTATTAAAAGAATTTAGGACAGCAACAGCAGTCCTTAGAACGGTTCCCGTTGTTCCTCCTACGTTAGCAAATGTACCACCACCTGCTTGAGCACCTAGAAGATTCCTAATTGCCGACTCAGCCGTTTGAATGAATTGCCTATTGGAACCATTTTGCGCCTCAACAGCCGCCAACGCCATCTGCACGACCTCAGAAGTCTTTGCATTGATTTCCCTTCTTGCTTGATTTCTTTGTTCTGTTACTCTACGAATCCTTGCTTGTTCTTGTATACTCTCTGCCCTTTGAGCTGATGTAGAACTAAAAGGATTCTTGAAAGCACTTGAATAATTAATACCAGAGGTCAAAGGAGAGTCCACATCAAATAAGGATCCAAATCCAGTGTCCATTGCAGATTCGTTAAAGAGACTACTTGGATCTCTATTAGTTTGACCACCTCCTCTGAGACTTTTAAGTAATCCAGTTAGAAAATTACCACTGCCAGTCTGTTTATTGGTAGCACCAGTCGCACCAGTATCCGTTACAGCAGCTTTATCATATACAAAAGATTTTCCACCAGGCGGTGCTAAGATAGGTGTTACTCTAGAACCTGTACCTTCATAGTCATAGTGACCACTACCAGGTCCATGATTATATCCAAAATTCCAACCATATCTGCTGGCGTTTGATTTCATCCATTTTTCTGAAGAACCAGAGATATCAAGACCTTCACCATATAAGTGAACTGAGTTAGGATCACCACCAACTGAGGTATTTTTCCTTCTAGTTCTACCAGAACTTGCAATATCAGATCCCTTTACTTGTCCCTTAGACACTTGCATCATTTTAGCAAATGCCATAGCAGCAGGTTGAGATAATACTATGGGACGACCATATTTGTCGGTAACTCCTCTGATTCCCCATCCAGCACCAGTTTCAGAGTGTGAAGTTGGAATGACAGTAAATGAACCTGTAGTACTATTTTGTCTATTGGCAGTATCTCTACCCATATCATTTGGTTCAGTTCCAGTAGCAATTTCTGCTGCTGATGCAGGACCGCCAAATAAAGAATTTGTAACGAATGATCCAAATGCATTTAATGGATTTCCAAAAGGATTCTTAGTGCCCGATGAAGGTGGTATAATACCAGCATCTATTAAGTATTGACTTTCTGGACCCAGACCTTTATTTTTGATAAGTGATACGATGGTAGGACCACGACGTTTAACTTGATTGAAATAATCACTATCCATCAACTCATTACCAGCAGTTTCAAAGTCTCCTTTGCCATATGCTGTCATCATCTTAGGAAATCCCTCATGCCATGCAGGACCCATATTAAATGTAAGATCAATCAATGCTGCTTTCTGCATTGGAGAAGATGTACCATATCCAGGTATACCTTTTGCTGCTTTTTTATGATGTTTGTAATCTTTCTCAAATAATTGGTCGGCAAATGCTTTACTAATTGTATTCGGGAATTTGTCGGTAGGTCTAACTAAGTGACCATATCCAATAGTAGGAAATCCTCTACTATCCAGATACTTTTGCAATTTCAGTCCTTCATGGACCTTAATCATTTTCTTTGCAAAACTATCCATCGCACCACCAGAATCAAATCCTGGTAGTTTGAATCCCATCATCTTTGCTTCTAGGGTTCTACTAGCAGTTAAACTTGGATTAACTCTAGTTGCAGGTGTGTCGAATGGAACAATAAATGCACCACCATCCGCCTTTCTAGCAACATACTCTGTACCATGACCAATAAAATCAGGTTTATTACCACCACTAATGTTTACTGGATACCCTGACTGGGGACCATTAATCCATCCACCTTTAGCATATTCCTTTAAATATCCTCCAATACTTTTAGTTGGGAGATCATCCTGTCCGAAAGTTTGACCATAAGAAGCAACTTTACCCTCTCTTATTGCCCTAATTTGTTCTTCGATTTCAGCACCGAATCCACGGATGTATCTGTCAAAGAAATTTAAATTGTTTAGTTGTTCTTCAAGTTTTTTAATCTTCTCTTCATTTGATCCTTGCTGTTCAAGAATTTTTCTCTCCTGTTCACTAACAGTGCCAGGCATTAGTTTAGGAATAAAATATCCAGCAGTAAACAGTCCAGTAGCAACTACTAATGGATGTCTTGCCAGTTTGAGAGCTGCATTTGTAAGTCCCCTACCGAACTTTGTCAACACATCGGTAAATGTCCTGATAGTTTCACCAGGTCTTCTTAAGATTGATATTGCTAAGAATGCTGTTCCTAGTCCTGTTAGCGCCTGAAAGAATCCACCGATTCTTTCTTGCCAAGTGGCATCATCTCTTAGAAGATCGTACAGACCTTCAATAGTATTAACAAACGAAAACTTTGCGACATCAGCAATAAATTTGAATACTTTAGCAAGTATTTTAAGACCACTTACAACTTTATCTTGATTCTTTTCGTCAGAAAGCCACTTAAGAGCAGGAATAACTAAAAAATACTTTAATAAAGCACCTGCTAAATTCAGCAGACTCTCCCAGAAACCCATTATTTTGCCTGAGAATAGACTATCAAATGCTTTTGATTTGATGGGTTTTGCTTTTGTAAACTTTGGTTTGAATGATGATTTTCTCAGTCTGTCTTCATCAATCTTCAGTAATTTAAGTTGTGCATCTTTCATAGACGCAGCAACCTTACCAATGGAGTTAACAGTCGCTCCTAAATTATTGATTGCTTGAGTATTTGCTTTAATGGAAGCAGTTAACGCTTTATTTTCTTTACTAACTCCCGTCGCAGCAGCAGTAGTGCCCGCACCACCATCAGGATCTACGAACTTGTAAAAATTAATTTTAGCGCCTTTCGTGACTGTTGCCATTTATCGTTTCGCCCCGCTGGTAGAAGAAGGTGCAACCAGATATGTATCACCGCTATTTATAGGTACAGGGGTAGGTGCAGCAACGATCTTCTCTACAACTAAAGGTACTGGTAAGAACTCGATAGCAGTCTGCATCGCATACTCAGCATTAAATTTGTTATTTGACAGAAGTTGTTTACCTTTATCTAAAACACCCAAAATTCTAGGATCAACACCTAGTTCAGAAGCAAGTTGAGGCAAACCTTCAATATAATTACCTGTCTGAGCACCACTAAGAATTGCTTGATAGACACCTTTCATGCCTACCTTATCTGCCATATTACCAATAGCACCCAATGCGCTAAATCCCTCACCTGGTTTACCTAATATAGATTCCATACCAGGTATTGCTAAGATATTTGGAACCTTACTTGCCATACCTGCAACACCAGGCACAGCACTTAAAATACCAGCCAATTTATTCTCTTCTAAGAACTTACCAAAATTTTCAATACCACTTCCAACGCCTGGCATCATACCAACTACTGTTCCAATAGCACCACCAGTGTTACCACCTAACAGTTGCATACCAATCTTACCAATTGTACTGCCCTGAACTTTATCAAACAGATTACTTACACCACCAGCAAGTTTAGTGTATGCATTCAATCCACTATGATACATGTTAGCAACACCTTGACCAAACTTACTGAAACGTAAATTTTGCAACCAACTTGGTTGGTTGATCATGTTAACGCTATTGATGCTGGCAAAACTACCAACAGCACCAAGACCGCTCATGACAGCACCCATCAAATTACCACTTCTCAATGCATTAACAGCATTGATAGCAGGTACGATAATATTAGCGCCAGGAATGAAAGATGCGATTGTAGATACAATCGGATTAGAAGCAACTGAAGAAACAGCGTTCCATACACTACCTACAACATTTTTTACACCATTGAAAACACCACTAACTGCCTTACTAATACCTTTGAATATACCACCTAAGAAGAACTGAGGTAATTTACCACCTTTTGAATACAGATCAACCATGTCGATGTATTCTTGGTCGATGGTTCCAAGATTTTGACCTTCACCTTCAACTAACTCACCTGACGCCTGACGACGCTGTGCTTCTTTCAGAGCTGCTAATGTAGCAGTAAATCTACGCAGCAGGTTTGCATCACTAGATTCACCAAGAAGTCCACCTACTGTGGTAATTTTATTAAACCACGAGTCAGATCTCTTTTCGTATTTTTCTACTAGACCTTCATAATGTTTAATTGCTCCTGCTTGTTTCTCAGGAGTAGCTGCTAAGAATTTCTTTACCTGATCATTAATTTGTGCTTGTGCAAGAGCATCAAAACCTTTTTGCATCAAGGTATCTGCCAACCAACCAAGACCTAAAGTCTTGATACTACCGACCATACCTGGCGATACTTTAAATCCGCTTAATGATGGTAACTTTTTAGGAACCTTTATCTGTGCAAAGGTATTCTTAATGCTAGTGAAAACATTTGGTTTTGCAACATTACCTGTAACCCTAGGTTTAGGTTTAAGAATACCAGTAGATGTTGAACCACTAGTGGTAACATTTGGTTTTTTCTTAAATGGATTAAGTTGTCTAAGTTTATCCCCTAATTTAGTAAATGGATTTCTGGTAACAGGTTTACCGCCACTCGTGGTAACCTTTGGTCTACCAGCACCAGGTTTTGTTCCAGGCTTACCAGAACCTGGAGGGTTCCCTTTGCCACCACCAGATATGATGTTGGCCATGTTGAGGATATCAGTGATAAGACTGAATGGATTCAACAGGTACTTCAACCCGATGACACCAAGCATGATCTTACCAAGACCCTCTATCCTTCCGAGGAGAGTCTCATCTGAACCAAATAATTGATTTATACCGTCTACAATATTGTCTTTGATAAGAAACTTACCAAATCCATATAACTTCCTGAAGACAAAATCTGTCTTTATCAAGAATGTTTCTAACTTAACTAAATTTTCTTCATTAGAAGTCCATTCCAAAAACTCCTTCATTAACTGAAGGGCAAAGATCTTCGTTGCTAGTGCTACAAAAGGTCCTAACGCTGCACCAACCCACCCAAACATACCCCCAAACATCTTTTTGAGTTTGTTGTTGGGTTTGAATCTTTTAGTTTTCTTCTTTGTGTCTTTAAAATAATTCTTTAGTCCCTTTTCAGAAACCTGTTCAGAAGTATCGTCTAATTTTCTTTGTTTCGCCCTACGCTCAGCAATCTCCTGCTTTTTCTCAAGATTTAAACGTAATTTGGTAATCTTGTCTACATCGAGAAGTGTATTACCAATACCTTCTACGGTCTTTCCTAATCTGTTTTGAGCAAGTACAGTCTGTCTGGCAGCAACAACCGCTGGAGTCTTTATACCAGCAACTCCAGGATTTACAAACTTATAGACTTGTATTTTAGCCACCTTGTGCTTTTTGCTCCTTCATACGTTTTTCTTCTTCTTTTAGGAAGTTGATCAGAAGATTAAAGTAAATCTCCTTTTCCCATGGCATTAGGTTATCGATGTATTCAACATTCCACTTATGATGGTGTATCAAAGCAAAATTACTTTCATAATATGACTTCAAGTCCGTGTGCATGAGGGCTAGCCGAAAAAACTTGCCAATCCCTCTAGAACTACGTCACTCTCAACACCTGTGTTTGGATTCTTAACCTTAACTGTATGAGTCAGTTTCGGCATAGTTTCAAAAAATGTTTGAATCATCTGGAACTGTTTACTATCCATAGAATCAAAGAATTCCAAAATCTCCTTTTGAGGTACATCACTACAATCATAAACTTGCTCTGGATCTGAAATTGTTTTGATACAACCTGCTGCCATCTCAAATACTTGATCAGCACCAGCATCTTCACCAACAAAGTTCATACCAACGAAAGAATCAAGTTTGGGATATCCCATGGTAATTGTAACTTCATCCGAAATCTTAAGATCTGGCTTATGACCTCGTGTCTTCTGAACTTTAATTTCATCAAGTGGAATTTTAGCTTCCACTACGGTTTCATTATCATCAGGACATGTCAAAGCAACTGTTACAGTCTCACCAACAGATTTAGTTCTAATCTGGAGGAAAACATATTCAATATCAAATGTTGCAAGATTCTCAATGTCTTGAAGATCAGTGCAAGCACCAATAATATCTTTAATTGCAGAAATTAGTTCATCTTGTTCACCACTTTGAGTTGCGATCAAGAGAAGTTTTTCTTCTTTAACAAGGAATGGTCTAAAATTCACCACTCTGCCGTCAGACGGCAATTTCATTTTGTACTTAGGTACATTTAATTTAGGTAATGCCATAGAAATTCAATTCAGTAATTTTATTTAGGTGCCTAGAAGAGGGTGCTGTTATATCTAGGTGGTTGCGGGATGTCATCAGTAAATCCACCCTCGCCTCTTATAATATATCTACCAGGATCAGTAAATTCATCATTTACCAAGAGACGGTAACGCTCATACATGAATCCAACTGTCAGTGTCATCGCTCTAGATGAATCATTGTTCAATTGAATAGATCCAATGTTAAATGGGAATATATTTCTCATCTCCCAGACTGCGGTGATTCTATACTTTTTAGCAATCAAGAAAGGATCACCAGACTGTCTAAGTGCCCTAATCATCTTAGGATCGGTATACACACCGTCACCCTTACCTCTTTCCCACTTGTACACTCTTAATGATGGGCAGACATAATCATCATAAAACTCGCAATATTGATTGGCGTCAGAAGAAACTCTGGTGGTCCACTCCTCAAAGAATGCTCTAGTATACTGTGACTTCGGGATGATGAATGAAATATTCATCTGACTATATGCCACTCCAGTTGCATATTTGATTGCTGATCCTACACTTAAGAAAGAACCAGTAGTCATCTGTTTACTCGGAAGGTTTACCGAGTTAGCATAATAATTCAGAGTTGATCTAAGATCTTCAGAAGCAGGATCCAGTCTTTTAGAGGAACTACCACCAACGGTAGGTCCCAGATTGTTTTGCAGCAACCTAGGTGCAGAAAAATGAACCGAGAATAAGTTAGTAAAACTCGGATGATTATCCTCCCTTCTAGAGAATGCTAAAAAATCCTGATATGAAGGATATTGAGCTTCTTGTGTGTTCATTATACTTTAAGTTCCTTTTCGGTGATTAGCATAAATTCCCAATTGTTGTCTTTACAAAACTCAGTTGCTGCTTTCCACTTTGCTTGGTTTACACTCCAAGTCACAACTTCATTAATATATCGTTTTGTCATTCTTTTTTGAGTTTTCGGTTCTTTCGTCTGTTTCAGTGGTTTAACTTCAACCAGATATCTTTTGTTTCCAATCTTCACATAGAAGTCTGGAAAATATCGATGCCGTTTACCGTCAACAGGAGAAACGTAAGGAATGATAATTTCCTCACTACCCCACTCTTGTACCGTTGTAGTTATATCGCACCATTTCATGAATTTATATTCCCAAGACGATCTATAAATAACGTTATTGGGGTCACCTTTATACTTCCGTGGGAAGCTTGGACGATATTTCCCTTGATACCTCATAAATACATAGAGACCATGTTAGTATTTAGGTAGAAACTTGGCAACTAAATTCATAGACAACGAAGATTACGGTAGATCTACCTTAAGGTATCCACTGAAACCACCAGTAATGGACTCGGATTTTAATGGAGACTCGGCAGACAGTGAAACTGGACGAATTGATTACTTACGAATTCGTCGAAAGAAAACTGTCTACAAAACTGATAATGGAAGGTCATATTACGGTGGAAACACTTTTCCTAGAAATAAAGGGGAAACTTCATATCATAAATCAATGTGCTATCTTGCGTTAGCAGGAGGCATCAATGCATCATATCAACCGCAGTATAATCAGACTAATCTGGGTGTTGGTGGTATGGCAGCAATTAATGCTTTGAACAGTGGCACTAACTTTGAATCATTAGCAGGCACCATTCAAGATGCTGCAGCTGCTATTCTGCCAGAATTTGCTGCTGGTGCAATCACACAGGGTGCTAATGCAGTTTCTGGTTTCTTTGGTGTACAAGGAAATCTAACTGTCAATGCTTTAGAGGGATTGAGAAGTGGACGAGTTTTCAATCCTTATATTGAGCAAATCTTTTCTCAAATGAATTTTAGGAGTCATTCCTTTAGTTTTAAGATGGCGGCAAGAAATGTGAAAGAAGCAGAGGAAATACGAAAAATTATCAAATATATTAATATTGGTGCTCATCCTAAAGTTGAAGGTGTTAGTCAAGAGATGGATGATCTCACAAAGACTGGCAATAAAACTATCGGTGAGGAAAACAAAGATGGTAGAAAGGGAGTTGATAAGTTAAATGACTTCCTTGGAAACACCTCAGGTGGTGGACTTAGTGGAAATAGATTTTTCGGTATTCCCGATCAATATGAACTCGCTTTTATGAGAATGAGACCCAAATCAGGGGAATTTGATGGTGTATCAATTGAAAATAATTCTGAGGGTAAACCACTTGGTCCACCGAAATTTAGTTTACACTATAAAATGGATACATGCGTATGCAGTGGGTTTAGTGTAAATTACACTCCTGACAACACTTATACAGCACTCAAAAGAATTAACGGTAGTATGATTCAAGTTCCTGCAGTTATCATGCAGGTAAATTTCACTGAGGTTCGTCTCCTCAATCAATCAGACATCAGGAGCGGATATTAATGGCATATTTCGATTTTTTACCAAATGTTTTTGTTGGCGAGGGTGTCTCGGATGAAGAGGCATTCAAATATAGATTAGTCAAAAATATTTTCCGTAGAATTACAATCAGAGAGAACTTAGAAAAATATGTTAGTTCTTTTGAAACGTACGAGTTAAGAGATGGCGAAACTCCTGCTGTAGTTGCTGAAATTGCCCTTGGTGACCCCATGTTAGACTGGGTTGTTCTCATCACCAACAATATTACAGACTTTTATGAACAATGGCCATTAAAAGAATCTGATCTTGTGAAGATGGTTACTGAAAAGTATGGTAATCCAGAAACCGTTCATCATTATGAAACTAAAGAAGTATTGTATAATGGTATTGTATTCATAAAAGAAGGTATTCAAGTAAATTCGACATTTAGAGCAGTTTTACCTGATGGAACTACTAAAGGTGAATCTGATTCAATATATCCAGTGTCAAATTATGAGCATGAGCAATATTTAAATGAAATAAAGAGACTTATCAAGATTCCTACAAAGGCAGTCTCTGATAGAATGGTTCAAGAGTTTGAAGACATGGTTGCTTACTTGCCTCATGCAGAATTGGATGATGTTAATAATAAGAAGTCTCCTCTTAGTATCGCTTCGAGATTCTTTGATGCTGTAGGTTATACTAGTGGCAGCACTTCTGCATCGGCAGTCAGCACTGCTGTAACTTCATTTGACAACGGACCTACTGCATCATCTGCAACAGCAGGCGTAGTCACATCTACAACTCCAGCAGCATCTACTAGTACGACCACAACAACTACTACGACGACTACAACTACAAGTAGCAGCAGTTCCAGTTCCAGTTCGTCTGGCAGCAGTGGTAGTAGTTCTTCCTCTGGTTCTTCAGGTTCCTCTGGTTCTAGTGGTGGCGGATATGGTGGCGGTTACTAAAAAACCTTAGAGACCCATTTTTTGCCGCGATTTTTTTTGCGACTTTCTGGGAATCAAAGGTCGATTTTGGTTTTCACTTCTTTTTAAAGACTCCAAACTTTGCTAACAGATAAACTGTTAGTGTTGTCCAAAAGATAACTTCTAATCCGATGTTGTTCATAATGAAAGTGCTTTTAATACTTCATCCTTCGTTCTCTCCACAACATCCTTGAGTATATCTACATCGATACCCATGAAAGGTGGTATCTCTCCGATAACTCTAAAGAATCCGTCTGTAAAGAGGGCGATGAATAAAAACCCAAGAACCATAGAGATAAGTCCTGCGTTGCGATTGTGTCTGTTAATCGCAAACTCTATCATCTCTTCAACTTCTTTTTTGGTAACTGGGTGAGAGGGTTTAATTTCCTCAAATCGATGTGCCACTATCAACCCCCGTCGATATCACATCCGATCATAGATCCACTGACAATACCCAATGGGATTGCCCACCAGCGTCCATCATCACGGGAGAGAGCAGCACCTGCTCCAGCACCCGCAATACCACCTAGAATAGCACCTTGGGAACAATCGTTGCCATCTTCGTCATGGTGTCGATGTTCAGGTTGAGCACTAAATGTGCTAGTAGCGGTGTTGCTGCAAGGTACAGCAATTTTTTCATTGTAAGATTTAACATAACCAGGTGATTGTGAAGTGCCAGGCACATACTCTTCGCGATATTCATATCGGAAGCATCTGTTTTCAGAAGCATATCCTCTCTGAGATTCATATGCTTGACGATTACTACGATCACCAACACTCTCTGCGTAAGCAGGCATTGTTGCGATCATTAGAGCAGCAAGTGCAATTTTCATGGTAACTCGGTGTCTATAGAATAATTATAACAGGAAAAGGGACCCCTGTGGAGTCCCTTGTGACAGTTTATCGACCGAACCTTCGATCCATTTTCAGTTTGATAAAATACATTCCGATGACCCAAAGGGAGAAGAGAAACCCCTCCCCATAACTCATGGAGTTCCATGCTCCAACTGCTCCATCGAGCATTGCTAAGGTATCAGGCATTGCCAAGACTTCAGTTCCCATTAGTCTTCCTCAGCAAGTTTTGCGAAGTATGAAAGTTCTACATCATCTTCTGCAGGTGCTGATGCAACTGCTTTCTCACGGAAGTCTTTAACTTCTGCTGCCCAATCAGGTTGATTGGATGTCATCGCAGTGTCACGATGGTGACCAGTGATGTCAGGAGAGTTGAAAGAACCGCGACCTTCAGACTCATCCTCAAGGGACTCATCGATGCGAGCAGGTGCAGCAGCGTTGCCAAGCACCAGGTTCAAGCGAGACTTGAGTTGCTCATAAGTCTTGAAGTTCTTGATGTCTTCAAACTCAGCAAGGGAGTAACCCTGTTGCCAAATTTGCTCAAGGCGATCATCATCAAAGTCACCCAAAGTATTAGGTGTTGCGAACTCAGACTTATCATAGTTCCAGTATCCATCGACCTTGCGGATCTTCAGTTTGAAGTCAGCACCCTTCCAGAAATTGAAAGGATCGATAGGAGTCTCGTCTGCAAATGCAGGTTGCATTGCTTCAACGAGTTTGTCAAAAATCTTTTTGCCGTATTTGTACAGGAAGACCTTACCTTCGTTCTCAGGGTGTGCAGGATCGCTCACCACATAGATGTTGCTGTAGTAAGACAGTTTGCGCTTCTGTGCCCTTGCTTGAGCACGTTCAGGCGAACCTTCACCAGCAGCGTTCCAGAGTTCAGTATTGTACTCTGAGACAGGATCTTGTTTGCCAAGAGTAGTCAGAGAGTTCTCAATATACCACTGACCACCAGGTCCCTTGAATGCATGGGACCAGACCTTTGCGAAAGGCAGTTCCTCTCCATCTGGAGCGGGAAGGAATCGGATTACGGCGTAACCGTTTCCAGACTTGTCCAATTCAGGTTTCCAGAGACGCTCATCAGCGCCACTACCTGCCTGAGGTTGGTTGAGTTTCTCGATCTCCTTAGTCAACCTAGCGAATGTATTCCCTGCGCTAGATGCTTTCTTGAGAGATGCAAAAGACATAATTGTATTCTCCGTTTTAGTGTGTAAGTTGTTTGTTTACTACTGGGTAATCGTAGCATAGTATATAGGTCATGTCAACCTCTATACCTGATTGGCCATGTTAATTCCATGGCAGTGATGAGCAGCGTGATGAAGGCAAAAACGAATAGGAGACTCATATGTCACCCCTCTTCGCTGCTGCCTCTAGTGTAGCAACCATAGCGTCCATACACTCTGCTAAGTCACGATATCCAAACGCTTGAGAGAGTGCGTTGATCCGTGTCTTCATGTCAGCTGCCTCTGGATCATCAGGTGCAGCAAGACATAACCGTGTGTAAAATGTTTTCTGTTTATCGATCAAACTTTTACAGTCTTCAATGTGTTCCAGTTTTTCTTCGCGATCCATTGTTCCTAGTCTAGATGTTTCTGCAGAGATCTCTTGATAGGTAGAAAAAATTGATTGCAGGTCATCTTGTACCTGTTCTGACTTGAAAAAATTACTCATAACTTTTCTTTAATGGTGTTTAAGATTACACTCTTATACTCTTGACAATTAAGTTTTAGGAATGGTTGATATTTAATTACTTTCATGCGTATCTCTTTCCAAATAGGATCCGTTAAAGTTTTATCAAAGTTGTTGACGAATCCTAAACATGACTCAAATACAACCAAGGTTTCTAATGTTATATCCCCAGAAAGATAATGTTTAATAATTTTTGGATGCTGTCCAGAGGTAACTCTGAACATACGATCAAACGTTTCTTGATGTGTGAAACAAGAATCATCGAGTAAAAGATTTACATCTTCTTTAAATTTATATGTAAAAGACTCTTGATGTATTCTCCATTTGGTATAGGTATCATCACTAAAAGATCTGAGATATCCCTTAGGATTATCAACAAAATTAGCGATAAAATATTCTAAAAGTTTTGCCCCTGAATACTTTGTCGCTAATTTTTTAAAGAAGTAACGGTCTTGTCTCTGCTCAAATGATTTTTCATTTGCTCGTACCTTTCCGTTATACTTCCAGAAATCATAGTCAGGTTTAGTAAAATGCTGCTTGAGTGCAAGATACATTTTATACACTTCAAATCCAGTCAT